CTGTAACCTCAAATCTCACTGGAAACGTGACTGGAAACCTCACAGGGTTCTCTGTAACCTCAAATCTCACTGGAAACGTGACTGGAAACCTAACTGGTAATGTAACCGGAAACTTAACGGGAAATGTTAATGGCAATTTTAGTGGTATTATTGTAGGAAATACTACAGTAACTTCAAATTTAACTGTAAATGGAAATGTCATATGTCAACAAGGTTTATTTACATCTAATACTTTAATAGGTAATTTAACTGTTATTGGATCTATTTCAGGTTCTAATTTATATACATATGGTGCATTATATGCACCTAACACATTCTCAAATCTCACTGGAAACGTAACCGGAAACCTTACAGGGTTCTCCGTAACCTCGAATCTCATTGGAAACATCACGGGGAATACAACAGTCACCGGAAACCTTACGGCGTTCTCTGTAACCTCTAATCTCATTGGAAACATCACGGGGAATACAACAGTCACCGGAAACCTTACGGCGTTCTCTGTAACCTCTAATCTCATTGGAAACATCACAGGGAATACAACAGTCACCGGAAACCTCACGGCGTTCTCCGTAAACTCAAACCTCACTGGAAACGTAACCGGAAACCTCACGGGGTTCTCCGTAACCTCTAATCTCATTGGAAACATTACAGGGAATACAACAGTCACCGGAAACCTCACGGCGTCAGCAAATGTAAATTTAGCCCCTTCAGGAAATACAATAACAATACAAGGAATATCAAATCCAATTAGTATCGGTGGTGCATTATCTGATGAGACAACTGCAATAACATCTACGAATTTATTAACAATTCGCGCACCTTTTGGTTTTACGGTGAGGCAGACGCAGCCTCCCTACTTTTGGCTTACAACAAGCCCAGGAACAGGAACATATACATCATTTGACATTCAAAAGAACGGAAATTCTATATACACGAGTACTTTAACTTTACCTACTATTTTACCGTCGTACACAAGTAATTCAACTACGAGCAATGCTGGTACTATTATAGGTGGTCTTAATACATTTGCATTGAATGATCTTATTCAGTTTAAGGTTATTAATGCGGGTACAGGTGCAATTGGTGCAAAGGGACTCATGTTCTGTTCTTAGTACCCATTTAATATCCACTCTGCAACACCCCCAAAACCCTGTGTTGATCCAGGTTGTATATATGTTATAGCCATTCTGTAATAGTTATATGTAGGTGGAGGTATAGGTATGGTGTATGTACCAGTGTAATTCGTAGCAGTTTGCGAAATACCTACACGCGAATCTAACAAATTCCAACTTGATCCATCTGTTGATCCGACAATATACAAAGTATATGGATACAGAACTGTTTGTGATGTTGTTGCAACTGATTGTAATTGATAAGATACTAAAGTAATTGCATTAGGTAGTTGAATTTGTAACTATTTCTATTACATATATATTTTTTAGTATCCAAAAAGTGCCCAATCACCAATAGCAATGAATCCTGAACCAGGTCCCGAGGTATAACCATTTGTTATGACTATCCTGTAATAACTGTATGGGGTTGAATTCGTAGGTGTAAAGGTATTAACTTGTGATCCTGCAGTCCAACTTGTGGTTGTAATTTGCTGTATATTCGACCAAGTACTCCCATTATTGCTTCCAACTATATACCATTGACCTGGAGCTTGTATTGCAAAATAACCATCAGAACGAACTTGCAGTGTATAGCTTGTTAAAATGATGGGAAAAGGTAATTGAATTTGTAACCATTCGCCACCAACTGATCCTATTCCCAAAATAGATGTTGTAGTGGGTGTTGATTTATTGTAAAGGTAAGGTGATGTCGTGCTATAGAAATTACCATTTGCATTCCATATTGTATTAGTTGCAGCACCTCCTGTCACCTTATTGAAAGCACACCAAGGGGCATCTGATCCCAATGTGTTATCAGTGGAACTACTTGATGTTACGTAAGTTCCATTACCATACGATTGACCACTAATCGAAGTGGTAAATTGTTGTTGTGTTAATACACCAGCACCTATATTTTGAGTTCCTGCAGTTAATGCTATAGGTGGATATTGTTGTATGGAACCATAAGCAATTGGCCCAAAAGCACTTGACGTATATGTACCACCTAGTGTACTTGTAATTATCAAGAATATGTAATATCCGGCTGTTGGTGAACATGCAATTATTCCACTCGACACTAAAACAGTAGGTGCTCCGAATGAAGTTGGTGTACCATTTAATGTAGACGCTTGATAAATTGTTACAGTATCATCCGTGTTTGTATTCGTTGTGGAAAATAACACAGTAATTGTTCCTGTTGTTGCAGCAGCACCTGTAATTGCACCGCTTAAAGTACCCAAACCAGTGAATCCAGTAAAAACGATAGCACCATTAACATCAAGTTTTAAAGAAAATCCTGTAGTCGATGCCTGTGCAGGTAAAATTGTATTTGAATTTAGTGTATCATATAATATCACTGACCCTGGCCCATATGATCCAGTTATATATGAAGTTTGTGAAGAGTCAACAGTCACTGAATTTATATTTACACCGCTCGCGCCTGACAAGGTAACTTGCCATATAGGTGTACCCGTATTATCGTATCGAATGATATATCCTCCTTGATTACCAGATGTTGGTGGTAAAGTGAGCGTGCCAGATGATGCACCATATGCGGTAGCACCAGATGTTCCGTATGTTCCACCTATAAATATATTCGAATACAATGGATCTGTAGCAACTGATGTACAAACCTCTGTACCGGGTCCATCTACATACACCCTAAAATAAAATAAAAAGGATGGTGAACATTTTACAACATATCCGGCGGTATTTTGAACACTTCCCGGTGTTACAAGTGAAGATCCAGAACCATAGAATGTACAAGTATTTGAAGCTGCTCCGCAAATATACAAGTTAGAGCTTGAATCTATATTTGAACCAAGTCCGGTTACGGTTGAAGGAGAGAATATGTTAGATACGTATGCGTATGATCTATACTGGCAATTACCATAAAATGATACAATAGATGCACCTGAACCCGGTGCAATAAGAGATGGTAAAGTTCCAGAACCCCCAGAATTTGACGTAATATATTGTTGACCCGGTGCAGAAATTGTGCACACTAAGTAAATATTACTCTGACTATCTACCAGTACAGAATTTCCGACCACGTTTGATGCCGGGTTAGCACCTACATATACACCTGCATTTGCTATGGGATTTCCCGTGGAGTCTAAACGTGTAACAAACGCATTGTACCCTTGACTAAATGTAGTAAAACTTATAGAACTTTGTATAATATTTGAAACATTTGAAACATTTGAATAATATATACCGACGGGACTAGCTGCAAGTCCGCACAAAATTGTACCACACATATAAACATTTGAATTTGAATCCGTAGTGGTACATGTAGATGTGACACTCGAAGAACTAGCTCCTAAATTCGGGCATACATACGTTCTCCATAAAGGAAATCCATTAGATAGTGTTTTCACAACAAACCCACAAATTTGATTAGTTGTTGGAAAGTATACGTTAGATGATGGAATAATATTAGAAACATTCGAAGTATTGGAATAGTATACATTTGCGGCTACACCACCATATGTTCCCGTGATGTATACATTTCCTTGTGAATCGATATTTACAAAAGAATCTGAATCTTGACCAGTTCCATCTACATATGTTCTATATAAAACTGTGCCATACGGACTTAATTTAATTAAAGATCCCGCAGTTCCTCCTAATGTTGCAGGAAACGAGTATGAACTAGGACCCGATGGTTGATTCATAATTGCCGATGAAGATCCATACGAACCAGCAACGTATATGTTTGACAACGAATCAGCTAAACCTGATGACAATGTTCCATTGATCGTATTCACTACTCTATATGTGGGTGAAAGATATACTGGCATTTATAATGCTTCGGAAAATATTTTGATCTGTTCATCCGTAAGTGATGCGGGGTATTCAATATGAAAGTCAAATACCAAGTTTCCTTGGGAAGAAAGTCCCTTTCCTTTTACAATGTATTTCTTATTTGGTTTTATAAATTTTGATTTGTACTCAAACACACCACCTGGGTGAGGAACCAAAATTGTTGTTCCTATAAGAGATTCTTTGAATGTGATGTTCACAGTATATACGAGATCCAATCCCTGAACTTTAAATGTTCCACTGTCATCAATAACTATACGAATATCAAACGAATCACACACCCTAATAATCTGTCCACTTGGTGTTCCGGGCGGAATTTTAGTAATATGAGTTTCTTCGGTATCTTTGAATCCCTTGTTTGAACATAAAGCACACCCCTTTGCTTTTCGTCCTTGACACTGTGGACAGTTCTGTCTGAACATAGCAACTGGTATAAATCCATGACCGTTACATAGTTTACATATACACGATTCACATGCCTTTTGATCGGTAACCTTAAATCGTAACTCTTGACCATCGTATGCATTTTTAATACTTGTATGAACCTCGTGTATGTTTCGTTGGGATTGTGAGAACATCTCACGAAACATATCAAATGGATTAAATTGATGAGGCATCTCGTGTTCTTGTTGAGGCTTTGTTATCCGTTCATATGCATTCTGAATCTTTTTAAACTCTTCCGGATCACCTCCTTTATCTGGGTGATTTTTCATTGCGAGCTTTTTGTACGCCTTTTTAACTTCATCCTCCGATGCCCCTCTCGAAATTCCTAAAATTGTATACGGGTCGTCCATTATATTACTCGATGTGTAGTAACTTTATATATTTGTCGAGTATGATTTGTTTTGTATTCTTTGATAGTATACGAGCACCAAGATTTGTTGCTAACTTCTTAAGCTCGTCCTTTTTTAGTTTTGCATATTTTACATTGACAAACTTCTTGAGATATTGATTCTTAATAACTTGTGAATTGATATTTGTGTGACCAAGATTGCGTAATCTTTGTTTTATTTGACCCTTTGTAACCGTGTTTATGTTTGATGTATTGAGAATATTTTTAAGATTTTTGATAAAATTTCTGGGGGTCTGCGCCCGGACAGGGGTCGGTGCCCGGACAGGGGTCGGTGCCCGGACGGGGGTCTGCGCCCGGACAGGAGAAGGCGATTTTTTCGCTATCATTGCACACATTTGTTTTATTGTCATATTAGGCAGAACTCTATATCCTAATTTCTTCATGAGTGTTATTAGTTCAGTTTTCTTATACCCATTTGCAAATTTAGATCCTATTCTGGGTCTAGCCCCCATAAATGAAACCAGCGGCAGTGGGCTTGCACGGACAGGTGTCGGTGCCCGGACAGGCGTTGGCGCCCGGACAGGTGTCGGTGCCCGTACAGGTGCGTGCACCTGGACAGGTGCGTGCACCTGGAGAGGTGAAGGAACTCGTCGTTTCATAATCTGTTCATGTATTGGTTTCAACTTTTCAACTTGTTTTATTGCCTGAATTTCAGCTTGAATTTCATCAAGTCCTTGACGCATGAGTTCAGTTTTGAAAACAGCCACCTTATTCTTGTCGCGGGCATTGAACTTGACTGCAATGCGTGGCTTAGGTGGTGATCTCGTTACACGGGTATACTTTCTGGGACCTGTAAATTGCAGTAGTTTATTCGGAGAGAATGCACTTATAATCTGATCCAGAGTTGGCAAAGTCGTGTGCTTTACATCGGACCGAAGTCTCCAATTCTTCACCACGGCTGAATTCGCCATGAGATATTCCGGTGGAAATACTGTAAGTGCCCTATCCTTGAATTGTTGCTTAAATCCAGGCTCCGCGCACACTGATGTGATAAAGAAGTGTGCATCATACACTGGATTATTTCCAGGATAAATGCCGTAATCAAGTTTGAGACGCTCGTCGAAAACAGGATTTCCATGGAAGTTTGAGAGTTCAAAATCGTACAACAGAGGCTCTTCATTCTTTATCAGCACATTATCTACGTGTAAATCATTGTGACGGAAGCTCGGAAACTTTTCGTGTACACGCTTAAGAGCTTTCAATGTTCTGAGAATGATTCTGTACGCAAATTTACCCTTGTAATGTTTTAGTGATCCGCCTTTGATATATTCATTGTACATGTAAAACCCGTCAAAACATTTCACCTTGTTATACACCTCGGGAACAAGATCTGGAAACGCTTTGTGGAGGGCATCTTGTGTATCAATTTCGTGTTCTCTGCACTTTTTAATTGCAATCATTTTTTTACAGTCTTTATCAGGGCACCCAACCCAAACTGTACCCTTTTTTATAACCTTTATACCTGGGTGAGACACTTTATTCGTCGGATTTTTCAAGTGATACATAAACGCAGCCGGGTTGCATAAATTTTGTTCCATGTTTTACTTTGTACGAGATAAAATATCACGAACCTCTTGATCAAACAAAACCTGATCAGATTTAGATATGTGTGCTTTTCGCTTCAAAAGATCTAGAGCATCTTCTCTGTATAAATGTTTTAGAAAATCCTTTTTATAGTCTAGAGATGATGCATACGATGAACTCTCTAGATAGAGTTGACACACGGGCCATGTAAACTTACGAAGCATGACAACCTCATTTTCAAGAGAATCCAGGCGTGGAAGGATAACCTCTCGTAGAAACTGGTCGCTCATTTAAGAATACTGTGCGTAGTATTCTTAAATGCGTAGCGAGGTTCTCACGGCAATGATCATGTGCGCTCTATTCCCAACCCCCGAAGTACCTCTGGGTTACCGCGAAAAGGTTGTCATCACGCTCATTATGATGCGTTTTCTTGACGAGTACATAAAAACTGAACATGACATTCAATGGGTGAATGAAAAGTTAAAAGAAATGGAATTAGACACAGTAGATGTGGCTATTTGTAGGACCAACTCCACTTAGTGGTATAGGACAAGTTGTTATACAATATGCAAATATATTCAACGGAAAATTTATATCATTTGGAGAATCTTTCGAAGAGCACAAAGGACCAGTGTTTGTGTTTGTCCTCCCCATCAAGGAATTCATGGATATGTACATTTCTTTAAAACCAGATGTAGTCATGACTGTGTGCGAAACGGAACCAGTCCATGAAGATTACAAAATTATATTTGATACGTTCCCCGGTAAAGTTCTCGTTCCGAGTGAATTTTGTCAAGGAATATTTCATAGACAGTTTGGTGTAGATACAACCGTATTCAGGCACACGACGAAGCATGTACCGATTCAACCCCCGCTCGACACAACATACACATTCTATACAATTGGGAACATGTTCGACCCGCGTAAAAATGTACGCGGACTCATAGAAGCTTTCAAAACTCTGCCAAAAGGGTCAGCAAGACTCATAATTAAATCAACCGCGCGTGAAGATTTTGTGCTCGACGAACCAAATATACTTGTTATAAATCGCTACATGACCGAAGAACAACTTGAAAGGATTCATGCACATGGACACTGCTACGTGAATTGTAGCTTCTCAGAAGGCGTCGGGATGGGAGCCGTCGAGGCGGCGGTGCGAAACAAGCCAGTCATCATAACAGATTTCGGTGGTCTTAAAGAGTACGTTCACACTCCATTTGTCATTTCTACAACACCCCAACCAGTCGGATTCACCGACTTTCTATTTCAACCACATATGCTATGGGGAAAACCATCTCTAGAGGATCTCGCACACCATATGAAGTCGTGTCTTGATCAGCGAATCACCAGCTGGGATCACCCGCACACACGAGATGTAACATCAAGTGCAGTGCTTCATGCAAAATGGTCCGAGCTTAGCCTTGAGCTTGCACGGGGTCCCGTTGAGGTTAATCGCCTTGCAGGTTAGAACCGCCGCCTTTGCCGCCACATGAGTCTTGGTCACAGCCTTTGGCGTCTCAGACAAGACGACAATGCGAGTCACCTTGAGCTCCTTGTACTTGGCGTTGACGCGGTCAATGGAAGCCTGGAGATCCGCCATTTTTTTCATTTCTTCTTGCCAAAAAAGAGACCCAGTTCACAAAACGTTATATTTTCTTTTATATTAATCATTGTTCGTTCATATGTCATCTTGTTATTCGGGTAATTCTTATCCTCTCGTATCTTCAATGGTTTCCATTCGGATTTTTCAAAATAGCACTCTAATATGGCTCCGCGAGGAGATCCATGGCACTTTTGAATAGGTACCATATTCGTATTATGTTGAATGCAAAGATGCGCTGATTCCGAAACCCAAAAATCAATTGTAATTTTTTCATTCGGTTTCCATTTAAATAGTGACCGGTGCGTACCCATGCGAACTGGTTCGTCAACTGGTGTGAAAATAATACCGTCCGTTTTCGCCGAATCAAGTTTCAAGCTAGAAATCATGTGACACGGAATCATATCCTTGCACCGAACAGTGAGTTTGGGAGTGGGAACAATAAACCTAATCATATCACGTGCCTTTTCAAGGCGTTTCGTAAGAGTATGATGCACGAGATTCTCCCCTTTGATGCACACCGCATCATGAACGACAAACGTACCATCTATGAGCTCTCCGTCTAGAAGCGTATCACGTGGAACTGTGAGTGAATACAATGTGAAATCCATGCGCCGATTCACAAGAGCACATATCTTTCGTCCGTGTGAATCCGTAAAACACACTAAAAAGTGACGTATTCCGTCCGTTTTTTCACAGACGAGGTACCTGTTTTTTGCAATGTGCGCCAGATGTTTTCTCTCCAACGAGATTGGCTGAGGACCTGGAAACCGCTCCTTGTTGCTCGATCCGTACGTCAAGTAAATAAACATCTTAATCTCATCCTCCATCTCAAGGAGCTACACTTACTCCTGAGCTCTCAATAATATTTCCAAAACATTCATGCACATAGTGACATGTCACATTCGCTGATTTCAAAACTCCAATTTTTACATCCAGTTTTGTTTTCAAATGGTCGAGAGATTTGTATTGTGTATTCGCATCTCTAAACTTCTTCAAGAGGTACTTGACGTGTACACACACTATGCGACCATCAGACACTGAAGAAACAAATTCAGATACACCTGCTTTTGTGGCGGTCATGCACGTTGTATCAAAATGCAACCCCCTCTGATGCACAGGTTCATTCAAGGGATTCTCGCGAAACTTCTTCCAATCAATTCCTTCAAGGGGGCACGGAACAACCAAAACTTTGTAATCCGAGAACAAGAGTCTCTGAATAGTTTCTTTATCAATAGCTACACCATAATCTATCCAAATCATCTTCTCCTCTGAAGTGGACTTGAGAGCCTTGTGAAATGTGGACTTGTCTATGTGAAATTGAACTTCGAGATTTAATCCGTGTTCCATGCACAGCATGGCAACTCCCATAGCCGTGTGAAGGGTAGTTGTAGTTATAGCCTTATTTCTCGTAACCATACAAAGAAGGACCATTTACTGAAGAGATCCGTTAAATCTTAAAGTACCTATGTGCCCCAGAACGGTCGTCACATCCGCGTGAATCTTTCCACCGATGAGCTGCCACCTGCGACAAAATGCATAATCCTCAGAAAGGTACCTGCGCGTTTCAGGATCTATGAGACAATCAAAAATGGCACAGTATTCGTCAAGATCCTTATTCTGGTGATCATTCACACACATGAGATGCTTGTACTCCTCATACATCTTTTCGATAACTGATCTCTTGATGCACATAAATCCAGTCGGTCCATCAAGCACTTCAGTAAACCCGTTTACAATCTGAGACTTTGCATATTTAAAATTCATCACGAGTGAACTTGAAAGACGGGCCAAATCGCGCGAGTCTCCTTTTTGCACGGCGTCTTCCGCCTGATTCCACATGACAACCTTCTTCGGGTATGATGCAACCGCCACATCGTGACCAGACTGGACAAGCCGAAGAACCGATTCAGGATCAAAGTGAATATCCGCGTCGATAAAGACGAAATAGTCCGCCGTTGACTTGTATAAAAAACGAGCAATTGAAATATTACGCGCCCGTGTAATCAGTGATTCGTTCTCAGTCGTATCCATAAATAATTGAATGCCTCGAATCGAACACAGTCTTTGAAGACCGAGCATAGATTCGGCATACCCTTGAAGACACACCCCCCCGTAACAAGGAGTCGAAAGAAAAATCTGTGTCATTTGTTGACTAAAGATGTGTTTGTTTTAAGTCACCAGCAAAAGAATTTTCTGCAACGTCGGAACAGAAATGTCGCATATCGAAGCTATGTGCGCCTTGTCGGGTGTGTACCCGAGCTCGTTCAGAGTCCGATAAATCACTGCACTTGCAATACCCTTTGGAGTCTTGCCCATGAGTTCTGGAATGTTCATCTGTGCATCTTCGCACGCGCGAATCACCTTCATGCGGACACGCCCCTTATCTTGGTCAGGAATACACGTCACCTGGTTAAAAATTCTCGAGATGATATCGCTCGATTGTGTCTTACCCGTGTCTTCTCCCATCACATCCCTGAATAGCTCACTGGTTCGTGAAATATCCTTGACGGGAATTCCAAATGCACTGGCAACCTCGTGAAATGTTCTTTGTACGCCATGTTCCTTGCACGCATAAAGAATACAATTAGCCTTGATACCCATCCGAATCGCCCCTCGGGTCAGCTTTGCCTCGTTCACTTTCCTGTACGTAATTTTTACGCAATCGATAATCGTTTCATTGAGACCCAGTTTGCTCTTGCACACCGAATCAATTTGTTGATACGCGTGGTACAGAGCCCTATCCTTGTGATTCATATTCGAATGAAGGTTAATCTTTGCCATTTTTTGAAACCCGTTACGAGACGAGATGAGCGTTCCCATGCCCCACTTGTTCGAAAACAAAACCGAATCGACCGGTGCACCCACACGAGACGGGTCACTCCCGCCTTCCATGTCACCTATCCATTCGGGTTCGTCACTAATGAAATCGTGATCAACCCGGCCACACCCGGTACACACGGGCAATTCATTTGTAAACAGTTTTGCCGCACCACACACAGCACATGTATACTCGTCGATACACTGTGTTTGAACGCCACTCGATTTGTTAAGAAATTCATCCAGTTGCATCCATAACATATCAACGTCCATTTTTATTTTACTATGGAGCACAAGAGACGCCGGATCACACAACACCACTTTTTTTACGCATATACCATGCGAATAATATTCCAATAATTGCAACAAACACGGCCCATCTGCCCACACCCCTTTTCTTCTCCTTTTTAGGCAGTTCCTCTTCATCGAGGCGTCTCTTTACCTCTTTAATGTACTTGTCAATTTCTTCGGGTCGTGGTATGTCTTCTTGTTCTACATTCGTGCCTGAAGTATGCACTCGAAGTATGAATGCATTATTTTCATACCCCTGAAAGTTCAAGGGGTTTAGATTCTTATCGTACCAGTGAATTGTGAGACGAGAAAGAGTTTGAGGCGGAACATGTATACTAATCGAATAATCTGAATATTCCTTGAACGTCTTTATATTGGTAGACGCAATATCCATAGGTATTGCAGCAAACATGTTTCCGGCATTCAAACCTGAAATGGGCAATGATTTTGCATCGCTAAAATACGGTGTTCGAAACTCTTCGATATCAAGAAAGACATATTCGTTCATTGACAAGTCAATAACTCGTTGAGACACTGAATCCGGTGGAAAAGACGTTCCCTGATCAAATCCAAGTAATCTAGAGATTTCATCCGTATTGAGAGTGAAATTTTGAGTTCCGCTGTACTTGAATTTTCCCTGGGCCTGCAAACACTGAAAGTGTGGGTCGAGTGCAGTAGCAAGCAATTGACCCGAATAAAACCCGTTCGGAATGGAGAGCGACGTCCCGTCATCAAATGTAATTATATCTGAACCATTCGTTAGGTTATACATGCTGTTGGGAATTTTAGCAGATACGAGTTCTACTCGTATTGGATTTTTAATAGGTGTCTGTAAATGAAGTGTGTAACTATTTCCGTATGGGTACAATGACATATCTCTGTTTTTTGAGTCGACGTGTATATAATGAACTGCCATTTATACTATCTTGTAATTTTTCATCTGCTGGTTTACAAACTTACCATCTCCGCAAATACCTCCAGGGCCCTCTGATGATGAATAGTATGCTGAATCCTGTGACGGACCTGGCACACACGTCAGGCTATTCTTGAGCTTCCAGAAATCACTTGGGTCCTGGCCTGTGCCCTGAATGTTAATTTCAGCAAACCCAGATACCAGGCGAGGGAAGAAGAGCTTTACGAAAATCAGAGCAACCAGAACCAAAAGGATGGTATCACTCTGAGCCATTTATAAGGTGCACACATTTTTTTGCGTTAAAGACTAAAACTTCATTTCTTTGAGGATTACAGTATGGAATTTGATCTTGATCCGGCTGAGCGTGAACTATTTGATGAGATTAATGTCACTCAGGAAGAAGAGGCGCCACGTGTACCAAAGCCACCTCCTTCAAGAGGATTCAGACAAGTACGATTCGATGATGATGACGGTGTTGACGTGGATGCATTTGCAAATACATCAAAGATGGCTGCAGCCGCACAACCACCACCAGTAGAATTTGATGGCGGCGAACGTTCATTCGCGGATGAACCAGTTCGTAGAAGTATACCAACTGGGCCATCAGAGGGGTACAAGAGCTTGGATGACGAAAAGGCCGACCTTTTAAATCGCATAGCGCGTCTCGCAAAAAAGGGTCTTCACACATCAGCACGCCTCACAGTCTACTCGGACATTGAGGACATTCGAGCCGAGTACAAGAGACTCATGTACTCTGTAGAGGTTGAACAATCAATCAAGTTTCAGAGACGTATGCTCGTCGCGTGCGTTTCCGGAATAGAGTTTCTCAATAAGCGGTTTGATCCTTTTGATCTGGAACTTGACGGGTGGTCCGAAAATGTCATCGAGACCCAGGATGATTACGATACTGTATTTGAGCAATTATTCCAGAAATACAGAACCAAGGTGAATGTAGCCCCTGAAATCAAACTCATGTTTATGGTCGGCGGATCAGCCATGATGTTCCACATGAGTAAAACCATGTTCAAGTCTTTCACAGAGCCAAAGAGAGCGCCTCAACCACCACCACAGTCACAGCCTCAGCCAGGTGAGAGGAGAGACATGCGAGGCCCGGGTATAGATCTCACCAGTCTAGGAGGGGGGATCGATCTCTCTAGTCTCCTAGGAACTCTCAGGCAGCAACAAGCGCCCCCGTCAGAAGGTGACATGTCAGATATTGTTTCAATTGCATCAGAAATTCGTGAGCTAGATATACCTCACGTCGAGAAGAAGAAACGGGGAGGAGGCAAGAAGAAAAAAGAACTTGTCATTGAATAAATGATAAGCTACGCACTTCTTGATGACGACCAGCCACCCAAGAAAATGATAGTGCCGTCATCTTCAAAGACGGCATCCTCAGAATGCAATACGCTCGTCATGGTTTTTATAGGGGGTGTTTTACTTTTGGCGCTCATGGATTCGACGCGTTAGAGTAAGCACGCCTCCTTAGGCTCAAATAACTTCCTGCGCTTATAAAACATAGATTCGAATAGGGACCACTTGTCTGCAATATCATACACCTCTTTGTTTGTGTCAGAGTTTCTGGTTATTCTTCCAACAGCCTGTTTGATATCGCTGTGCGGTGTCACGAGAAACAACGTATCCAGACAAGGAATATCAAGCCCCTCATATGCAAGGCAAAATGTTGCAACAATGACTTGCTTTTGAGACGCTTTTTCTTGTTCATCTTGTGTCATACCCCCGATGTACAACCCAGCACATTCACCGAGTTGTTCGCACAAGTATTCGCAATGGTGCCTGCGATCACTGAGAACCAGAATACGCCTCTTTCTCTTGATGCACTCTCTTATTTTTGAAAGTATGAGTTCATTTCGCTCGGGAATATCAACGAGTATGTTAACCATATGTGTCATTGATATTTTACCCGCCTTGTTTAGTACAGGTCCCTTCATAAATTCGAGATGACTAAATGGGACTTTTATGTGTTCTATTGAACACGAATCCTGTTCCATTGTGTAGAATATATCACCTAGGAACCAAAAGAGGATTTTCGTAAGACCATCCTTTCGTTCAGGTGTCGCGGTAAGACCAAGCGTATACTCGGAATTGAAATTAAACATCGCTTTCGAAAATGCAGGAGCACCTATATGATGAGCCTCGTCAATTATAACAAATCCTATACTCTGAAATGAATCCTTGGGAAATTCTCGCGAACACAATGTTTGAATCATAGCAATCACAAAATCAGTTTCGAGTTGAAATGTATCCCCTTGGACCAGGCCTATCGTCGCGCCCGGGCAAAACTGTTTTATACGATCGCGCCATTGACTCGCAAGAAACTCCTTGTGGACTATGATGAGTGTGCGCCTCTTGTACTTTGATGCTAGTGCGAGCGCGGTAGCCGTCTTTCCTTTTCCGCACGGCAAACAAAGCACGCCATTTCCGTTAAAATTCGCGAGCGCCTCTTTTTGGTGCTGGAACAGTGCCCCCTTGAATTGAATACGCGACGCGGGTTCACCCTTTGAGTTCGCAGGCCGTTTTACCTCCGACTTGAAAAACCTCGGAATTTGTATTCCTCCACCGGGAAGTTCTTTATACACCTTGAACGCAGGGGGTCTCATGCCGAGTGCATTTTCTTTTGCGCGCACCGTTAACTCTTTTTTGAGCTGTTGCATTTATCATGTAGTGTTTATAGATTTTAATACGTAAAATGAATCACCATTCCATATTTTCGTAGAGTACTCGAAGCTTTTTATCACGTCACCCTTTTTGAGTTCGTGAATCGTTTTGATGCCAGTGAGAGCAACGCCCATTATTCTATTGTACCTCCATGGTACCTTGATTTCGGTGTTGTCTATGATGATGTATTTGCGGCCACCTCTGTCGTAGATGCCGTCAGACCCAATAGTTGGCATTTATGTATAAGCTCATTCTTCTCTCTAGATGAGAGTTTTGATAGATCACCCGTCTTTATAGCGTGGATATCAGGGCCAGAAAGTGTCATCGACTGGACGCGATAATCTAAAAATGCCTGGCATGCAATAGGAACAATTTTCTTAATGTGTTCGAAAACCAGTTGTGCAGGCTCACGAATTTCTTGCTGTGCGTGATCATCCATTCGAAGATGAAGAAAATGAAAGAGGTTATGAAGATTAATCTTCCAGTAAAACTCTGTAAATGTTGATTGCGGTAGATGAACTCGCGCAAGTTCACGAGATACGCCTTTCGACAATAGGCCATCATACACATCAAATGCAAGTTCTGCAGAATGTTCTTGGGGGTGAGATGTAATGTCGTGTATAACATCGCACGACCCTTGCTTGTTTGTGGATGATTGAGATCGGTATTCGGTAGGAACCCAATATTCATTCTTAACCTCTGAATACCGAGCAGACACCTCATTTACACTAGCAGTCCTGTGACGCAACCATTGACGTGCAACAAAAATAGGAACCTTGATTCGAAATTTGAATTCAACCATCTCAAAAGGGGTTGTGTGCCAATTCCTCATGAGATAACGGATAAGATGCGTGTCTTCTGACACTGTTTTTGTTCCCTGGCCGTATGAGACGCGCGCAGCTTGTACAATTGATGCGTCATCTCCCATGTGATCAATGAGTTGAACTTCCATTTGAGTTTTTTACTCGCTTACTCTTTAAGAATTTGATGACATTGCAACTGCGACGCCTATGATCAATAGTACTAAAACTACCACGAGAGGTATCCATACCTTCTTTTGAGTTAATAATCCATTTAAAGTCCACCATGCAGCCGATGAAGACGAAGACGAAGACGAAGAGATAACTGTCGGTAATGCGGAATTTACCTGTGCAACTGCATTTTTAATTTTTGTATTCACGTTTGATCCTGGTGGAGGTATTAAATCGCCAGACAACGGTGCAATTGATTGTGCATTAAATGAATCTAACATTTTATTAAAATATTCAACTAAGTGCGTATAATCATTTGGTGTAAGTCTTTGATAGTTACCAGAATTATAATTTGCTGTTAATGATTTAAGGTTTACTATAAAATCATCGTTAACAAGATCACGTATATCATATATACCCGGAATCCAACTAAATTCATCTAGATCGAAAATGCTTGTTTTGTTATCGGTGTAACCTGATATATTTGGTTTGAATATGACCAAAATAAATAATATACATATTGCAATCATTTATAATCCACACCCATTTAATTAGTACCAATAATATTTATTTAATTGCAACCACAACACCTATTATAAGTAGTATTAAAAATATGACAAGAGGTATCCATACCTTTTGTTGACTTATAAATCCAGTGAAAGTCCATGGCACTGAAGAAGCCGAAGCCGATGAAGAAGCCGAAGCCGATGAAGAAGCCGAAGCCGATGAAGAAGCCGAAGCCGATGAAGAAGCCGATGAAGAAGGTGTCAAATAAAAAAATGATATTGGATACACTGTATTATTTGTATCTACATTACCGCTCTTAACCGTAAAATTAAAATTATTATTTACATTGTTAGATGTAAATATTCTACAAATTGTCATATCATTATTAACAGATATAGCACAAGCAGATTGGGTGTTTTGTAATAAATTGCATATATTTTCAATTGTATATCCAATTGGTTTAATATACACATATTTTGTAAATTGTGTTATATCTGATGTAGCTATATATTCATTACTATTATTCACCGTGAGTTTATTCCATGTAGAAATGCATGGGATAGAACCAGGAAACGTTGGCAATTGAGATAGTGTCACAATAACAGAATTAGGATCATAATAAAGAGTACCAGTCCCACTTATCTGGTTAAATGCATCTGAATTTATTTGTATTGCTACAGGTCCGTGGATGGTATATCCGTCTCGTTTACTTATAGACCATACAGTTTTTAAATCATTTGAAATAAAAATCGCAATAGCATTTGAAACAATTTGGGTTTGTAAATCTGTTATACTCTGTGAAGTTGTATATTGTCTCCATTGATTATTAATATAAAAAGTTGAATTAAAATCAGCTACACTTGATGCCGGCGTTGAACTCCATGAACTTGGTGGTACAAAACTAGACATATTAATTAGAACCTAGAGTAATTTTTCCATCTGGCCATTTCGTTGTTGGGTATCCAGTTACAAAGTCTGGGCACTTTTCAGATGTGCAATCTACAAACTGTGCACCGGGATACTTCTTCACATGATTTACCGTATGTGGACATCCCATACTACCGTAAATTATTGTATCACCGCCAGCTGACTTTTTTCGCCATATGAATATCCCGATAAAGAGAGCAACGAGTATACCTATGACTAACTTTATATTCATTTCTATTATCCTGTATTATTTTTTAAATATATACCAACAAATATGATTACTATTACTATTAAAGCGATTGTTATATATAACCAAGCGGAAGGGCTTTGAGAAGAAGCGGAAGGGCTTTGAGAAGAAGCGGAAGGGCTTTGAGAAGAAGCGGAAGGGCTTTGAGAAGAATATAATACAGGTTGATATTGATTATATGTTGTTAAATAATTACCCATTTATTATATAGATGTAAAAAAAGCGGGATCAAAATATAAAGTACCTGGCAAAGTGGATAACATAGTTGGATTTGCAGCCGAATTTGATCCTGTAACTATATTTTTAATACTGGTTTGGGTTGTACTAGGTGAAAAATAAACAACTGACTGAGAATTATTTGATATAAATACCGCTTTTGTAAAATGATTTATTATATAATTGCACATTTGAGTTGCGTTAATCATTATGGGATTTGAAGATGTCACTATTGATACATCAGGTATGGCGTTATTTCCTATTCCGTTTAGTAATGTTATTTGGTTCCATGTGGATATACAGTAAGGTGGCCCAGATAAACCTCCTTGTATTACAGGAATAATAGGATTCGTTGGAATTGCTGAACTTGCGGTTGTTATATATGTTGCTAAATTATTCATATTTGTAGTTAAATTTGCCTTATCTTGTGTAGTTAATCCACCACCATTGTTATACTTCTGTGCAGCCTGTTTTAATACTGGAACTACAATAGAATTAAATAGATCGCGTACATCAGATGAAGGTGTAAACCAAGAAAATTCATCAAGATCGAATATACTTTTTCCTGAATCTGTATATCCTGATAATTTAGGTCTCAATAGTACAAGAATAAAAAGTATACATATTGCAATCCACACATATATGAAATGTTTGTCCATTTATATTTAATTCAGATATTAACTAATTGGAGAAGGCAAGGCCACCCATTCCGGACTGTATGCGCAGAATGTTGTAGTTCACAGCGAACATACGCTGCTGGGTGGTGGTGGAACCAGCCTTGATTATGGAGGTCACCTGGGCGTTATCGATACGGGAGAAGTTGCAAGTGCCGGTTGGCTGGTGCTCCTCTGGCTGCAGACCGAAGGAGTAGGTGTAGATACCTGGGTATGGGTTACCGGTGTGGTAATAGAATGGCTGCACCTGGTTGAAGTACTTACCGGACTGCTGAGCGAACCGGTCCTGGCCGTTCAGGATCAGCTTGAACGCGTCCAGTGGACCAACCTCGGAAATGTTCTGGGTTGGCAGGTAGTCCTCCGTCCAGAATACGTTGGACGCGCCAGTGCCAGTGCCGGTGTAAATGTGAGGCATACCGATATGGTGAGGCAGCACGTAATTGTTGGAGGCGGCGAAAGCAGCCAGGTTGGATGTCACGTTGACGTTCGCGCAGTTGGTGGTGAAATTCCACAGGGAATTTACATTTGAGCCGTTGTAACCAGAGGTAATAGTACCTGGGTAATTGGGGTTAGTGTAGCACCAGATGAGCTCCTTCACTGGGTGGTTGTAAGAGAGGCGAATGGTGTTGGTTGAAGAACCACCACCGGCGGCATTGACGGACACGGCATCCGCACCGGTGTGCTGCACCTGCTCGATCAGGTACTCGTGGCCCTTCTGGGCGAACCGGCGACGCTCCTCGGTATCCAGGTACACGTAGTTGGCCCACACCTCGAAGTAAGAGGTGGAGAAGTACGTGGAGAAGTAAGAGGACAGGTTAAAGTCCAGGCGTACCTCGTGGTACTGTAGAGCAATCAGTGGCAGGTACAGACCTGGGTTGCGGTTGAAGAAGAACAGGAGTGGCAGGTATACGGATGGACCAATGGTAGTTGAACCAGTTGCGGATGGTGGAGCGGATACGGTGGACATCTTACCCCAAACCATCTTGTCCTCGTCAGACAGGAACAGCTCGGAGTACAGACGCCACCACGCCTGGTAGTGCTTATCGATGCGCTGACCACCGATGGTCAGCTCCAGATCGGCAATTGCGCGCTCGGCAACCCAGTTCAGGTCAGCAGCCACGTTATTGGAGGTTGGCACGAGAGAGGCCAGATTGGGCTGTAGACGAACGTACATGTTACCCACCAGATCACCGTTGCGAGCGATGGTGACGGACACGCGGCCGCCGGAAGAGGCGGTACCGTTTAGGGTCTGCTGAATATTCTCCATCGCAAAGTTGGTGTGGCGCTTGTAAACCGCCTGGAAAAAGGTAACCTTGGGCTGACCAGTCAGGTAGACATCCTGTGCACCATAGGCAACAAGCTGCATTAATCCACCGGCCATTTGATATACCCCTAGAAAAAAATTTGCGCAATTTTTGTCCAATTTTTTTCAAGAGAAAATACAAATGGCAGAGAAGGAGCCACAGATTCTAGACCTGGAAGATGAGGACGACGATGACGATATGATGGAAATGCCATCCCTGGAGAATTTCTTGGTAACCGAGGATGGCGATAACATAGCCGACGGAATCGTCAAGGCACTAAACAAACTTGCTGACCGTCTGGACACACAGAATAAGATCTTGATCAAGATTGTTTCCACCATGGCAAAGTCCGCTTAAAAAATTATATCGTAGATGAACAAATGGAAGGTGTTCACACCATCGAAAAAGATGTCCCTCCTGAACATGGGAAGCACATTCAGATGGAAATCTTAAAGTCAGAGGTGAATAATCTTCAAGAGGATAGCATCAATTCGTTTCTATCAAAGGTGGAGCATCAAATGGGTATGGCTACGCGAGGTGACAGGTTTACTCCCCTGACGAATCCATTTAGGCAGTTCTTCAGGGAGGATGAACTCGATGGATCCGGACTCCCCTGTAATGTAGATTTGGATCGGGTCATGGAACAGAAGAAACGACTTGTTCAATTGTTTTCTGAATTGTATCACCGTGCAAGCGAACTTGAAATTCTTTCTCATAGTTCCACTGATATTCACGGTGATGAATTTACACTTGGCACTCGTATAACTCGCTTGATTGAAACGGCGGCTGATTATTTCGAAGTCGTTTTCACATGGGTGAGGATTTATGAGAGGATAAATCATCCTAATTTGGTCCCCATAAAAGGTGATATTGACGGATCACTCTTCCGGGTACGAACTATGGATGAATCGAGTGAGGAGGACGAATGTAGTCCGTACCAGAGACTCTTGCTATTTCTCCTGAACGAATTGAAGCGCCAGGGTATGAAGAGGTACAAGGGGAAGTGCTGTAAGCAGATTGTTCACGGTCCGTATTTGACAAGGGCGTGGAAATCAATTATGGAGGTGGAGGAATTTGTGTATACGTTTACTCAAAAGGAGGACAAGTATGACATGTGGAAGAATCTCACCTCAAAGCCGAGTAATGTGAAGGAGTCTATTTCTCACCTGACTCATTGTAAGGATATTCAGTTTCCTGAGATTGAAAAGGATCGCCATGTGTGGTCATTTTCAAATGGTCTTTTTGTAGGAAAGGAGTGGACTGGAAAGGAGTACACGACTCGATTTTACAAGTATGGATCACCTGAATTTGAGACGCTTGATCCGACTGTCGTCGCGTGTAAGTATTTCGATCAGGAGTTTACACACTGGGATGATCGTCACTGGTCTGATATTTCAACGCCTTACATGCAAAGTATACTCGATTATCAACAGTTTCCAAAGGAGGTTTCTGATTGGATATATGTATTTGGCGGTCGTCTCTGTTTTGACGTGAATGAAATGGATGGATGGCAGTGTATCCCGTTCCTGAAGGGTATTGCACGATCTGGAAAGTCTACACTCATAACGAAGATTTTCAAAAAGTTTTATGATCCTGACGATGTACGAACCCTATCTAATAACATAGAAAAGAAATTTGGGCTGTGGAGCATTCACGATGGACTTATGTTTATTAGCCCGGAGGTAAAAGGTGACCTTTCGCTTGAGCAAGCGGAATTTCAGTCTATGGTGTCTGGAGAGGATGTTTCGATTGCCAGGAAGAATCAAAAGGCTCTTAGCAAGCAATGGAACGTTCCCGGAATTTTGGCTGGCAACGAGGTGCCAAATTGGCGCGATAATTCTGGAAGCGTTCAGAGGCGAGTCGTGACGGTAAACTTTTTGAAACAGGTTATGGAGGCGGATCCCCATCTGGATGAAAAGCTCGAAACGGAACTTCCGGATATTTTGTGCAAGTGCGTCAAGGCGTACATTGAATATGCGCAAAAGTACAGTGATCAGGATATTTGGAACGTTCTTCCCAAGTATTTCAAGGATGTGCAGAGGCAAATTGCGGTTGTTACGAATACGCTGCAGCACTTTTTGGAATCGGAAAAGCTCGAGTACGGCACGGAGAAGTTTATTCCGCAGAAGCTGTTTGTTCACTTGTTCAACCAGCACTGCCAGGAGAACAATCTACCAAAGTCAAAGTTCAATCCGGACGTGTATGCAGGGCCGTTCAGTTCGCGCGACATTACGGTGCGTTCAGTTTCGGTTCAGTACAAGGGGCGCATGTACGCGCAGCAACCTGTTGTGTACGGTCTAGACGTGATTCAAGATAATGTAGAAATTTCTAATGTTGACTTTTAGAAACGATGACTGTGACGTTTCAAAGCGCCACCTCTGATACGGTACTTGTTCGATTTGATATAGAGTCTTTGTTTGATCGCGAAAAACTTCCAAAGGATATTAAAAGTGTAGTGGGATTTAAAAAGGCGATAGGGGGTAAACCAACTATTCAACGAGAGGCGGATGGATCTGTTACCGGATCCTTCACGGGTTCACTTGGTCGAGTTGAGGTGCGCTTTTCTTTTAGGGGACTTGCGGTTATTCGGCCCAAAAGTGTTACTCTGTCGGGGAGTGTTCCGTGGGAGATGATGTATCGTGTGCTTGTGCGACTGGTACCTCGACTTAAAGGAACTCACTTTACAGTGACAAACACGGCTGTTCGCTTCTATTTAAAGAAACATGTAAAGATGCGACAGGTGTTTGAAGAGTACACGATGCGAAGGGGACTTCCGTACAAGATGTATTTCGAACCGGAAATATTTTCGCGTTTGTCGATTGAATTTCCATCTGGGATAGTCGCATACGTGTTCTTTAACGGGACCGTGACTGCACAAGGTAAAAATCTCACGGGTATAGAATCAAAAGTCAAAGAGGTTCTCGATTCGTACCGATCTGCGTACGGTCCCGCGCTCGCGAAGAATCCCGTCCCAGCGCGTAAAAATCTCAAGGCGAAGAGGGAACACATGGCAGCCGTGAGATATGACGAAGCGAGATCATGGGAAAATACAAAGCCAGGGTATTACGTACGACCGGGCCCCAACAAGGTTCCCAGATTCTATGAAGTCCCGAAGAATCCTCGGTTTGTTATTCAAAAGGTTCTTAGGGCCTACCAGAATGTAGGCGTTGCAATCCCGAAAAATGTTCAAAATAAACTGGGAATTGCCGAGACGAACCAACTCAAGGAAAAGGTTCAAAAAAAGAAAACCTTAGAGGAGGCTCCGGTCGGTATGTACCTCCGCCCAGGGCCAGGGGGGTTACTTAAAGCGTACAAGATACCGAAAGACCTGGAAAAAGGTAAGAAAACGGTCCGGGAAGCATATGCAAAAGCGGGCAAAAATATACCAAATTCCGTGAAGAAGATTTTCGGAATGGTTACTAGTCCACCGCCTCCGCAATCACAAAAGAAGCAAGGAACGATAAATAATTCAGGTGTATTTAGAATTGATTCACTCGAATGTTCTCGGTACACTGTCGAAGATCTTCAGAAGATTGCACGAGATCTTAACCTTGCATATCTAGGTATCACATCGAAAAGAGTGCTGTGCGCCATGATTCAAAAAGCGATAGCCCCTAAGAAGAAGGAGACGAATGAAAACTTTGAATTGAATAATGTACCTCATATAATCCTCGCGAATGAGCGTAAAATTCAAAGAAAGGGTAGATCTCGTGCACTCGATTCATTTAAAATAGCAGAATTAAAGAATTTTGTAAAGGCATATGACGAATCAGTGAATACCTCACAGGCAAAGACGAAAAAGAATATAATCGATTTACTCATCGATACAAAGAAGAAACTTGATGCATTGGAGAAGAATCTGATCTTTTCTCCAAGCCCGAGTCCATCGCCGAGTCCCTCGCCGAGTCCATCTCCGAATGTATTAGGACCAGGATTCACAAATGAGGAGATTGCTTTCTTTAAAAGTAAGCGAGGTGGTAAAATGTCAAATGCAAAATTGGTCGACATGATGAAAAATAAGTTTAGAAAGATTCTAGGTGAGAATGTACCGAAGAAGCAACTAGAAACATTCCAGAAAATGTACGCAGAAGGAAAGACTGCACGAAACTTTCTAAACTCACAAATATTGAATTACGGCTTTAATAAGAAATATCTTAATGATTTACGGCTTAATTTCGCACGTCTCCGCAAGACTGTTAAAGGCGAATATTACAAATCCGACATTAAAAAGCTCAAGGATCGATATGATAAACTAAATATGATTCGTAAAAATCTAGAAGCCAAGTACACTACACAGCCACGGGTTCACACGCCACTGATTCGTGTACCTGTTGAGGTTCTCTGATGAGCTCACATAGGCCATGTTCCCTCTTGTACAGGACCGTATCCCAGAACCTCTTCATAATCGGTAGCTTTTCGCGAAACCATTCCCTGCTTCGTGGTACTCGCAAAACTGTCATACTATCCTTCTCCTCACAATACTGAACAAAGTCACACTCTTCTAGGTCCATAATTTCCATAAGAAGTTGCACCTGAGGATAATAATACTCTGGAATCTTTGGACACAATTTCTTAGGGCACTTGATTTCTATGAGAATTCCTTCGTTTGTTACTCCATCGGGACTTCCACCTAGCCATTGATATTCCGGATGGACGAGAAGACCAATTTCGTGTGTCTTTGTATTGTACTTGGCGTCATACATGTCTCTTACAATTGGCTCTAGACGAATACCTCGAGCAGTATTTTCATTTCCCGAAAACTTCTTGTACCCACACTTTTCAAGTATGAGAGAATCTGGTCCTTTAAAAAAATTTACACCGAGTGCAGATGCCAAATCGCTCGCTGTGAGCATATTTCCTCTCAACCTAAACCATTCCATACTGCGCTGCTCGTCAGAACCCGCTCGCTCCAGGAGGTCCTTCACCTTGGAATTCATTTATTCTAAACAATTCCAAAGTTTTAAGTGCGGCACATTGCTCGGCTTGTTTCTTCGTGGAGCCGTGACCCGACCCATACCGCATTGATTCAATGTACACAGACACAACAAATACACCATTAACCTGTGAGTCAACTTGGTACACGGGTAGTTGGATTCGTCTGTTTTGGCAGAGTCTCATGAGTGCATCCTTATAATTATCATCGTGCATATCAACGGGAAACATATCTATAAGCCTAAAAATAAATTGCTTTGTGTGAAGGATACCCAAGTCTATGTACACTGCACCTATAAGAGCTTCGAGAACATCTTCCATAATCTTTGGATTACGATTCCATCCTTTTTTGATACCTTTATCATCCATAAGTATCCAGTTATACAACCCCAAACGTTCTGAGATGGTAGACAATGTGGACCCTCTCACAAATTTGGTTCGCGCCTTGGTCAGAAACCCCTCCTCCTCCTCATTACAATACGTATCATACAAGTACTTTGTAATGATAAATCCCAACACAGAGTCGCCCATAAATTCAAGATTTTCATAACTTTTTGATAGCGAGGGAATCTGTTTCAGTGCTGATTTATGCGTAAATGCTCTAATGTATACATCGAGATTCTTAATCTTTGTCCCTACGAGTCCCTCGACTATCTCTTTTGTAATCATATTATTTTATAGTATAGTATTTATTTTAAGCCTTTGCCACCTTTGGCTTGCCCTTGCGCGGATTTGGTGGCTCTGGCTGGGACTGGGACTCGGGCTCGGCCTTTGGCGCCTTGCCGACATAGTGATGATTGATGTACCGCTGAAGATTCGTCACTGTAATGTCAACACCCTGCTCAGGGGTTAGCAGTGCGTGAAGCGCGTCATCCGTCTTGATAATCTTACCACTGTTGAGTCCCTTCTCCTTTGCATACGCGAAAATACGCTTCGTCACATCTGAGCGAGAAATCATCTCGCCCTGAGCCAGACCTAGGAACGCGCGAAGATCCTCTGAGATCTTCTGAGGGTGCTTGAAACTGTTATTCTCAGACCGAGCCTTTGCCTTCTCGCCATCAGGGTCCTCGATCTTTTGACGAATACGGTGAACCTCCTTCTGAAGAGCCTTGACCGACTTCTCCAGTGAGATGAGGTAATCCTGAACGGACTCGAGAGATGCCATTTCTAACAAGACTTGTTACCTTGTCTTTAAATAGAAATAATATCACGATAAGTACTACAGGATATGGAATAATCAAAGCGGCTATCAAAACCTGCCACACTTTTATTCCCCACATGAGCTCTGTGTTCATTGCATCATATGGGAACAATGCGTTCAGGTCCATTCTCTAATAATGTTATATAAAGAAAATGGAGTATGGCAAACCCACCAAGCTTCCTGACGGGCGATATTTCCTAAAGATTACGGGTTCTGCTCACAAGCAGATTAACAATGCTGAAGTACAAGAGGCTCACTGTTTCAAGGTTCTAGTTTCACTTGAGGAGTATGATGCAGAAATTCTGAAGAGAGCAGAGGTTTCATCAGAGGAGTGGTTTGGCAGAAAGATTGAGAATCTCAAGGGTGCATTCGATTCATCAGTCACGTCAGGTATACTCGAGGCGCCTTTGACTAAGAAGACGAAGGTGTACGATGCACAAAAAAATGAAGTGGATGCATCCGTTTTGGTACCTGGTGTTAGATGTGACATTATCGTTGAACTTGTTGGTTTATGGTTTATAAAGAAATCATTTGGCCCGGTGTGGAGAGTTATACAGGCAAGACTCAAAAAGGAAACATCAATTCCACAGGTGTACATGTTTCAAGATGAGGCTGATTCAGATGACGAATAAAAAAATTCGCGATGAAATATAAATGATGAGCCTTGATGGAAAGTCTCTCGCTATCATCGCCCTTGTTCTCTTCATACTATACATGATATTCAAGCCCAAGAGCAACAGCCCATTTACTCTTGAAGGTTCACCTATATCCGGATCCATGGACGCTATTCCATCCCCCCCGGTGACAGACCAGGTAATTTCTTCAGCCCTTCTTCCAAAGGAAGTTCCTGTATCTGACGACTTTGGTCAGTTTTCCAGTGACGCGATCCTGGCAAACCAGAATTATTTAGATCCTCGCGGTCAGATTGGGTACCCAGAGACCATTGGCGGTACTCTGCGTAACGCCAACTTACAGTTCCGCTCAGAGCCCGCAAATCCACGCGACCCAGTCAGCATATGGAACCTATCAACAATCACCCCAGAACTCATGAGACCAACCTTTGAGATTCAGGATAAGGAGTATCAGTAAATAAAGATTTCACGTTAGTATACATAAATGGCTGATCGTCTAAAGACTGTTATTACAGAGTGGATCGAGCTAAAGAAGCATCTAGCCAGTGCTCGGAAGGATATGCAAGTTCTTTCCAAGCGCGAAAAGGCTCTCGCTGAGGATATCAAGACTATGATGCTAGAAAACGAGGTTGAGGATGTGAAGATTCAGGATAAGAAGATTAAGCTACGAACCAAGACTGTAAAGGCGGGAATTACGAAGGATGTCATTCAGCACGGTCTCAGCGTTTTCTTTTCAGGTGACGCAGTTAAGGTTGAGACGGTTATTAAGACTATAGTAGACAACGCGCCTTCAAAGGAGCGTACTACACTGCTTCTGTCTGGGGCGAAGTAGGCCCAGGCACACGGGCCTGTCCAGGTGCTTTGCACCTGTCCGATGGACCACTGTGATCTAGGAGAGTTTGAGTTGTATCAATACAGTGATTCAGACGAAGATCCGTGGACAATCTTTGATGAATTTACAATTGAGGATTGGCAAGATTGGTACAGTGAGGATCTTTTGAACGTGTGGATGTCAATTGTAGAGTATCACGAAGAGTGGTATCTTCCATTGCGTAAGACTTTTAATGATTTTTCATATTTTGTTTTTGAAACCGAGGAGGAGGAGGAGGTTATCACAGATGAAGTCCAGGCGATGAGGAATCACCCTTTTGTAAAAAATCGCAATTGGGAAAATTTTTTCTTTGGTGTTGATAAATGAACAAGATTGATATCACCAGCCAGAAGGTTATTCTACCGGCGCTGCTTTTTGCAGCCCTGAGTTCAGGTGTGCTCTTCTTCACGAATAAGGCTGGTTCCAGTGTGATTGGTACCACGCTGATTGTTCATGCGCTCCTGTTTGCACTTATGTATTACGTGATTATGAAGTTTCTTCTCAAGAAGAATCTGACTCGTGCAGATATTGTCGTTCCTCTGATATTGTACGTGGTTCTGACGCCAGGTGTGTTCCTGACCCTGCCACCAGGCTCTAAGGGTGTGTTCATGTCCGGCCAGACGTCCACGCCAGCTGTTGGTGTGCATACTCTAGTGTTTGCTATAGTCTTTGCCCTGCTTCGGAGCAAGTTCCCAGCGTACTATTAGAGACTAAACGCATTATAATGTCAAATGACAATTAGGCATCTTATAATAGGGTGCGGCGGTACAATAATATTTTCGTTCCTTGGTGTTCTCAAGAAACTAGGGCCACTTGATACGCTAGAAGCAATTTCGTGTTCGTCAACTGGGTCTATTATAGGTCTTTTTTACGTATTCACAAAGGGTGACATTGATCGTATGCTACATATGGCCCTCGAAGCCCCTTTGGACAAGTTGGCCCATATTGATGTGAAGGTTTTTCTCAGTAAATTTGGCCTCATAAATACCCGTAATTTTGAGAAGTACATTGATTCACTGTGTTCTTTGACATTTAAAGAGCTTTACGAACACAATCCGATTAAACTTCATATTGCAACGTACAATCTCATGACGGACAAGACAATCTACATGTCGGTTGATACGACACCCGACATGAAGGTTTCGCATGCAGTAAGGAGATCAATTTCGGTTCCGTTGGTTATGATGCCGTGTTTTGTGCCGGGTGAGGGGGGTGTTTTTGTTGACGGATCTTTTGCCGAGGTGAGTCCTTACCAGGTGTTTCTCGGAAAGACTGATGTGCTTGAGATTCGGTATATGGCTTCACCAAAACCTAAAAAATTTCCCAGAACACTTGTCGAGTATGTGTATACAATAGTATTTTCATTCCTTACATGTAGAGTCGAGTACAATGATTTTCCGCGTATCGATATCGAGTCAGATTTGAATGTTCTTGATTTTTCACTTAGTACAGAAAAGAAAATGGAACTATATGTTAAGGGATGTGGTGGGTGTGGTTAGTGGTTATACTTATGTTTATTGCATTATCCTATACAAGATCATATTATTCAACAAAGAAACGCGTTGCATTTTGTCTAGTTGGGGGTGTTTCAAAGTACAATCAACAAGTTGATATTTATACAAATGGAGAATATATAAATTATCGAGGATGTTACAACAGTATAAAGAGACATATTTTTGATGCAAACAATGAAAAGTACCAGTTTGATACGTATATACATTGCTGGAACCCTGATATACAAGAAGACCTTGTGGATCTATACAATCCTAAAAAATACCTTTTTGAGGATAATACAAAATACAAAGATCAACATCAAGGAAACCCGCAAGTAAGCAAAGCCATATCAATTAAAAGGGTTTCGGAGCTTGTTGAAGGTGATTATGATGTCTATATAATTTATAGACCTGACTTGATTCTTATAAAAGATATGAATCTCGATGATTATGAAGATGGTGTAGTATATTCAAATGGGTATGATGGGGGTGATTTTCATTTTGTTATGAATAAAACTGATTTTTATATGTTTGCAGATCTTTTTGAGTTCCCTCCAGATGGTGATAAATATGCACACACTGTATTTAAAAATCATGTAAACCAGTATATGAATAAAACTATACAAACTGATTCAATACGAGCTGGGCCACATCAAGAAGTTGTGCGTAAAGTTTTCAGAGAAACAGATAATGCAAATTTAATAAAAGTTTTACCCGAGTATGGGTTTACTACATATGACCTTGAAAAAATGAAAAATACACGTAAATAAAATATATCATCATTAATAATGAATGTGATCTTTCCTATAGCGGGGTTAGGGTCTCGTTTCGGCTATAAATTTAAACCACTCATTCGCGTAACAGATAAAACGTGTATAGAACTAGCTAAAGAACCATTCAATTATTTTTGGCCTCATGTTACGTATTATTTTATATATAGACAATCACATGAAAATGAAGCTCAAAAGTTGTACGAATTATTTCCACTCGATAAAATTAAATTGATATGTGTACCAGATACGAATGGGCCTTTACAAACTATACAAGAAGCTATTAAACAATGCCCCGATATAAAAGGCCCTTCGTTCGTGTGCGATTGTGATCACCGAATAGATATATCCCCCATGATTGATCATTTGCATGAGGATGTTATTGTCCCGTGTTGGACAATAAATGAAACAAATCAACATCTATTCGGAAAAGTACGAGACATTAACGGAAATCTTGAATTTTGTGAAAAAGACCCTTTAGAATCATCTAAAGGGCTTATAGGGTGTTATTTTTTCAAGGAAATACGTCAACTTTTAGATTGCCCCCCTAAAGAAAATATTTCAGATGCATTGCCACATATCAATGGAATAAAACTAGTGGATATAAAAAATGCAGATTTTTTTGGAACTCCCGAGCTTCTTCAAGAATTCAGGTTTAAAAGAGCTCAAAAATTTACATTTTTTATAGATATAGACGGTACACTTGTAAACCAGGAAACTAAAGAAATTTTACCAGGAACACTAGACAAATTACACGAATTGAAATCAATTGGTCATTCCATATTACTCACGACAGCGCGAGAAAACACACACGAGTTGCCCGCCCAACTCAAGGAATTTACATGTGTCACCAACGTGTCACCGGGTTCTAGAATTATTATAAATGATAGAAAGCCATATATACCATATTATCCAACTGCAGAAAGTATAGTACTCGATAGAAATAAAGGTATTTCAGATATTAAAATACCTGACATACCACCAAGTGTAATAAAAGTTTTCGATGGTGCATCATTTGAAAAGGTATACCTTACCCGATCTAAGACCATAATAAAGCACGCAAAAACAGAGCCAGATACACTCAAAAGACAATGCGACGACTTGAAAAGGTTATATTCGTACAATCCTCACATTTTTCCAAAGATTATAAAAGAGTATTCGGCAAGTAATGATGAATTTTATTACGAAATGGAATATCTAGAAGATTACAGAAATTTATCATCATTTTCCACGGAAATTATTGATAAAACCGTACAAAAAATTCTTAAAGACTTGAATGAAACAGTCTATTGTTATAGAAAATATCTTTCTGGTGAAGAAAAGGTACAATGGTTAAAACAATTTTTATCTAATAAAATATGGCCAAGATGCTCACACGGTTTGACAAATCAACAGTTACATATAAATGGAATTGTGTACCCGTCAGTACACGAATCATTGAAAAGAATTGATCTAAGTATGTACGCACCTGATTTTATATGCCCAATTCACGGGGATCTTACACTTGAAAATATAATGTACAACGAAAAAACCGATGAGTATAAATTGATTGACCCTGCAGGGTCACAGTATATGGATGCACCTGAAATGGATTTAGGAAAACTTGCGCAGTCTTTAATATCAAAATACTCATCATGGAAAGATCTTTACGGGGAAGATCTTGTTCAAGAATATTTTTATTCCGTAGAAGGTGTTACAGTCTGTGAATATAAAATCAATCCGATATACATTTCAAAAACATATACAAAGGATGTGTTTTACATGTGTATGTATTTTATTCGAATGATTCCATTTATGAAAAATCGTTCTCGTGAACATGAAATTTTTATAATACTTTTATGTACTCATTATCTGTCTATATTGTGACAAACTTTCCGTCATTCATAAACCCTTGAACGGTTTCACGAGACATTTCTGTAAGATCCTTTCCCATTCTTCCAATACGGTCGAGTATTGAATCGGGTATAGTGATTATATGACAACCCGAATTTTCTGCGTGTTTTATAGATAGAACTTCCTTGCAGCCAGCCCAAAGAATTTCAATATTTTTATTAGATTTAAACATGTTTGAAGCGTATTTAAATATAGGTACAGGGTCAACGCCTGTATCAGATATACGACCGGCAAAAATAGACACTATAAGTGGTATATCCGTGTCGCCTACGCATTCAAAAATAGAATCGAGTTGTTCAATTGTAAATACTGATGTAATATTTACTTTAAGACCATGATCATGTACGAGACTTTCAATAAAGTTCATATTTGATGAACCATCTGGCTTTATAACAGAAACTTTTACATATATATTTTCACCTAGGCTTGCTATTGAAATTGCAGATTGTACCATATCATCTGGAATTTGGAGAGACACTGGCCTATTACGTAATATGTTTGCGTGTTCTTTTATAAATTCTGTATAATTTTTATGTTTCATAAATGTCGTGTTTGTAGTAAATCCTTCAACAAGGTGTTGATACTTTTCTACTGATGTACCATCATAGAATATCTTTGTCATTTATTTATTATACTATGTTTTTCTCCTCGAAGATATTCTGTACTTTGCCAGTCTGATGATTCTGGTCTATTTACGATTCTATGAAGAGGATTCCAATCTTTTTGACTATCTGAATCATGAAGTGTATCAATCATAAATTCAAAATCATCTTCAGAAATTTCTGGCCACTCTGCAATGATATCTCTCATAAGGCCATGGCCCCAGTAACCCCCTGACGGATTTTCCCCGGTAAATATTGTTTTATTTATGATGTACATGTATTTATTGGGAAATACTATTATGGTATCAGATACGTTTGGTATTTCATCTCTATTCTGAAAACTTATCCACAATAAAAATTCCAGTCCTATCTTTTCACCAAGTCTGAACACTTCAAAAAAACGGTCCTTTAAAAATGCATCTATACGCAAAAATGCAACATGCGTATATTTTTTAAACATGTCTATATTTTCAGTGGTAAATTTTGCGGCACATCGATCATTTGTGTCATATATGAAATACGACGGTTTAGATCCATACATCTCCTTTAAAGAGTTATCAAAATCAGTTGATCTTGTAACTATACACACGTCACAATTCAGACTATCAATAAGTTTTCGATGAGTTTTTGATGCTTCTATTTGTTCTGGTATAGCAGCTTTGTTGTTTATATTTCGTGTTTTTTCCCCACCGAATCGAAAAACTTCGCCGTGAAAAACAAGTAAACATTTATCAACTGGCATTTCAGAAACTTTTGGAGGTTTTACTACTAGAACTAATATCAAAGAAACAATCACGATAAAAAATACCAGCCACTTCATCAATTAAAAAAGAAATACATTAAAAAATTAGAAAAGAATGTACTTCACTCCTCCTCTTCTGATTCATAACCCAGTTATCATGAACCGCCTCGGCGTCATTTCAACAAACCCATTAAAGGTTACCAAGGGGTCACCAGTTCCATCAAAGTCTTCCGGGGATATCCTTGTTGACGCGACTCAGGTTGACAAGAAGACGTTTGATCTCATGGTGACGAATGAGGATGGTCAGATTTCAAAGTACACCATCAAGTTGTCGGAATAAATTCCCAATTGAGTTCATCGGTGATTTTTTTCCAAATTTGATCCTGGACGTACAACTTCTCCTTTGATTTCAAAAGAGGGAAACAGATGAGGAAATCATCCTCGGAAAGGAGTTCACAGAATTTGTAGAGGATGTACGAATAACTCAAAAAGTTTTTACGATCCGGTGGACAATGTTTCGCAAATGGCCTTTGAATGTGATAGAACATGGTTCTTAACTTTTCTTCAAGTGCTTGGTTCATCTGAGGAGGTGTGACCCCGTTGAGTATGCTCGCAATGTACGGTATGTGCTCATAGTATTTACTGAGTTTCAACTTTTTCAAAAGAGTCCTGACTTTTGAATGAGTTATATCCTTTTTCGTCGCCTTTTGCTTCTTGAATTCGTCTTTAAGCATAGTGAATACTTCTTGTGGTACGTACGTCATCTCCTTTGCCTGAAATTGTGCAAGCCATTCGTTAAAGTGGTTTTCCCTTTTGTAACTGTATACAATAGTTTGGTCATTTTCTTGATCCTCCTTGTAACTCCTTTCTCCGCACATGACATACTCGGATCGACCACACTCGTTACATATGAGATCGCTCAGGGTTTCCTCGTAACGAACATCAAGCGATCCGCAATGATTACATGTGTCATCCTTCGACGCGAATGAAACCTGACCGTCAACTTCTTCCAAATATGCAGCAAATAGATCTCGCCGTGTTTTTGATTCCTCGTGCTCTTTAAGAAAAGGAGCACTTTTCAATAAAAAATCGTACAGTTCATCCGGTGAACTTTTTTCAGACAACTCTTTCACACGTTTATTATAATGGGCAATCATCTACATGTACCAGCGAACCATATCCTTATGTTTCTCAGGGGACACAACTTCCTCATAACAAACGAGTTTGACCACTGTGGAGTCAAGGTGTATGAATACACGTACAACTTTAAAAAGTACCTGACTGATACGTGGCCCCCCCAAATTCTGTTTACAGTGCCACCAATCCGTGAAGTTGTTACAGAAGACGGTATGGATGTGACTCGTGATGTTTTACGGTACGCGGGTCCAAGGAAAAATATCATAAACCCCCTGAGTATAGTAACATTCAGGTGGAGGTGGACGATTAAGTTCAAACGTGGCGGTATTCGCATATCACGAGAGAAGGTTCCAGAGAAGTGGCACGGAAAAATTATCGTTACGGATTTTTACAATAAAAAAAATACTATTTCATTGTAACATGGAGCTTGATTCCCAGAAGATTTCTTTCCTCATAATTGCTTTGATTATTCTGTCAATTGCTGCATTCTTCTGGTACAAGAAGAAGAAGAGTCCAACAAAAAAACCGACGTCATGCAATCTGTCAAAGGAACCTCCGCCACCTCAGGCTCCCCCTGAGGAGACGACTACTTCTTGAAGAATGCAACATAGACAATCAGCAAAAGGATAATGAGATTAAATATGGTCCAAAATCCTAGAACCATTCGTATCTCATTCGTTTCAAAAATCAAGTTTAAGATTTGCTTAGAAATAGAAGGAGTGTCTTCCATGTCTTCCATACTTGATATTAAGGGGGTAATTAATATATACGGTCCAAGCGGATCAGGAAAAACCTTTTTTTTTAAAAAGGTTACACACATAGATATTGATCACGAAATTCTTAGAACAAAAGAAGCCACTGTTGAACTCTTTTCACGACTCGTATACAATACAAAATGGCCTGTTATTCTCGATGATTATGAAAGCGTTGAATCCTTACCCGGAACCAAGGAACTTAAAAAGCTTCCATGGTTCTTTATCATATCAAAAAATCCAGTTCAGGACCCGATAATAGATTCATCAATTGAGTTTAAGGGTATTTCTTCAAAGGAGTATGCATCCGCCAAGGGTATATCCGAAGAAAAGGCTCACACCCTTCTCGAATCTGTCAAAGGGAACGTGAGGCTTTTGGAGCTTGATTCTGAATTTAAAAGCACACGAGACATATTTCTCGACTCGAATGAGTACGTGAAGGAACTCATCGAATCAAGGTCTTCAATTCATTTTGTTGATAGGTACATTACTGAACACGGAAACACGCTTGGGATACTTCACGAAAATTATACAGATTATTGTTCACACAAGGATATATGGGCCATATCAAAGAGTATATCGGATGCAGATCTTATAGATTCTCATATATACTCTGAAATATCATGGGATCTCATGCCGTTTTTTAACGTGAGTGCATGCCTCATACCGTCCCTCTTTTTAAAGGGACCCGTGAAGAAACCTTTACGGCCAGGGAGCCTATGGACAAAGACGAATAATATGCTTATGAAGGCGAGTCGTCTCAAGAAACTTCGCATTCACAGAGATTGTATATCTGTCATAGCTCTCATGGCAAATGCAAAAGTGGATGTTCATGTATCATCTAGTTATGATCTTGACACTGTAAACCAGTTGGCATTTACGAAGATAAAGCCAAAAATTCTTCAAAACCTAAAAAAGAAATGGAAGTCGTAGGCAATAAAATATTTTTTCACGACGAAGTCACAGATGAATCTGTTCTAGGGCTCGTAAAACAAATTCACGAAATGAGCAACCTAAGAGAGATTACTATATTCATAAAGAGCGACGGAGGGGACTTGTACTCGGGCCTGAGCGCAATGGATCACATGAGGAGTAGTCCTGTGCGAATCACAACAGTCGCAGATGGTCTTTGTGCATCAGCTGCGAGTATTATGCTTCTGGGGGGGCGGAAGAGACTCATTATGGAGAATGCTCACGTTTTGATTCATCAGCTCACCTCGGATTTTTCCGGAAAGTACGAAGAACTCAAAACTGAAGAGAAACATCTTTCCAATCTCATGGAGAGAATGGTCAAACTGTACATGAATGAAACTCGTATACCTGAAAAGAAGCTACATACATACCTTAAAAAGGATACTGTTCTCTCTGCGTCAAAGTGTATCAAGTATGGTATTGTCGATGGGTATTACTCTTCGTCAAATTCTTCCTCTTGAAGAAAAGGACACGATTTAACTTTTGGTTCCAATTCTTCATCTTCATCATCTACAAAATGATGTCCAGTTTCTTTTTCGTATCCTTCCATTTTTTTATATTAGTATCATTTAAATGATTAAAAATAGACCGCGTCTTTTTTCGGTCCTCAGGAAGGAAATACCAAAAAGAAAACCATTCACAGAAGGTGTTTATCATACAGAGGGACCAAAACGATATTATATTAACAAGAATAGACGACAATCAATTATTGAACAATCAAAGATAAAAAATATAAATCTAAATCGGCATTTAAACAAAATTAAAATGATGGTTAACTCAAACTATTATAACTTAAGTAGATTCATGAACCTATACCTAAAGGCGCGCAATCGAAAATATACTAATTCCGAATACAAAAAGGAAGTTGATCGCCTTTTTAAAGAACTTTTTCCATATTACTGAAATACCAAATAGATAAAAAACGTAAAGAATGGATTCGTCTTTTAAATGAAATAAAAAGGACACCAGCTGGCATGCGTTGGTTTATATTGTATAGTGTATATTACAATCACATTGCCAATAAAAATTTTGTTAAAAAGATATATTCTGGTAACATACCTCGAGAAAATGAAGCTCAATTTATTGGAAAACTCAATCGCAGATTTGAAAATGTCCGTAATGTTAACCTTGTAAAAAATAGTGCCAACTTAGCAAGGCGTATTAAGACTAGCACGCGTTAAAGTCTCTCATCTATAGCATTCTTCAAAAGGGTTTCAGCCGGAGTCTCAGGGGTCCATTCAGACCATTCGTCATATATGCGATTCATTTCTGTAAACACTTCATCTGAACCTTCATACCTCTTGAATGGCTCGTCATCATCATCTACAATTTCAACCGGATCGACATCTTCATCGCTATCACTCTCGTCATAAATCTCTGGAAAGATACTGCCAATCTTCTTCCCGAGAATGACACGCGTTGCGTATTTTAGCCCATACTCTACATCCTTTGAAGTGACTGTTGATCTCCCAGATGCTTTACAGTAATGGCATGCGTACACCATAGACGATTCAACCACGGGTATGAAAATGTCTTCCATGTATTAATGTAGTTTATGTATTTTTTAAAACCCGAATAGACGCCATTCACCAATATCTATTACAGTATATCCGCTTGCACCCGGATTTGGCTTGGCGCATGTAAGTGAAACACAAAATGATTGATATGGGACTATTGAATTTGTTGTGTATGTTACAGTTGTTCCTGGTGTAGGTGTCTGTGCATTTTGTTGATCTATGAGTACTAAATTGCTATGAAAATCGTTATCATTTGTTCCTCCAAGAACCCAATTATATGGAGTGTTAGTTGTAGTTGACACAAACGAAAATGAATAACTCGTTAAAATTATAGGATATGGTAAAGATATGTATATATAACTACCAGTATACGTTACACTTGATATATTTACTTGACCTATATAAATACGGTCAGGTAAACCAGTATCTGCTAAGTAATACCCTGTATTTGATGCGTAATATGTGTATGGTGTACCATCATTTAATTTATCGAATAAGTTTCTTCCATTGAACCCATTCTGACCATATTGAAATGTACCACTTCCGTCATTATACGCACCATAATAATATGTACCATTTCCATATGGCTGTCCTGAAATAGTCGTGGTATGATAATCATAATCATTTTTTTGAATCGCCACAGGCGGATATTCCAGAGATGTTACACTTACAGCGCTTGTTCCGTACACAGGACCACCTACAGGACTAATTCTGAACGTGTACGAAGATCCAGTAGTAAAACCGGATGAGATGATTCCTGAATTCCCAGAGTACGTTTGAGGAGAAGTAAACCCGGTTATGGGAGGACCTGAAACGAGGGCCACTGAAACAGTTGTGATGTTCGTTCCGGTCCATGAGAGGACAATTCCCGTTCCTGGTGTGTACACGGCTGTAAATCCAGTTAGTGTGCCCCAAATATTTACAGTGGGTTGGGTCGAAAACGTGGTTCCGCCTATCGGTGTAATGCTGAACGTGTATGAGGATCCAGTAGTAAAACCGGATGAGATGATTCCTGAAGTTCCAGAGTACGTTTGAGGAGAATTGAACCCGGTTATGGCAGGACCTGAAACAAGGGCCACGGAAACCGTTGTGAGGCTCGTGCCAGTCCATGAGAGGACAATTCCTGTTCCTGCTGTGTAAACGGCTGTAAAGCCAGTGATTGTGCCCCAAACAGGTGTGACGGTAGGTTGGGTCAAGAATGTGGTTCCGCCTACCGGAGTGATGCTGAACGTGTATGATGATCCATTAGTAAACCCGGATGAGATAATTCCCGAAGTTCCAGAGTACGTTTGAGGAGAAGTGAACCCGGTTATGGCAGGACCTGAAACGAGGGCCACGGAAACCGTTGTGAGGCTCGTGCCGGTCCATGAGAGGACAATCCCTGTTCCTGGTGTGTACACGGCTGTAAATCCAGTTATTGTGCCCCAAATGGTTGTGACTGTAGCCTGTGTGACAAATGTGGGTCCACCGACAGGGGTGATGCTGAAAGTGTATGAGGATCCATTTGTAAACCCGGATGAGATAATTCCTGAAGTTCCAGAGTACGTTTGAGGAGAAGTAAACCCGGTTATGGCAGGACCTGAAACGAGGGCCACTGAAACAGTTGTGATGTTCGTTCCGGTCCATGAGAGGACAATCCCTGTTCCTGGTGTGTACACGGCTGTAAATCCAGTTAGTGTGCCCCAAATATTTACAGTAGGCTGAACAGAAAATGGTATTCCGCCAACAGGGGTGATGCTGAAAGTGTATGAGGATCCATTGGTAAACCCGGATGAGATGATTCCTGAAGTTCCAGAGTACGTTTGAGGAGAAGTGAACCCGGTTATGGGAGGACCTGAAACGAGGGCCACGGAAACCGTTGTGAGGTTCGTGCCGGTCCATGAGAGGACAATTCCTGTTCCGAGTGTGTAAATGACAGTGAATGTAAAAATAGTTGGTAATGCGCATAAATAGCCATTTGAAGCTAAAAACTTCGTGCAAAAATTAATAGTTTGATTGGATGAATTGTATGTATTATAGTACGTTCCCGACCCATCTACAATTGTAGAATATCCTGTATAATTTCCCGAAACATACACATATGATGAATCTGATATAACGTATGTAGATACTGAATTTGAAATGTATGAAACCCAATTATATACACCAGACAAAGTGAGACACACGATAAAAGAGCATCCAGATGGAAGGGAAACTGTTCCAATTGTTCCGCCTGTAGGTGCATTTCCAATTGCAAAAATATATGAACCATTAGATGAACATTGTATAAATGCACCAAGTGAAGCTCCGGCAAAATATTTCCATTGATATACTCCGCTAGGTGAAAACTTGACAATAAAAGGTCCTTTTGTTGATGTTGCTATTGTTGGTGTTGTTATGTATTGAACATTAAAATTGATAGTAGAATCATAAATGTTAGCTGTTTTATTGCCACTATACCCACACATATATATATTTCCATTTATGTCTACGGACGATAATCCGTGATAATCGCATGATATCATAATACCAAACAGCGGTACAAAATTCTTGTCTGTTGAAATAAGACATGTACAATGAGAACCAGTAAATACGGTAGGAAATACAAATGACCCAAAATATACTGGGGTATATTGATCCTTTTCTATTGTTACATATATATTTGAATTTTGACTTATTATATTTACACCAGTTGCAAACCCATAACCAGCTGAACCGTATAATGTATTTATTACATTTCCATTTATATCGCATTTTAAAATAATTATTTGGCTACCTGCATAAAACGTATTAATTAGAGTATGTGAGGAATTATATACGGTAATAGTATTAAGTTTAGGACCATATGAACTAAATAGAACATATGAATTTGAATTATCACAAGAAATTGAATTCATAGTTAATTCCGCCAATGAATCGGCAAAACAATAAATCATCCATTGTGCATGTCCAATTGAATTATATTTTACCATTGAAACTGAATAGGGGATATTTGTTGTAAATACACTAAAATCAGAATTGTATACATTTGAAGTAACTATAGAATAGAATGAAAATCCAGAATGAAAACCCATATATACATTTGAAGTATCACATGTTACGCATGTACTTATTGATGTATTGTCTATATAAGACGCCCAATTGGGTGTTATAGTACTACTATTCATTGAAACGAGAACATCTGTGCTTCCAGATGAATTAGGAATATATACATTTGATATATTTGGTTGTGAAGTAAAAATGTTTGATGATACATTTGTTTTTGTGACCGTGAGGTATAAATTTGAACCAGAAAGAGCAATTCCCGATCCACGTCCTGTTAAACCCGACGACATAAAAGCATATGATAAATATTCGTAAATATAATTAAAAGGTATACTCTTCACTATTGGGGAAAAATACGATGCATCATATTTGGGTGTAGTATATTGAAGCAAAGGTGTGTTAAAATAATTATATGATAATGTTTCTGTCCCATTTGAAATTTGTAAATTTAAATCAAGTAATATAAAAGCAGAAATACCTTTAGGTACACGTAAGTTTGTACTTGTTACTATGTCTGAATTAATAGCAGAAACTGTAAGTATAAACAAACTTCCACTAAATGAAATATCGTATGTATCTGCCCCGGATAATTGATAATATTGTGAAGTACCTAATTTATATACAGTAAATGCACCTGAATTTATAAATGATACATATACTTGATTAAAATTGTCAATAAATGATTTATACGCAGTTCCTTGAAAAGTTGTATGAGATACAACGTTCAATGAAAAATCATATTGAATAACACCATAATTTGATTGTGAAAGTACTGGCCCAGTACTATTAAGTACAATTGTACCATAAGTTGAACTCGCGTTACCAAATGAATTATGTGATTTTGTTTGAAGTGTATGTGTATCGTATATGTATATATTATATCCATCTGTTGCGTATATATTACTTGAATCGACAACTGCACAAGATATTTGATTTGATGTTATTATTGTACCTAATGATGTCCGTATATTTTTACCTAAAAGAGGTATTACTTCAAATCCAAAGTATGTGGATGGAAGTGCAGACACATTTAATACAGTATACAATAACGTATTAAGATCACTACTATATTTAGAAAGAACCCCTGAATTTAGTATAAACACGCATGCATATTGATCAGTATATACGGTTTGTGTCGATGGCGTCGAATATAAACGATTATTACCGTCTATGAATATGTTAGGATTTACAATATATTCTAAAAAAAGTTGTTGACTTGTGTTTATATTAATAGAGTAATTATAAATACATTGAACATTAGAAAAACCAGGCGAAGAATATGATATAGTTTGGTTAGAATTCCCTTTGAAGATCTGAACACTGGGTGTATTTATATTTACATTTGAACTGGTAAAAACTGTCATTGAATTTAGAAAATTTACACTTGACGTTTTTAAAGGAACTGGATACACTGTTTTTATTTGATTAGAGTATGCCTGAACATATTCATATGTTTCAAAAACATGCTTAGAATTGTATACAAAATTACGAGAACACGCCCATATGGTAAAAACACCAGAATCAGAATTATTAAAAAATTCTACAATAAATCGTTGATTCGTAGAAAGAAGTGTCTGTCCATACTCGTCATCAAGTGAAAATGAGTACATCATAACATTTGATGAAAATGATCCAAATGACTTGAGTGGTTCAATGTACATGAGATGTTCACCTGGTAAATTAAATCGTTCTTTGTCATCGACAAGTAGTTGAATATTTTTTATGTTTTTTGTTATAAAATTATTTGTCGTATCTCTAACGGTAAAAAAAAGTTCATATACAGAACCAGGTATATATACATCCAGTGTCACCTTTGCCGAAAATGTAACGGGGCTTTTTATAACGGACACATGCCTCGTTTTTTTAAAGTATGGATTTTTTGGAATGGAATCAGTTGCAACATAATCGATAAGAAAATGACCATCAAGTAGTTCATTACCAGTTCCATTAAAAAGTATACGAATATCAATTACATCGAAATATAAATCGCGTAAACAATAAAATGGTAAATCGATTATAGACAGCCCATTTCTCAGTGATGATTTTTCTATGCTCACCGAAAGATCATTTCTAATTCGTATAAACTCACCATATAGCTTTTCAACATTGAGAATTTCGGCTTCTTGAATTATTTCTTCAAGTGTATTTGTAGGTATTACGATTCGTATTCTTGAAATTGCGTCAGCCATTTTAGGTAATCTCATTGTAATTTCAGTTCCGGCAAAAACCGGTGCATTAAATGGAACTTTTATTGGCTGTGCACAGTATGTCATCCCTACTGAAACATCGGATAATAATTTTGATAATCTTGCAAAAGTGTACCCCCCGTTAAAAGAGATATTTCTGCTATATATCCATTATATGACTTTCCTATGACTCGTTCAGTATTTTTTGTACCAATTACTGTTATAGAATTATTAATTGGCGTTGATGCCCATGTAACAAGTGTATTCCATTTTTTATCTACTAATCTGCGAGTATTTGCACTCGCCTCGATAAAACTTGGCCACCATGGTGCAAACCAATAATTTGGTATAGGGGGGAAATTTTGAGGATATTGTGGATAATATACTAATGGTTCATTGGATAAATATACACTATGACCAGAATCGAGATTTCCGTTTGGTATATTTGATATAGCCAGGCCATACCCATTTACTGTCGATACTATATGTGCTTCATACTCATCATACGAAAAATAACCAGGAGAATATTCATATGTTAAACTTCTTGATGGAATTCCGTCGGGCTTTATATTAATAATAATTTGTTGAGCAAGTACTGGTGTACTTAATTCCATCCAGTTATTTGACGCTGTGTTTAAATCATATATTGTACCTAATCTAGTATTTGAAAAATATGGGATCCATCTACCGTCATCTTGTTTAATGAGTATTGGTCTAAATGTAGATGTTGCATTATTTCCATTAGGTGACTGGTCGTACCATACAGAGACAAAAATAGGTGAACCATTTGACCATGTATCGACCGAGATTCCATCTGAATTTTTTAAATATGATTGAGTCGAGTCAGTATAAAAATCATCCTCTACACCCTGTGATAAAAGTCGAATTATAGGGCCGGTATATGAACCATTTACCAGTCTCATGGAAAAAAAACATGATATATTTTTCGTTGAGTTTACGAGTGAAGTAAACACATAAGATGCTGTATTTGTTGTAATGAATGTATTGGTTTTTTTAGGCCATAAAGACGTTTCAGACATGTCATACAATAAACCACAAAGCCCGTTTTTTATTTTAAGAATATTTGAAGTTTCTGTGTATACATTTGATACTGATTTTTGGTATCTAAATCTACTCGTATTTAATGTTCCCTTAATTATACATGTATTAGAATTAACAGGTATATTGAAATCATTTTCATATGAAGATATAATAGTATACTCTGAATCACAGTATTTTTCACCATTTAGATCAAGGGTAAAATCCGTATTCGCGGAAAACAGAAACTTACGCGCCTTACCACGAGAATCTAGTGTATTAGGGAAATATGCACATTGCGTCACGGGAATATCATATTCTAAAGGAAGTTGTACATTAAATGAATCATAATGAACAATGAGAGAAGGTGAACATGAAAATGTATTTGTCTTTATTTTTAATTGTACATCATTACGTGTCAAAGCATGTATAGGTATACCAATACATGGTATTTCATAATAAAATATCCGATTAGAATCTATTACACACGTATCCCCATTTTCAACGAGATCAAGAACTGGTCTATTTTTGTACATGTATGATGACTCCTTCACATATCTGATATAAAATGGATCAAATTGTTGGATTACTTGCCCGCCTATGTATAGGCTGATTGTGTCAATAAAATTTTCAATTATATTGTTTGTGTACGATTTATTGTTTGTGTATTGATTACCCAATTTCCATCCGGATTGCTCAAATGATACATCTGATGAAAATGAATTACTATATGTCGTACTTGATCCAGGTGAAGGCGAATATTGTATAGTAACATCACCAAATAAAAAATCCATACTTTTCACCGTGTACATACCATTTGCATATGTACTCATGCAATTGTTTACTTGAATTGAATTTACCGTTAAATACCCACCAGATGCAAGTGTAACAGTGCTCATAATTACCGGATTCCATGTATAATTTATAACTGGTGTAATGTATTGTGTACCATTAGTATCAAACATAATACAAGGTACAAGAGTTACAATATGTGTATCTGGATTATATGATGCGGACGAAAATGAAAAGTCGCTATATGTACCCGCTGCGTTCATAGAAATAGTTCCATATGTTAATGAATTTGGACCCGTAAATGATATAGTAACAAGTGACGTAACACCATTAAAGGACGCTTGAATTGTTCCAGTGAAATAAAACCAATTTGATACTTGTACAGGTGTAGTACCAGTCGAAAATGCATCAGTTGGTATTGTACCGGGAATTGTAACTGAATATAAATTTGTTATGTTAAAACGTATAAATCCACCATATAGATATATTGGATTATACTTGAACCCCCACATGGTTGCAAGTTGCTGCGAATCAAATACAATATATGAAACCCTTGTATTTGAACAAAATTGGAAAAAACGAGATGTTGTTGAAAGAGTCACTGAATTTGAGATGTTCCATCCCGTTAAATTTTCGGTTGTTCCAAAATCAGTAAACATCTGTATTGAAAAAATTTGAACATTACTTGAATCGAAACCTCTCATAAATCCTCCAGCAACGCCTTGTTGTATATAACTCCAAAACGTTTCAGAAGGATTTGTAAGTTGAGGAACTATAATTTTGAGCGTCATTCTTTCAATGTAATCACCATTTCTCGGCAAAGTGCAAATGAGAGTTTCTGCAGAAGGATTATCAAAGGGAATTTCATACCCACGTGTAACCGATTCGGTATCACGTGTGATTACAGTCTTGAAACAGGTGAAATCTGGATTCTCCGTCAGAAAAGTATCCTGGATTCCCTTATAAAGAAGATACACCATTACTACGTTGTGTCAGTATTTTAATTTTTAATTTGATGAGACACTATAGGGGAAATGAATATTCAGTTGAAAAGGTTTGATCCGTCTCGTATCGCAAATGACAAAGTGTGTGTCGTCATAGGCAAACGAGGAACCGGAAAATCGACACTCGTGACTGATCTTCTGTGGCACAAGAGAAACATTCCAGCGGGTGTTGTCATGTCTGCAACTGAAGAAGGGAATCACTATTACAAGCAATTTATCCCCGATCTCTTCATTTACGGGGATTACAATAAAGAAACTATTGAAAAGGTCATCGAGCGTCAAAAGAAACTCATATCTCAGAACAAAGATATACCAACATTCATATTGCTGGATGACTGCATGTACAACAAGGCATTCATGAAAGATTCGTGCATTCGTCAATGTTTCATGAACGGGAGGCATTGGAAGATATTCTTCGTTCTCACGATGCAGTATTGCATGGACCTTAGCCCTGACCTGCGAGCGAACGTGGATTATGTTTTTATTCTTCGAGAAAATGTGATACAAAATCGCGAGAGACTTTGGAAATCATTCTTTGGCGTGTTTCCATCATTTGAACTGTTCAACCAGGTTATGAACGCGTGCACCGAAAATTACGAATGTCTCGTTCTGGACAATACGAGCAAATCGAACAAATTGGAGGATTGTGTATTTTATTACAAGGCTCCTATCCGTAGAGGATTTCGCGTAGGATCTCCCGCCATGTGGCAGTACCATCAACAAAATTACAATCCCGGTGCGCCTCGTAACCCACCAGTTACCAGAAAGACCCACGTTGCGAATATTATAAAGGCGTGACGACCTAAAAGAAAAATGCAAATTTTTGTAAAGACTCTCACCGGAAAGACTATAACCATGGAGGTTGAAACGGGCGATACGATTGCAAACGTCAAGGCGAAGATTCAAGATAAGGAGGGCATTAAGTAGGGGTGCCGAAAAATATCCAGCCTCTGACATCAGAGCTCTGTCAAAGGGAAAACTGTTGTGATCTCTGTCGTTTGAAAATCCAGATATTAGTCGGGAAACCGGCGACATGCCCAAATTGCGGGAACACCCTTAGAGCTCTAAGTACCACTTTCAACTGGAAACAGTGGAAAGGAACCCAGTTAATTGCTGGCTCCAATGGTAAAAAACAAAGAGATTGGGCAATCCGCAGCCAAGCTCCTAAACTCGTTTTCCAGAGCATGGAGAAGGTTCAGAGACTAAATGGGTATGGGTCAGAGGGATGTAGGAAATCCCTGTGATGGCTTAAGATATAGTCCGGCCCGTTTTGAAAAATTCGGGAGTTGATCCGCCCTCCAGATCAACAGCGCCTCATTTTTGCAGGGAAGCAACTTGAGGATGAGCGAACTCTGTCAGATTACAATATTCAAAAGGAGTCTACACTGCACTTGGTTCTGCGACTACGGGGAGGGAATTTATATTTTTAAACTGTGTATTGTCTGGTAGATGTGGGTCATTAGGTCTATCGATTGGAAGGGGAAGTGCCTCGGTTGAAATTACATTAGTGGCATAATCATTACGGATAAATGTAAACTCAGTTACGCCCGGAATAGACACACCATCAATACTAAAATAGTGCGGCATATAGTTATTACCATGTCCGTGAACAAGTGTGTGTGTTTTTAGTAACTTTGTTAAACATACAAGCTTAGTATACATGTCTTGCGACCCCATTAAAAAGTGCATTTCGATTACAATCTGCTTAAACTTATTTAAAAGATCATAGTCTGCAAATAGTAGCCATGGCCATTCACCATCCTCTATATCCATTTTAAGAAGCACATTTGAATATGGTTTTAATTCATCCACTAGATTAGTAGTCGTGTCGGTATTTTTAAAATGAATATTTTTCTTTATGAATTTGGAATCGTCATCGGGCATATCTGGAACAGTGCCATCAATAAACAGGACATTCTGGATATTAAAATGTGAAATGACGTCGTAATCGCTTTTACAACATTCCATATTCCCTACACCTGCACCGACATACATATCATAGTCCGGTAAATCTTCAAAAATGTACCCGGCGTCTCCATCAGGCCCTATACGGATTTTAGGATTTTTTGTTTTATACACGGTAAACATTTATGTAATGTATATTCACCTCTTTATATAAAGCTTTAGAATTTTTAACATAAAATGCTCCTTTCAATTGCAATATGTGTGTGTGATGAACACCGAGAGCTTGATATCCTTCTTGATTCTTTAAAAGATGTAAAAATAAATCACGAAATTAAAGTACTCGTTGATACGGGTAGAATAACACCAGATGTAAAGACGGTTCTTACCAAGTATCCTCGCTGTGACATATACGAACGCAAATTCAAGCGAGATTTTTCAGAGCACAAGAATTTCCTCAATTCAAAATGCACGGGGGAGTACATTTGGAATTTGGACGCTGATGAGGTTCCTTCAGAACTTTTAATTGAAAAGATCGGTGAACTTATCGCGTCCGACGCAGACCTTATCGTTATACCGAGAGTGAATATCGTACTTGGGAAACTCGTCGGAGATTTCACGCGAAATGATGCTGGGTTTGTAAACTGGCCCGATTACCAGGGACGTCTGTACAAGAATACACCTGAAATACAATGGAGCGGAGTAGTCCATGAAAAGATTCACGGGGCTAAAACAGTTGCACGGATTGAGCCCAACCCGAATATGGCGTTGTGGCATGTAAAGACGTCTCAAAAATGTAAACAACAGCTACAGCTCTATGAAAGTCTCTGATTTCTTTCCCGAATAACCCGTCTCAAGTGAATGGCCCATTCTTTCATTGCTGTACGGGACCATACGGGGGGTGGCCAGCGTATCACGTGATTCCTGTAATGAGCTCTACACATCTCACACGGAAGAACGTACTGAAACGACATGAAGAACATTCTGTACGGCTCAGTATCCGCTGGATACGCTGGCATGTCATCTATGACGGCAAAAATAAACTTCCAAGCAGGTGGCCCCCATTGACTCGGGGGTGCCATGTATACTATCACCCTATATAATTTCTGCGTAAGGAATGTGAATTAATAATCACGTAAACATGCAAGAATGGAAACCATGGATTTTAGTGGCGCGACAAGCCTGGTTCAGGAAATTTCCAGCGAAAAAAACATTGAACAACCACAAATGATGGAGTTTTCCAGTTCGGTAGCAGATCTTCTTCCTCAGGGTGAAATTGGTGGTGCATACATAAATCCATCCAATGACAAGGTGTCCGGCCTTTCAATTCCAGATGCACCACAGCCCCCTCCTTCCTCAAAGCGTAAGAGTAACCCTTTCAATCTCACAGATGAGCAGTTCAGTGCGCTCCTCGCGGGCCTCATCGCAGTCGTCGTATTCTCTTCTACGGTTCAAACAAAGCTAGCCGGAACCGTACCAAACTTTGCAGGTGTGAATGGATCCATAGCAAGTCTCTTGGCGGCTGCAATTCTCTTCTTTTTCGCTCACAGATTTATAAAGAATCGTTAATTGTCTGGCCACAGTATACAGATTCCTTTTCGGGTTTGTAAATGCCAATATCCCGTGCATGTTCCCTGAGTAATTTAAAGTTTGCCCAGAATTGTTCGGAATGATCATATTCTTCAACCGTTATATGAGCCAATTCGTGGAGGAATACGTACATGGCACCGTTGATTTTGCGCCCATCAAGACATATATGAATCTCGTACCCCTTGTTTACGTTAAAGGCTATATTCCCATCGTTTTCGTACGTGGATTTACCTGTTATGATCGCCTTATTTTCCTGTATAGATTTAAGGGGGGCTGGGAGTGTACTTTTCAACAGAATATCATATCGTCTCTTAATTTCTGAAAGAAGCGGATCCTCCTCGTTCGTGTACAATATCACCGCGAGGACAAGTAAAAAAAGAATCAATACAATTTGTTTGTCCATTTAGTATCTGAAAACAAATTTAGCATAGATGGAAAATGGCTCCCATAGAAGGGGCGTAAAATGGGTAAAGTACGTATCCTTTTGAAACAAAGGTTCATCAATTGAACCATGGGCATAATAAGGAGTTCCTGGAATGTATACTGAAATAATATCCTTTCCAGGAATGCGCTCAACATGTATACCGTATTCTTGTGCGAGATGAATTCGGCCTGGGTCGGTAACAACCCCTATAAGAAGACCACCCGGTTTCAGTCTCTTCTTGATTTCTTCTATATAGTCTATGGGCTGATATTGAAGTGAGAAATTATAACACACAATGTCGTACTTTTCTAAAGGAGCATCGTATATATATCCAGTCATGAATGTTCCAAATCCCCTGCTTCTCCTAATGGCTTCTTGTATGGCTATGGGATTTGGGTCTATACCCGTGAGGCGAACCGAAAGATGTTTCCATTTGTGTACATCTCCACCCTGTCCACATCCAACATCAAGAACTTTTGAATCACGTGGTACCCATTGTTGCAAAAAATCTCGTTTTATTTCGTTATTATCCTTGCGAAGAGAATTCATTATTTGAAATTCGTTTCAAATGTTTATATATTTCTAACAAATCCAGATGATACTGTAGTGTGTGGTACACGTCCGCCTCTCCTCAATAAAAGCGAAGCCTTGTTTGTTCGCCCTTGACCAGATCCAACTTGACCAAAAACTTGATATAAATTTCCATAGACGTTACGAAGATTTTGAAGCTTCTTACGGGGTGTAGTATTGTTCGGGCTGTTTTTTACCTTGTACAGAATGAGATTTGCAACTGGCGATGTTGTATTCTGAGGATATCCACCCTCCGCTAAAATTGCAGAATAATTTGTCCCTCCATGAAGTTTGTACGCATTATTTATTCTATCCGCTGGACCGTGATTAATAAATGTATTTAGATTTCCATGTGTATTCTTTATAAATACGAAATACTTGTGTAAAAGCAAATATAACTTCTTTAAGTTTCTAAATCTATGTTTTATTCCAGCTTTACGAAAAAATCCCGTGTCAGTGTGTGTATTGATTATTTGTTCTGTAGTGTGCCATGACATAAAAACTGCAGATCTTTTTACAAACCCGTGATTCTGTGAAGGTAAAGGGTGATTTAATTTAATTGGAATTACTTTATGTACTATATGTTGATCAAGAAACGAAACGACTGTTCCAGATGCAGGAAAAAATCTAACCTCTTTTCCGCCTTTTGCGAAACTAATGCCACCACTTTCAGGATTCATTTCACTCGATCTATTTATATACATACCTGTTGTGACCATTCCCTTGTGACGGTTCGTGAGGGCTGTATCTCTATGCCACGCAAGTTTAAATCCATCCGGTGCATTTCCTGGTTTTTGGGCATGTCTCGCGACTGCATATACAAATCCGCTATTATACGTAGTCATGAAATTATATAACTGTGGATCTACTCCATGTTGATTCATAAGTAACATCTCATACGCAACACAGACAAGTTTTATAGAAAGGTACTCGATTGTTTGTCTTTGTACACCTAATAAATAATCAATGAAAGGGCCCTCACATTTTACATATTCAACGTGCTTGGATGCCGTATAAAATAAATTACGTATAGATTGTGGTACAGGGCCACCACCGTGTTCATGCGTTCTTAATGTTGTCGATGCATGTACAAATAGTGCTGAAAATGAACGCGTTACGAAATTACCCAACCTCACACGAACAGATCGCGAAGATGAATTGGTTTCATCTTTTCTGAAATTAATTGAAAAATTTGTATCCAAACTACCCTTTCCCGCAAGCCTGACTGCAAATCCTGCATCATTTTGAATACATTCAAACCCAAAATCCATAAAATTTTTTAATAAATCTGGTATGTGTACATTCCTTTTAATAACAACTGGCTGTGGATGATCCATTTACGTATGCACAAGAAAAAAAATCAGTGTACAATAAATGAATAATATCAGACGCAAGTTAAATCCTCTGCGTAAACCATGGGCAGTGAGTGGTAGCATGGCTATGAAGATGTACGCGAACAGAGCAGGTATCCAACTTCACAGACAACCAAATGACATAGACATTGTAGTTAGACCGGAGGATTTTGAGCTGTTCGTGAGAACATTGGCTCAAATTGGATACACCTTTGATGGACCTCCTCCAATTAATTACAGAAAAACAAGACACTTAAAATTATACAAGGGTAATAACAGTATAGATTTATTAAAGGCTGGATCTAATCTTGCACCTAATATACGACGAAACAATGTAAATGTGTTTAACGGGAAAACCCCTGTAGTCAAGTTACATCATCTCATACACCAGAAGAAACGTACACTGAACAATTTCGAGAATGCAAAGGCGAGATCAAATTACAATTTTCTTATGAAGCTCCCTTGATTTTCTTCCTTGGTCTGTTATTGTTATTAGGGGCGAGGCGTTTTCCTAGAACGCTTTGGGGACTAGGTGGTAAATTACCCGTGTACCCTGTGAGATTTCCAGAAGCAAATTTGAAATCGTGACGCGGTTTGGTTATTATAGTACGACCCCTGAACGAAAGAACCTTACGAATTTTTGTAGGTACTCCTACAAAATGTGTGGCTTTTGCATTTAAAGGACGGTAAATTCCTGGCATATGCCGAATCCCGTGAATCCAATTACCAGTGTTTATATTTCGAATATAACGCGGAAGTACTCTTTTCTGGGGGGATCCTCTGTTCGGAGAGGCTCCTCGGTTACATGTTTGGTTTTCTATACTCACGGACCGAAGGCGATTCATCATGATTTTTATCCGTTCACGCTTTGTAGAAATTGCAGTGAGTGCTGTTGTGTTAAGTGTATTTGTGTATTCCAAATGAAACACTTTAACCGTTCTTTGGTTTTCTGTCAGTGGTGGAGGATGATGTGAATGGTATCTACGGCCTCTTCCTATAACCTGATTCTGGTTTGATGGACCCCATGGATGGTTCATAAATACTATATTACGAACCCCCTTGAAATCAAGGCCCTCTTTTCCAGCACTCGTAAGAATAAAAATAGATTTTGAATCTATTGGGTCGTTTTTAACCATGGATGTTCGTAAAGGCGCTGGCGTTTTTCCCGTTATTATTTTTATAGTACTTGAATGAATGCCACTCTGTTCGAGAAACTTTACAAATGGCTCTATGGGTTTAGATTGTGTGAAATACACTATAGTCTTGAATGGTCTCGCGTGGTATATTTCAAGAAATCGTGTAAACTTTGGATTTGGTCTATTGGTAAAAACCCCTGGCCCAAAAAGAATTCCTAGGTTTTTTGCAAATGTTTTATTTTCACCCTTTGCGGATAAGAACCGTCTTCTTTCATTTTCGGTGAGGTTGTGCTTTGAGTGACTTGGACTTTCAAGTCTTGGAAAATTACTTGAACTGGTAGAAGTTTCGTAAAATGAAATCTTGCACTTGAAATATTTTTCATAATCGTCTGGAACCTTTGTGATTTTTATACCGGGGTCAAGCATACGCACATATGGTAAAAGATCTGATTGGTTTCCGCTCTCAACCGGAGTTGCTGTGAACAACATGAGCTTCTTCGCCTTTGCGAAAATCTCAGTAAATATCTCCGTTTTTTTCGCATCTTCAGTGAGGTAATGAGCTTCATCGGCTATAATCATGGTATTTTTTGAACTTTCCTTTGCAAATTGTCTCACTATATCTCGTCCTGTTGTGAGTCTGTGTCTCATGAGATCATATGTTGTGAATAATATCAACTTACCAGGCCCCAACAAACCAAGAAACGATTTCTTTGCTTGGGCACTCACAGCAAGAGGCGAAACAAAAAGAACTTTATTTTCTGCTGACGCATTCAGAAAATCGCGTGCGCACATTGCAGCCGTATATGTTTTACCAGTTCCAGTTCCGTGAACAACCAAAATGCGTTTATGTGTTCTCATGTGTTCTACTATTCTAATCTGGTGGGGTTTCAGATTAATGTTCACACGAGGAACATGTTCTTCATTCCTTGGAACTCTGTAATTGTATATAAATTGATTTATATTCTCTTTAAATTCTTTACTCATTATAATATGACCAAGGTTTTTCTGAGTAAATCAAAAACAAAAAAGTGGCGCGTTACGTTTCAGAATGGTAAGCATGTTGATTTTGGCGCAAAGGGATATTCCGATTACACTATACATAAAGACCCCGTGAGGAAAGAAAGATACATTATGCGTCACATGGCCCGTGAAAATTGGAACAATCCTAAAACAGCCGGATTTTGGTCTAGATGGCTTCTTTGGGAAAAACCAACTCTGGCTCAAGCATCAAAAGAAATCAAGAAACGATTTGGGATAAACGTGTCTGCACGCAAAACAGTTTATGGATAGGTATACTGATGAGAAGCAGTAACAGAAAAATAACAACTGTATTCTTACCGCGCCCAATAAGAAGAGCTAACAAAAACGTACCCAGTGTATCAAATGCGGCAAATCCAAATAGTCTAAACGAGTGAACACCTTCACCAGGAGCTCCAACAATATTTGAAAAGGGACAAAGTGACATTTCCTTTTTCAAATATTTTAAACGACCTCAGCGAGGATCGAACTCGCAACCTTTGGATTAGAAGTCCAACGCTCTATCCAATTGAGCTATGAGGCCTGGACAGGGCCGGGGCCCTGGGCAGGGTCTGTCGACCCTGAATTGGTACCGACGGGATTTGAACCCGTGCGTAGCATAACTACAGAGGATCTTAAGTCCACCTCCTTAACCAAGCTCGGACACGGTACCGGAGTGCTCTCGACGGGGCTCGAACCCGTGACATTAGGCTCATAAGACCTACGCTCTACCGACTGAGCTACGAGAGCTTGCGCTGGAAGCAGGGATTGAACCTGCGACCCTGAGGTATCAATGGAAAGGTCCTCTCCAGTGGAAAGGTCCTCTCCATAACAGCCTCATGCTCTAACCAACTGAGCTATTCCAGCTTACTCTGATCTGCCGGATTTGAACCAGCGACCAATGGAACTACAGTCCACCGCTCTCCCACTGAGCTAAGATCAGGCTTTCTCTATGAAAGCACCATTTCTTTAAGCCTTGATAAAAAACCATACACCACCGAGTACATTTATCTTTATTTAAAAAAAATTACAGTATACATAATAAATGTCGGCTAAGGAGTTTCTGAAGATAATGGATACACGGTTTGAGACGGAGACACAGTTGAGAAAGTATACAAAATACGTGCGTACCAATGAACCTCTCAAAGAATTTGAACAATTTTGGGCAGATCACGTTTTTAGTCCATTGATATTTCTCATGGGTGATCATTTTATATGGGATGATTTGCTCGGAGTAAAGGTTGGACACATGAAAACAGGAGAAGAATACCCATTCCCAATGGGATTTCATACTGGTCATCACTGGTTTTCGCGAAGGGCTAATGATAAAACAAATTTCGACCCGTATCAAACATACCAGATACCCGGAACAAATTCGTTCTGTCAGACATTCGCACTCATGTACGCGGTAGGTGAAATTGACAGAAAGCGAAATTCGTCATCCGGGTTTACTCGTTATTATGTTTATGCAGAGAAAGCTCTCAATTTTATTAAAAAAATCATAAAAAAGTTACCTACAAATTATTCTTTCACATGGATTAATGCCGATATACGTGACTCATTCAATCATAATCTTGGATTGAGTTCCAATAACGCAATTGCAAAGAAACAAATGATAGCCAAGGTGAATGAATGCCTCAAACATGTTAATGCGTGTATAAATCTCGCAGGTGCTTCACCCAAAGGACTTAGTTAAAGAATAAAAAACACGTACAACTAGAATGGACGAGATTGATTATGTCACCGTTCCGGGTCAACTCTTTGCGTGCATTTCCATTGTTGGTCCTGATTGCCCACAGAAGACTGACAAGTTTGGAGTGAAGATTCGTGGTGCGTTTTCATCGCGCGAGGAGGCTGAGAAGCACGCAAAGCGTATTCACAAGGAGGATGCCACTTTTGATATTTACGTGGTTGACATGTACAAGTGGCTACTGATCCCACCCGACCGTGATCACATTGAGGATGTGCACTATACAAATGAGAAGCTGGAGGAGATTATGACAAAGTACAAGGAGAATCAGCGCATGGCTGCAGCCATGTTTGAACAGCGCAAGAAGGATATGATGGCAAAGCCTATTGATGGTTCATTCACCAATCCAGCAGATGAGAATTCCAAGTATTACTCAAAGCCAGATGTTCCGCCCATTCCACATCCCTCCGAGTTTATCGACGAACTCAAGGCTCAGTTCCCAGACGCGTCCATTGATGACATTGTGAAGCTCGCCGACCAGAAGGTTCAGGCTGAGATTGATCGACGTCTCAAAGAAAATGCAGGTACAATCGTAGAGGAGGATGAGACAGATCCTGACGCTGAGTCTTCTGTTGCTCCTGACGGCGCTTCTTCTTCTGCACCCGCGAATTAGTGAATACCCCGCAATTCAAGTCATGAAAGATATGAATGGGCCCTCAGTGAGAGGTTCCGTGTTTGACGGAACACTACAGGAATGGCCGACAACTGCAGGCCCAACATTTGATGGTCCTGGAATTGGTCCAGATTCACGTCTCAAAGTCTTTCCATTCCAACAGGCTGGAGATAATCTCGATTTCACCAAACCGTACGATTATCAATTTGTCCCATTTCCAGATGAATACGATTATTCACACAATGTGTCATACGATTATTCAGCTGACACGGCACCTACATTGCATTTTAAAGACCCTCCTGTGTACGGTTCAAACGTATTTACAGCATGCACTATAAGTACAGATGGATCTAAAGGAACTTTCAATTCTAATTTGTCATTTGATTCGGTTACGGCTGATTACAATTTCAAGTTGATCGGAGGTTCTCCAGGAGTTTCACCAACATATTTCAAAGTTGATCCTGATTTAAGTATAAAATCTATAGTCATAGGCACTGACACGTACGATTGGGCGGGCGAAGTATTACTGGTAAAGGATTCAATAGCCAACTTGGCTATTCCGTATCAGGTTTCTTCATCTGGGTCGTGAACAACAAAGTCCTTTAAATTGCCTTCAGAGTCTGCGTCGGAATCTTCTCCGTCGTCATCACTGTCATCTGTACACATTTCCTCGTCATCATCATCCACGGTATCGTCATCATCACTGTAATCATCCTCAACCTTTTCACGGGGCTCGTAACGGTCCGGCTTCTTTACGAGTCTCCCTGAGCGGGTCCGGATCTCTGTCCCAGTTCCAGTTGACGCCATTCTTATTTTGAGTGGTCATAAATTCTTTAAAAGATTGTTTAAATACATCTTTGTCCTTTTCTTCAATATGTTGTTCGAGCTCGTGGTACATGTACGGTGAAACTGAATCCCATTGTACATGTTCCATCCCAGTGAATTCAGATGGTTTTTTAATTTTAATTGTGATAATTGCCCATGCAAATACAATAAGAAGTAAAATCCAAAATTCTCTCATTTATGTTCGTCCAACACTTTATCCCAGCCACTCGGAAAGTAATCCACGAGAAGGAATTTTTTTTCATTAGATGGCTTAGCTGGTACAAGACGAATAGGAGCCTTGTACCATTTCCCTTGAAAAGACTTGCATTCGTCATCTTGACACCTCTGAAACAAAACACCAGATGGTTTCATGCAAAACCACACATGATTTGATTTGTGACATCTTTTGATGTTTTCACAAAATCTAGAATCTGTAGAAATCCAATAATCTTTTTTATTTTTGCACATGGAAATCTTCAATACACGAGCTCTTTCTTGGCCTCGTATATTTTTACGAATAAATTGTTCGAGTTCACTCCCACAACCATATTCATCATCATCACTACTTGAATCAGAATTGTCTATTCGAATAGTGAACATTTTGAGAAAGTCAACACTAGGCGCCTTATTCACAAATTCTTTGAATACACCATCTGACGAGAATCGTCCCCATGGTATGTATACAGTACTCCCTGGCTCATTTTTAAATGACCAAAGCATGCGTAAGCCGCTACCCAGATATACGCTTCCATCAATAATCTTCTCCCAATCAGATCCCATTTCTGAAAGAATTTTCATTCGAAGACCTTGTGCCTTTTCTTTCGTAACTGAGGACTCTGGCCAAATTATGTGCATGCCATACTTTTGACCCTCTGGAACGCTTCGAGGCTTTGCTCGAGCGAGTACACACTGACCCATGTTAACAATTCCGTGAATAACATGAGTCACCTTGATAAAATCAAGCTCATGCTCAGAAGACACAAAGTCAACATCAACGAAAAATCTAAATTTGTGCGTCTTTTTTTCAACGACACAGAGTTTGTGCCCGTGAATCAAGTCTTGCACATACGCCTCAAGGAACCCATCAGATTCCCTGAGAACGCCACCATCAAGCAATAAATGTGTTGCTGACCCCCCGTCCCGTGTTACCCATTTTGATATTTCTTTCATTGGTATATATATTCATCAATTCTTTATGGTAAATTTAATTTTACTATTCGAATACAATGCATTATGAAATTCCATATTGTTTAGTACACATTCCTGAATCATTGACCATATATTTTTTCTATGTTTTATTCCGTTTATCGTATCAAACTCTATGAAATCATTTTCATCATATTGTTTCTGGAACCTGATTCGACTCGTATCCATAAGTTCTTTATTTGCCGTAAACTGGTTAATCATCTTTTCTTGATCTGTTAATGACATGGGGAAATCAAGAACGTATACATGATACACATTAAGTACATCATCGTATGCATCCTTGACTGAAAATTTATAGTACGAATAACTTCCGTGCTTAATATTCACAACCCCTCGAGTCTCCTCCTCGAGCTCTCTGAGTGCACATCTCAAAGGGTTGTACACCTCCCTTTTTCGACAACCGCCCGTAACAAACGTCCACTCTTTAAATCTCTTGTCGTGGACAATAAGAAAATGTGGTTCGCCTTGTATAAAGTATACGGGTATTGCGATCGCTTTATGTCTCTCCATTGGTTCATACTATCTTTAGCTTGCATATAAAATTCCCCCCATTCCATTCTGGATGCGCAGGATGTTATAGTTCACAGCATAGAAATACTGTGACAGAGGAGACTGCATCATCTGCGTAAAAGATGCGTTGGGTGGCATGACAAGTCTGAACGTGTCTATCCGACTGAAATTGAGACTTCCTGTTGGCTGGAGCTTAGACGTGTCGAGACAGAACGGAACAATCACAACGTTTGAGGTGGTGTTTGTGGAACCGCATGTTTCTATGACATTGAATGTCGTGACGCCAGTTGGGTTACCCGGTATAAGTCCAGTTGTCGCTACTGTGCCGTTACGTGAAACCTGGAATGAATAAGACGTTACATTACTTACATAGTACGTTGTTCCTGCAGTGAGACCAGCTGGTATGGACGAACCCGAAAACGTTACCGGTTGGTTTACGGAAAGACCTGCAGTGCTCGGAGCGTACAGAGTTGTTGGGTCATATGTGACTGTCCCGGTTACGCCAAACGGAGGAACTGTACCTGTCGTCGTTCCAGATGGTGAACCAGTTATAACAATTGGGGCACCGCCAACGGTTGTTGAAATTTCAAATGTTGTCGTACTGAGAATAGAATATATGTAATATACCTCTGAAGGGGTTATATTATTAGGTAATACCCCCCCGGTAAATATAATTGGTGCTCCTACGTATATTCCAGGTATATTTCCAGAAGGCACGGTTACAACCGGCGACCCAGCAGCAAATGTACATGTAGCTGTCATTCCGGCGTATCCGCTACCTGTACCAATAGTCAGAGTTGACAGAGATGATGCATTAAAGGTTTGATCAATCTGGAACAGATTACCAGATGAAATAGGTATCACGCTATTCACCTGGTATATGTTACTAGCCGTGAGACCAGTTGGAACTGTGCCAGTAAATGAAATTGGCATACCCAATATGACGTTGGATGTAGTGAACAGTGTCTGATTCGTCACACCTGAGAGGATTGTAGCGGGCGGTGTAACCGAGCATCCGTTAGGGTAGTACCCATTCGGTGTAAGATAATACTGGTTCACATCCTGCCAATGATACAGAGCACGAGAGTCACCAATATCGTTTCCGTTAATCTGAACCTTGAATTTAAGTGCCGATGTAAGTGTTGGAGTTGTCTTGTACGCGGCGGTATAATTCACTGACTCGAATGCGACACACTTTACGGGCTGAGAAAGAGCAAACTCGTACATTGCGGTATTTGACGTGTAACTGCGAGTCACCTGCGTAATCAGCATATCGTGTGACTTCTTGGCAAAGTACTCGCGCTCATCATTATCAAGGTACATAAATCTGGTCCAGCACATGATATCGTAATTAGAACCATTCTGATCAGTTGGAATTGCTGAGCCCCATGTGATGCGGAGTTCAACATCATGGTACTGTAGCGCCACCAATGGGATTGCAGATTGCCAATCCTTACAAAAGAAGAACTTCAGGGGGAAGAATCCCTTTGAGGCTGCGTTATCCGGGAGGTAACGAGTGGAATATGTCTGGGCACCAATAACTGGTTCTATGTTGGATATGTAAGGGAAATCCTGTGTATCGATAATCTGACCTCCGATCAGAAGTTCCACCTTGTTGATAATCTTGGACCAATCTACAGTCGGGTCGGGTGCTCCTAGTATCTTGTTGTGTGCGGTAAAGTACACGTGGCTCAGAAGGTCGCCCTTCTTCTCGAACCGAACAAGGGAAACTGCGCCTGCGCTAATTGAGCCCTGGACAAGTTGGCTCTCTACAGAGGACGCGAAATGAGTGTACCGTTTGTATGATGAGCGGAAAAATGACACCTCAGGGTTTCCTGATAGGTATGCATCCTGAACACCAACGGCTACAAGCTGAGTGATACCACCAGACATCTTAGTTTATGGAAATTTTTTTTTCTTGGTATAAAACAAAAATGGCTGGCTCTGTAAACACTGGAACTCAGGACCGTGAGGGTCGTACCATCTTCAAGGGTCGCAAGGGTGGCTATTTCACCCGCCGGGGTACTACCAAGGTGTACCGTAAGACCCTGGGCTCTCAGCCCACTGCGACTGGTATCATGAATGCTCTAGGTCGTGAGATCATGGAGGGTCCACGTGGTGGCAAGTACGTGCTGGTTGATGGTAAGAGACGTAAGCCAGCAGTGCGCGGCCACAAGAGCCCGTCCCTTGGTCTTGGTAAGCTATTCTCCACCCGCCGTGTTCGCAAGAATGCGGGCACCAAGAAGGGTCCTCGCGCCCTCCGTGCCCTGCCATTCTATGGCGCTGGAATGAACTAATTGACGTGTCAATTGACCTGTCAATTGACCTGTCAATTTATTGACAACGCGTACGCGTTTTTCTTCAGGACGTCTTTTGCCATTGACAAATTATCAGCCCATGGGTTAGGCTGAGACTTGACTTCATTAAATTTATAAAATTCATTATTTGAATACTGCTGGAATCGAGTTCCATTTGCAGGACCAGGTTCGTTTGTTTCATACTCCCGACGAAGGTTTGTCACCAGACCACCCGCGTCAAGAGGATCCGCACGAACATTCATTTTTTGGCCATTTGCTGCACGATCAGGCTTGCTTCTATTGTCCGTGAACCGCGGAAGTTGTTTAAACGTACTATCCTGTGAAAGATCAGCGTAAGGCTGCTTCACAAAGTACGACGATTGGCCGTATTGAACGTCATCCTGATCTTGTCTGTATCCAGTTTCAGAGCGAACTGTCTGTCGTTCAGTCTTGGTGTATCGTTCAGGACGACTCTCCTCAGCTCGAAGAGCACCCCCCTGCCCTTGGCCGCTATTCTGAACCGGGTCCCGGTGGTACACCTTATCAGGGTAATGAGTCAAATTTCCTGTCATTGTAGCCCCATTCTTCACAACTGCATTTGGAGGTCCGCCAGTATTTCCCTGTAATTGGATGAGACGTTCGTCATTTGGATTGTTGGGAAGAACGCGAAAGTACTGTTGGAACCCACCGGCGGATGGAACATCTGCACCAACACCCAAACCAGGGCCTATCTGCAGTCTGCTCACTGGAGCTAGATTATTCATCTTGTTTGATACATTTTCCCTATTTGATGTGTTATATACAGGCTGCCCAAATGGTAATTGAACTTGATTTGAAACTTGAAGACTCGGTATTTCCTGTTTTGGTGGAAGAATCGTGCTACCTATACGTCTACCGATATCGGGCGTTATATTACGAGTTTCCAGAGAATCGCTCACGTGATCATGAGGGTCTCTGTTAGTAGGACACGTTGTCCCTCCCAAAATTGACGTTTTCTTCTCAATTGCAGGGGAATCGTTGTCCTGTCCAAAGTTTCTACCAGCGATAACAAGTCCTAGTACAGCGGCAATGGATAAAGCATCCATTTACTTAATGAACGGATTTTTTTCCATTCATGTATCTCATCTGGAATCGCGTGTTGTGATCATCTGCATACGTGCTCACGGGATCCCACGACATGATTGGAAAATCGGCGGTTATGTACAAATTTGGGAAATCGTACGCCTGGTCTGAATATTGCTTCTTAAAGTCAAATGTTGACTGAGGTCTAAGCGTGTCCTCTATGGTTACCATCTGTTCGGGGTTCATTTATTTGTGACCAATATTTTTAGAGTGCTCTATGCTGTGTCTCTTCTACCCCCCGTCCCCATCGCGACTCTGTGTCACAGTACCGAGGGTCGTCCCGGCAACGGGGCACGCGCATACCCCCGTATGCTGAATCTATAAAATCAGATGATTCAAGTGTAGGTGCTGTGTAAAAATTATGCTCGGAAAACCACCGTCCTTCCATATATGGGTGGATCTTGTCCCACTGTTCTTTAATTGTTTGTCTGTCAGGTGGGCCTACTGAACTTCCTAAACCATTGTTCATTATATTATCCTTTGCTGAACCTTGTTTGTAAGCTATAACTGGATCTGAAATCATACCGTTCTTGTACATGTAATAAAGTGCACCAAGTGATAGGGCACCGACGAGGAGGATTCTAACATCACGACGAATTATGTACAAGATACATGAGAGATACAAAATGAAACGTGTCGTGGCCATGACGCGCTCCTTTGCAGTTTGTTTAGGTGACGGCCAGAACTGTAATATACGATCTGATCGAAAAACTTCGTTCATTTACTTTTGCTGAGAAATTGTATTCATCAGATTGAGTAGAGAAAGTGGTGAGTCTTCCATCTGACCTGCACACTTCTGTGCGAGTTCCTCAATCATTGAAAGCGTATCACTTGGAAAGCTCTTAATTGTTGTACCGAGAATAACAAGCGTATGAAGATACTGCCAAATCGCCCCCTTGGTCTGATCTGAAGCCTGTGACCAAATTGTATTCAGATCAATTTCTGAAATGGTTGGAATGTTTGATGTATCCTCGGTAATAAAAGTCTCATCGCGAGCCATGATCTTCTTCGTATACGGCGTGATTGCATCCATAAAGTTATCAAGAACCTTACGGGGGGTTGTATTCTTGAGCAACTCAAATGAAGCCTGAAACTTGACAACAGACTTGTTTTCTGGAAATGTCATATTCAGTTCATTCAGAAATTGCTCCATCATATCATTAAAAGCATTTACAGTGGTGATGGCCATTTATTTTTATGTTTATATTATCTTTAAATTAAAGACACTTTACGCACATACTCTAGGATGTACCATATATTCATCAAAGAACCATATCAGCATACGTTCCTGAAAAATATCACGGGAAAGACAAATTCAAATACATTTACAATTCACGTTGAACAAGATCGAACAAATTATCTATGTCCTTCTACTGGAAAATACATGTACGACGATTTTGAGATTACATTTTCAGAAGAGGGAAAACCCATCAGCACGGGCGGAGGAGTGCCCGGATACTACACAAGGATAACAGTGAGTCACAATAATCTCGAAAAATTACAAAAGTTTGTCGGTGACAAATGCACCGACTCGGATGAGGATATTCGAGAATCACACATTCAAGTATACACGGGTATTTCCAGGGGATATTTCAAGTTGCACGGACAAGTGCCATGTCAACGATTTGATAGAATTTATACTCCACGAAAAACAAAAGATGTCATCATTTCACATCTAGACACATTTTACTCTTCAAAGGCAAGATACCTTGAATTCGGTAGAATGTACAAGACGTCATTCCTTTTGACAGGCCCACCTGGTTCCGGAAAGACAAGCATAGTGAAATCCCTCGCCCTAAAGTACAAAAAACCCGTGTACATGATATCATTCTCGAAACAATTGACAGATGAAGCATTCATAGAACTCATATCTGATATTAAAAATGACTCGATCGTTCTTATTGAAGATATAGATGCCTTTTTTGTCGACCGTGAAGCATTGGGTATAAATATAAGTTTCAGTGCATTTATTAATTTTCTGGATGGTGTAAATGGAACTGCACACGGAACGGTAACTTTCCTCACTGCAAATAATCCTGATAGACTTGACCCTGCTCTCATTAGACCAGGGCGGGTAGATAGAATAATTCAATTTGATACTCCCAAGAAGAATGAAATGAAGAATGCATACAAAGATCTTACAGGACTTGATACATTTGAAGAATTTTATGAAAAAATGCCAAAGGATATTTCAATGGCTGGACTTATAGAATACCTTTTCAGGAATTATAAAAATCCACTGGAATCTATCGATGACTTTTGTTCACAAGTTGAAATAAAAAATAATATGTTTGCATGATATTAAATGATGTCGATGGCGCCAGTATCATCGTCTCCTTCTCCTTCTCCAGACATGATGGCACCTGTTCAGCCTTCTCCAGTCATGATGCCTCCTTCGCAGGCACATGTTCAGCCTTCTCCAGTCATGATGCCTCCTTCGCAGGCACATGTTCAGACTTCTCCAGTCATGATGAACCGTAGATCATATGCACCGGCAATAATGCACCCCCCTTCTCCCCCAGTTCCATCCATGGTGCAGACTCCGTCTCCCCCAGTTCCATCCATGGTGCCATCTTCCATGGACACGTCAAATGAAATAGAAGGAATGAATATAAGTCATAAATTTCAATATTTTTCCTGTCTATAGGAAATGACAAAATTACTTATACAGACAAAGGGTACGTGCTGGTTTTATTCTAATTTAAATGCGTTACTTCTTAGTAAATATGGGAGGCGTGTTATTTTCAAGTATATGATTGAATTTTATAATACACTTTCTGATCAAAAGAAAGCTGAATTTATAGGAGGTGGTGGTTTTAAATGTGTACGCGATCCAGCTGTACGTAAATTTTATTTTTACAAGTTTGCATATGATTTCTGGTTTTACCAGGTACAGCACGCAAAAGGTCTCAGCCCAAATCTTCATGAAAATATAGCAAATTTCAAAGAACATCCCGAATTCTTTAAAACAGGTGCATACCCAGCAGAACAACGTGAAAACATTCTGTACGGTCTTGACATACCGTTTCAATCGTTTCTCGGAAGTAAAGTCACTAACTCGTATATAATATCTAAAAGAAACGCTCTTAATCCACGGGGATATATGAATCAACGATATGCCAGTAAAGAAATGGGTGATTATAAACTTGATAATTGCGTCATGATAATTGCTGGTCATAACGGTACACGCATGCTTTCACACGCACTTGCTGGAATTGTAACGCCCGATGACAAGTACATAGTTGTAGATTCTAACGGCGGTAAATCATTCGAGGAGGATTGGACTACAGAAGAAGGATTAGAAAGAATACTTTCGCATTATAGACCACATTTTTATAATGAGATTCACTATTCTACAATAATGTACGTGAACCCTTCAAAATTACCCCACTTTAACAAATATGAATTTACTCGCGAGAAAGAAACGAATAAAAAAGGTCGCGAAATTCACACGGGTGCCAAAGGAGGTCGATTCGTCCTGGAAGGTAATCGAAAGATATATATAAAGACTGTTCCGCAAAAAAACGCGAGCCACGCGAGTCCACTGGTAATAGTCAACTCAAAGGGTAGAAAAATCCACACGGGTGCCAAAGGAGGTCGATTCGTCCTGGAAGGTAATCGAAAGATATATATAAAGACTGTTCCGCGAAAAAACGCGAGCCACGCGAGTCCACTGGTAATAGTCAACTCAAAGGGTAGAAAAATCCACACCGGTGCCAAAGGTGGTCGGTTCGTCATGGAAGGTAATCGAAAGATATACATTAAGAAAAAATAAGTTATGTAAACAGTGATTTTAAAAAATAGTGTGAATAGGTATAAAAATGTCGCAGACTCCTTCCAAGCCCTCTAACCCTCCTCCGCCGCCGCAGTTCTCTCGCCCCGAGCGGGGTATGTGTGGCGTTCGCGGATACCGCCAGTGTATCTGCGGTGTGTGCGGATGCTTTGACGGCCACTGCATGGTTTCTATGAGTGACGGAACCAAGAAGCTCATCAAGGATGTCCGCATGGGTGACATTGTCTTTGGTGGGTTTGAGGTGATGTGCGTTGTCGAGTACAAGGTGACTAAGGATACGCACGACCTTGTCAAGCTTGGGAATTTGTGCATCACCCCGTGGCACCCCATCAAGGTGGACAAGGACTGGGTTTACCCGACCGATCTGGGTGGGTTCAAGTATACGAGTTCAGAGCCAGTGTACAATCTGGTTCTGAACTGTGGTCACACTGTGGATATTGATGGATACACGTGCTGTACCCTCGCGCACAAGATGAAGGGTCCTGTCATCGAGCACCCGTACTGGGGTACGAACAGTGTTGTGAATGATCTCATGTGCTGTGACGGCTGGATGGATGGCTTTGTGTCACGTACTGATCAGAAGTTTGAGCGCGACGACAATGGCGAGGTGGTTAGAATGGTTCTTTAGAGATGGTTTCGTATTTTCCGTTACCGGAATAGACTATGAAATAGACTAGAACAGCGACAAAAAGGGCGGGTTTGGTGTATGCTGAGTTGGAAACTTCTTTAGTGCCTTTTGTAAAGTACACGACGAACATTGTAATGATGGCAGCAAATGTTGCTGCACTGAGAGGATTCTTCATGTATGTATCAAGCATCTTGTTCTATCATGGTATTTTTTTCTTCGGGTGCATCCGGAAAGAGATCTGGTTTTTGTGGAATGTCTCTTGTTTCATCCTCCTCCTCCTCCTGATCTGGAACAGTCGCGGGTCCCGGCTCGGCGACGGCTGGTTCGGGCCCCGGCTCGGGCCCAGGTTCGGGTGCCGGCTCGGGTGCAGATACGGGTAATGGAGCTGGCGTTTCTGGTTCGAATGCCATTGAATCTCCGACTGCCGGGATTCGGCTATCAAGTATGGCCTTTATCGGTATGAGTTTCTTGATTGATTTTATAAGATTTTTATAAATCCGTTCATCTAGATTTTTTGAGCGTTCTGGTTCGCTCGTTGTCATGACGTATGGATTTTCATAGAGATCATGAGCACATCGAACAAAGCATGTCTGTATGAATGTTTCATCTGATGGAAGTTTAATATTTAGTTTTCCACCCGATGAATTGGTTCGTAAGTTTGCGGCGAGTTTGTTAATGTACGCGACAAATAACCCAATCATAAGATCCTTGAACCACGAACACCTGCTCACAATTTCTGCCATTTTTTCTTTAATTTGAGCATGTGTCCAATTTGGAACTTTTTTAAGCACCATCTGAAACTTTATAAGTTTACTGTTTGTTGCACTTTGGGAAGCATCAAGAAACTTGTCAGGGTTTTCATACACATCGAGTAAAAAATCTTTAATTACAGGGATCATGTGCTCAGATACTTCCTCTGTAAGTAACTCGATGGTTTCCATTTACTTGTTCTTTTCAAATTTTTTACGTAGAGTATCCGCAGCCTTTTTTAAATTTGCGAGGCTTGGTAAATCGTCTTCTGGCTGTTGGGTCTGTGACGGCTCTGGTTTTTCCACACCGCCCCACGCGGCGTGAATAGTTCCGCGTGAGTTAAGTACACTTGTCCTATAACCGAGCAGAGTCAACTGACGTTGTATGTACACGGAAACTTGGTAGACATCGTATGATGGTACACCAAAGTAAAATTCAGGAACTTGAAGAATAACATCTTTCTTTCCGAATGAATTGTACGTTTCAATCTTTTTACAAAACTGCGTCAGGATTTTCTTGTACATATCTCTCTTCATCTCCTTTTTTATACTCTCCTTCTCTTTGAATGTGTGAGCGTGTATCATCCTTACTGTATCGATACTCTATAATTTTCCCAAATCTTACTCATGTCCACTGTTGGCTTATCAACTGTAATGCCTGAAAAATCCATTTGCTTTGTATAGCCTGAAAAAGGGTTTTGATAATTTGAAGGTACACTTTGCGTTACTGATGTGAGAGATTTGCCATCTGTTTCAACATCATATTGAACCCCTGAGAAGTCCTTTGTATTCAGAAACATAAACCGACCTGAAAAACTTCCATTTCCATTATCGTTAAAGTACACTGTATCTATAGGATATATACCTGCATCACGTTCATGGAGCATATTGAGTGCATTTTGAAGAGCTTCAACTTGGAACATTTCCTTTTTGGGGGGGTCACTTGTGAGGCGCTTGTCCTTGGTCAAGTACAAAAGAACTCCTAGAGCGACTACACATGCGATCAATTCTCTCATTTAAAATAGAAAATCAAAATAAATGTCAGCTGTCCTAATTTACAGCAGTCAGAAATGCAAATTTTGTGCTGAAGTTATTGATTTCATTAAAAGCAACCCAGTCATTATTCCGTTACTCAAGACTCATGATATTATGACTCAAGGCGTACCTAGGGGCATTGACAGAGTGCCAACCATCATAACATCAAGTGGTGAAAAACATGTTGATGTAGAGGTGTTAAGATGGCTCGAAAATATGATCCCTACGACGTTCGAAGGATGCGGAAACTGTAAACTCGCTTCATCATTCGATGAGCCGTATGACGGGGTTGGTGATGGGTTCCCCCTTGATGCATACGGCATAAGTCTCGCGCCTCAAATGACCCGAGAGCTTCAGGATCGCATAGAACGTCCACTTAATGATGCGTATGCGGATATTAAAAAGAAGGTTGGTGTGTAAAAATAGATATGGTCGTTCAACTAAAGACCATTCAGGCTGTTGCCATAAAATCTCTCGTTGAGATTCTCAAGGATATAATCAATGATGTGAATGTGTATTTTGACAAGACTGGCATGAAGATAGTTGCTCTTGACGTTGCTAGAGTGACACTTATTCATGTCATACTACACGCAGAAAACTTTGAAGAATATTCATGTCCAGAAGATGTTACTGTTGGTATGAACATGTCAAATATATTCAAGCTTCTCAAATCAATATCGAACAATGATATTATATCAATTACAAATACCGACGAAGATCTGATTATCCACGTGACAAATTCAACAAAGAAGAGTTCCAGTACGTTCAAGGTGAAGCTTTTGGATCTCAACGATGATCTTTTGGAGATACCGGATGAAAAGGAGCACGGATCTACAAAAGTGTATACATCAATTAGTTCGGTTGAATTCCAAAAAATTGTGAGGGATATGGTGAATATAGGATCTGACATGAAAATTGAGCGAACGAAGAATATGCTCACATTTGCATCGTCAGGTGATTTTGCAACAAAGGAAACTCAGCTCGAGCAAAATGATGATATAAAAGGGACTTCATCGGGTGTTTTTAGTCTCAAATATATTTCACTCTTCACAAAGGCGACAATATTATGTCCGCTTGTTCAGATAATCCAAGACGAGACAAAGGACGAACCTATAGTGTTCAAGTACAGTGTCGCAAATCTAGGAACTATGTGCTTTTATCTAGCTCCTCACGTTTAAAAAGATGCATTGTATACAAGTAATGAGCGGTCACCACGTATTGGGTATGCTGTCAGGTGTGAAGATCCTCACTACAGATGAACTCGTTCCTAAGATGGAGAAGATTGTGTCTATACTCGGCCTCACGGAAGTAGGCAGGTGTTTTTATCAATTTGAGCCATATGGCGCAACAGGCGTGATTCTTCTTTCAGAGAGTCACTTTTCTGTGCACACATACCCAGAACATGACAGTATCCAGTTGGATCTTTACTGTTGCTCCGATTCGTTTGATACGAATAAAGCAACTGATGTGATTATGAATATTTTTGATGCGGATTTGTTTCAATGGGATTATGTCAAAAGGATTTAGAGCGCCTTAAAATACATCTCTGCGTTCATTCGTTTCAGGGGGTTTCTATTAGGATGTAAGAGGACCATCATCTTTTTACGGTATTTTGGGTCCATTGGGCTTGGAAACATGGACAGAGGGATTCCTAATTTCTTACTTATATTCTTTTGTAATACTGTACGAGGAGGTGAAGAAAAAAATGCATTCCTTCTCTTTGTTTTTGGTTTGAGTTTCTGCCTGAGTATAGAAAGTACGTTGTTCATTTAATATATTATTTTATTTTAAATGAAGAGAGTAGCTAATTACGCACGACACACCAGAAACAGGGCAATTGCGTACGCCCTTCAACCAACAAATAGAAACGACCCTAGAACTCGTATACTTAAAGAAGGTCTTTTACGCGCGTATATGAATTCAAATAAGAAAAAACTTATAAAAACAATAGTGAATTACACCACAGCAAATTCAAAAAATGAAGTAACGGTTGATATACGAAATGCCGTACATGCATATGTGAATAAAACAGGAAATTATAAAAATGGTAAACGAGTTGGTCTAAAAGTTGCAGATGCTCTCATGAAGTATATAAATAAATCAAACCACAGCAAGAACACACCATTTAGAAAAGGAATGACAAATGGAGCTATTCAATCAGTCATATATTATTTACCAGGTGTTGTGGTTAGGGGAACGTTAAAGAAAATACGCGGTAATACTAAAAGTAATGCAAATAGCGGCACCGCCCCTCGTAGTGCCCCGGAGGCGAGGAACACCGCAATCCAAGCGGTACACAATTCACAAACAAGATCAAATATTCACAATGGATACAAGAATACTTTCATTTAAAAAGCAGACAGATGCCGAAACGTTCAGTAGACTTATCGAGGGACATTACAATCTGACAAAACAATGGCCCATGATAAATTATCATGAGATTTGGCACTATAAGAATGATATACACACCCTGAAACATTTACACGTGCCAGAATGGAACATTGAACATTTAAAAATGTACTGTAACATGTACATTTTTGATATGTTGGAGATTGATTCGATAGAGGATGGGTTTCGCTTGAGGGGTAATCTCATTCGGTGGGATATTCCACTCGAATACCAAATTGAGTACCTAGAGAGACTTGCACTAATCTAGAATACACGCAGTCTTTTCAAAAACCGCCTTTGTATACTTCATAGACAATGCAAAAATAATCTGAATCATTTCAAAATCGGGTGTTTTCGCCTTGAGTGGATTATCTCGAAAAATCTTCACCTTGTCATTCACATTTGCGCATATGAGCTTCTTGAGCCATGTGACATGCTTCTCGTTAGACGGATCAAACTCTTGAAGCATTTGGTAAATGTAACGATCAATTCTTTAAGGACCCATACACACTGAACAATATCCTTCATTCTTCTGCTTGTTCTGAGTACGCAAAAGGACAATAAGAGCCAAAATGGCAACGACAATCCAAATCTGCTGCTTCATATTTAGTACTATGTGATATTTTATTCCTCATCAAAATCTTCATCCTCCTCTTCATCCTCTTCCTCCTCCAAATCTTCATCTTCATCGTCCTCCTCCTCCTCCTCTTCAAGCTCAAAATCTTCGTCTTCATCATCCGAATCATACTTGATAAACTCGCCAATTGCAATCTCCTTAAAACCAAAGTACAGCTCACTATCAGTCTCCGTGTACTCGGTTACAGACTCATCTGTAATGACGTATGTTTCATCTTCGTATGAATAAATACGCCTGTTTCGCTGATCTCGTTTTGCCGTAGGCGAAAGATACTTTATGGTAAACTCTTCACCATTCTTCGAAACAATCTTGGCCGGTAGCGACTTTGTACCCTGGTTTTCAACCTCTGTAAGTACTTTGATAAGACTCATTTGTTTTTGTTATTCTAAATTCTTTAAGAGAATTTCCACCTATTCCCACACCCCTTGCACGTGACGAATGTCGTCATCGGCTCATCTGCGCTACGCGTCTGCATCTGGTGGTACTCCGTCTTCTTGCTCTTGCACTTCTTGCACATAAACACCCCCTCGTACTCGTCATCCTTCGACTTGATCTGCTCCAGCTGCAACTCCCTCTCCTTGTGCTCCTTAAGCGCCTTTGCATAAGGCCCCTCTGGCCATAAGAGATCAGCAGACATCCCAACGAGATCCTTGCACTTCACCTCTTTTGAGACGAGTCGCGCCTTGAGCGAACCCTCCACCAGCGCGCGCTTCATCTCCATAAACTTGTGCGCGTACATCCACCGAAACCCCTTCTCGTCACTGGGGCGAGTCGCGTAAAGGCGAACCGTCCTGTTGTACACCGCCTTTTCCACATTTTTTGCGAGCACCTCCTCGCCCAGAATGGAGAGGAACTTGGTCGTCGCAATCTGCCTCGCCTGCATTTTTAATAGCTTATTTCTTTCTGCTGATGGACCCTGTTCACAAATCTAAAATAAGTTGGTCTAGTCCCGTATAGTACAAAGAAAGATCCTTATAAAATCGGCGATCCTTTTCGCCGTGAAGATGAATCCACGCGAGATTTGATTTCGAATATCTTGAATCCGCTTGACGAGGAGTTGGTTTCCTCGGAGTCACCTTTTTCTTTTTCGCGGTTTCCGTTTGTGGTGGTGTGTAACTAAGTGCTTGCATCACCGTATCGGCAAGATCATCCTTTTTCTTTTGCGCAAGGAACCATTCAAGCCTATCAGGATTATGCTCCTTCAAAAATTCGGTGCATCTGTCAACAGACGCCTTTTTTCTCTTGAGGTACATGGCCCTCCCGGGCCCAACAACATCAGGAATCTTATGACGCGCATCATAAACGATGACGGTCTTTCCGTGAACCAGGAAATACGTGTGCAAAAAATGCTCAACGGACTTCATAGTCTTGTTCTTGTCTGGTTGCTTTTCTATGAGAACGTGTTGAGATTGCAGTACCCATTCGCGGTCGCGAAGATGTTTCAGTAAACTTTGGAAAATACCACCATCCTGGAGAGGAGGTATTCCGCTCGCATCCCAATGTAGAATAGTCTTGCCATCCATGAGACACATTCCTAGGTTACGAATCCCAACATCAATACTTAAAAGCATATTAGTATACTTAAAAAGAACATCTTTAGATGGTTGAGAAATCAGTGTGTTGGTGGTGTTGTCACTCGTTTGACTGGGAATCTCTTCATTTTCCATTTGAATTCAGGTCTAATGTATTTCGCACGACGGGTCATTTTTGTTCATGGGGGTGTATGAAAGCGTACGGAATTCAAAGAAATGATCCGAGATTCTTTGATCTTATAACGCTCATGAGAAAGAGAATTGAAGGAAAAATTACACCGACAAAGACTGCGCCAAGTAGATATTCTCTTAAACTGTTCGGTGGACCATTGTCAATTGAAGAATTTAGAAGTGGAATACCCGTTAGAATGTTTATACCGGGTGAAGTATATCAAGAACCATTAGTTGAAACAACGCGCGAAACGCAGACGACTGGAATGCTTCAACTAAAAAGAGAGAAACCATTAAAAAGAGACGGTGCTTCAAATAAACTAGAGGCGTCATTAGGTATAATAAGAAAGAAATGTTTGGATGGTGCTGCAAAACAGTGAGAACAAAAAACGAATGGAAATTTTCAAATGGAACGGTGGTTCTTGCAGATTCATTTGAGGATGCGGTTCGAAAAATGAACAAACCCGGAAACAATTGGGCTGCGTCGGAGACGAATGACCGCATATGGGATGTACAGGTTGGTGACGTTATTCATACGGACATTCCAGCGAGAACGGTTACAATGGCTGTTTCGCGAGCCTTGTGGAAAACTCACCTTGATTCACAAATTAAAAGGGTGACGACCTTTTCATGTAAACATGTTCATGCGTCTAAAGAGGTATGATGTCAAAGGTGATGTATCGAGTCACAAATCGCTTTCGCTCAGTTTTATCAAAGCGAATCTACACACGAGAGTCTGGAATTGGGACGCCATTTCTCAAAATCCAAATTTTAGTTGGCACTGGGTACGTGAATTTCCTAATGAAGCGTGGAATTGGTCAATTCTTTCCAAGAATCCGAATTTAATTTGGAAATGGGTTGATGAATTTCCTGAAAAGGAATGGGATTGGAATCTTCTTTCAAAAAAGGTGAAACATGTGAGCACTGTGAATGCGTACAAGGACAAACCATGGAATTGGGTCACATTGACTTTGAGCGAGGATATACCCGTTGAGGATATTTTACGATACCCAGAATTTCCATGGGAGGTTAATTGTCTATTTTTCACGAGATTGACTGATTTTGAAATTCCATTCCTGCGACATTACAAAGATTCATATGATGCTATAGCGTGGAAGGATCATACCAATCATGCTTCATGGGAGGTTATACGGAAAAATATGGATCTTCCGTGGGTTTTTAGCGACGTGTCTCCTAGCGATTTTACACGAGAGGATATTCCTATTTTGATACATTATAGAGATGTATGGGACTGGAAGATTCTCTCTCGGTGTGTACCATTTTATATCATACACGAAACACAAGATCTGCCTTGGGATCATGAAGAGATTTCAAAGAACGATACGGTTGATCTTTTCAACATTCGTAAATGCAAATGGGTAAAATGGAATCTAGCTCATGTGTCATTTGATGCCGAAATTCACTTGTGGAACGCGGCTCAGACTATCAAACGGTACTGGAAACGGTGTGCAACAAATCCAGAGTACAAGATATGTAAAAAACTCGTGATGCGAGAGATTGAAAGCATATTACTGTATGAACGTGACGTACGCGAGAGTAACAACTGCAAAGAGGTAGATGACACCGGAGAGGAGTGAAGTCCGGTTCGGGTCATTCTGTTTTGATGCAGAATTTATAAAACACATAATTGTATATGCGAGAAGAAACAAGCATGTGAGCCCTGAAACACCGCGTAGAATATTCTCCTTCATTTTTATGTGTATCAATATAAAAAATGGAGATGAGTCTTTCTCAGAAACTTGATATTGCATCAAATGAAATTTTACATAATGAAGCGTATGAATGTGCAAAGCGTGTTATGGTTCAGATGAAGCGGGATTTGGATTCTGTAGAACCTCATGACCCTAGAGCATTTTTACATATGGTTATGGACTACATCGATTTAGATTCAGTTGTTGTTATTAGTGTACCTACTGAAGGGGGACGAAGACGACGAGGTTTTTGGAACTGTACCAAGAGCCAGGAAGAGTAGAGCCATACCTATAACAATCATAAAGAGAGACTTTATCCACTGAGTAGACTGATACGTCTTTGTACCCTTACCCTTGGTATTAATTATGTTGGAAATTGCTTCTACAACTAAAAAGAGAGTTGCTATTCCAAATATTCCTCTGTACACTGTTGACGGTTCAAACATTTATAATTAAAAAATATTTGTTTTTAAAGAAAAGAGTGATGGATTTTTTGGTCCTTTATCCAAGAGGCAAAAACCTTTTTATAGAAATTGTGTGCGATTCATATATAAAATATCAACCTCGGACTGAATCTGAATTGGATCAAAAAGCCACCGAACTTATACCGGTTATACAGGAACTCAAAGAATATTGTATAAAAAACTCACTCGCACAGATTGTCATAATTAATTTTGAAAAGGCCATCTACTTTGAGAAGATTAATTTTATTCTCACTGCGAAATTAGTCAAGAAATTATCTGAAACATTTCCGGATACACCTTTAAAACGAATTGAGTTTCATCACGTTTCTCCAGTCATAAAGACTATATATGATACTGTAAAAGGTATCCTACCCAAAAATATAAAAGATGTCATCATTATAAGCGATGGGGGGATATTCGGAAACGGAAATGGGGCTTCTTAAATCGTGGAAAGAAAAAGCAGGTGGATGGAGATGGCTTCATTACCACTCCATGCATCATTATAAAAAGGTAAATGCACGATACACATATTCAAGTATATTTTTGAGTACACTCGCAGGGGCTGGAGGATTTTCAACCGCGGGCGGAACGTCAACACACGACAATACAATTATGGGCCGCGTTCAATTTTATATGGGATACGTAATCGGTGGCACGAATGTCATAATAGGACTCATTAACAGTTTCATGCGTTTCGGAAAAGCTGCCGAAAAGACAGAATTACATGCAAGCGCAGCTATGCAATACGCCATGCTCTACAGAATGATTGAAACTGAGCTCAGCCTCACTGATGATCACAGGCAAGATAACCTCATTCAAACCGTGCGCCAAGAAATGGACCGCCTCCTTTCACAATCGCCATCCGTGCCGCAAAAAATTGTGGATTCCTTTAATAGACTATTTCCTGACGCGGAAAATAAACCAGATGTTTGCAATGGTCTCGGTGGCGAAAAGCCAACCTCACTTCCAAGCGAAATTTTAAACCGTATGATGGGAACTCCGAGCGGAACACCAAAAGCGAGAAAGGAGTTGGTACTTGATGAAGGCAAAATATATTCTCTCGTTACAGTATAAAATGCCAATTTTGAAAACGAACAAATATAGATTAGCCGAAAAGAAATACTTAAACCATCTTACAAAAATGTACAATGACGTTAAAAACAGTAAATATATGACACAAAAAGAAAAGACACACAAACTAAATATTTTAAAAACACTATATACAGAAATAATCAGACAACACAATTCAAAGTATATGCCAAATAATAATTTACTAATTAATTACTAATCACATAGACAACCTGTGTCTGCTGGAATCCGTTAAATGTAGAGGCTGCTGCAGTCGTATACGCTCCAAAAGTTTCGATGTAGCACCATTCGCCAATGGCCAATTCGGGCAACATGACGTTATCCGAAATCTTATCTATCGAATCACACGTTGGTCCAAATATAATAGACTTGTACCTCGGCCCGTTCCGCTCATTAAATGGGCACACTTCAGGTACCGCATGATCAAAATAGATACAATTGAACGAACCATATACACCATCATTTAGGTAGTATACGAAATCGTTCTCGCTCGTTTTCTTCTTCCCGATGACGTTTACAACTAGCGTGTGCGAATTATTCACCATGAACCTACCAGGTTCCGCCATCCATTTTATTCCCGAGTACTCTGACGTGTACTGATTTACGATAGCAGAAATTGATTCGAATGTTGAATCCTCAAACCCACCCCCGATATCGATAATGTTGGCAGAAAATCCCATATCGGTACACTTGTCAATGACCACCTTTGCGTTTTCAATCGCCTCGGAATATTTTGAAGGGTCTGTACACCCAGATCCGACGTGAAACGATACACCGATTATCTTAAGCGAAAGGGTTTTTGCGATATTGAGAAGGTTGTCAACATCTTCCATGGGACAGCCAAACTTACACCCGAACCTACACTTTGACCCGGTATCGTCAACTTTTATCCGTAGAATGAGGCTCGCGTTCGGGTGATACAACTTAATCTTGTAGAGTTCGTGATCGCTATCGAACGTCATCGTATCAACATCAACCGCCCGCGCATACTTAATCTGTCCGGACATCTTACAGGGATTTGCAAACACGATTCGTTCAGGGTCGTCTATTGCCGAGAGAACGCTCGCAATTTCATTCTTGGATGCGCAATCAAAGTTACAGCCTAGGTCCCCAAGGACTTTGAGTATCACCGGATTTGGGTTGCACTTTACTGCATAGTATGGCTTTACGAGTGGCATACACTCGACCCATTTTTCATATTGACGTATAACCTTACCGATATCAACTATGAAAAATGCCTCCTCGGAAACACTACCTTCCAGAAAACTTGCAATTATGTCAAACACATCATCAGTGTCCTTATCGAATAGCTTGATGTTGTGTTCTTGTATCAACTTGGTGAGATCGTCCATTTTTCAAAAAGAACCTTACATTTTTAAGTCTTGTGAACGGGGTCTCAAACTCTGAGGCCATACTCACCAAAAAATGGGCATCCTCGATATCTTCAAGTGCAGCGGCTGGGGCGAGGTCGAGGACCTCGAGCGCATTTACGAGAAGGTTGAGCTGGTGAAGCCGATCGGGAAGTGGCCCGCGGGTACAAAGTTCGATGCGTGCGTGTTTCACGTTGAGAACCTCACGATGGCGTTCATGGATGGCGACGATGTGCTTATCACGGTTAAATTGGGGGTAATTTAAACAGTATGTACACAAAAATATAAATGGCAATCAGCGATATTTTCACCTTTGATAGTTACACTGCAGATGATCTATTTGTTACGTATCAACAGGTGAAACTCGTGAATACAATTAATAGATGGCCAGAGGGTTCAATATTCGATTCGTGTATTTTTGATGTGAGCAATCTGCGATTTTCGTTTATGGATGATGATGTATGTGTTCTCACGGTTGATTTAGCAATGCCTTAAAATAAGCATGCACAGTAAAATAAATGAGAAAGGCGACAATTCCCAAGGCTTTACGCGAACAAGTTTGGCGTGTATACAACTCTACGAATTATAATGCGTCATGTTACGTTCAATGGTGTTCAAACATTGTCACCCCTTTTAATTTTGAGGTTGGGCACAACATACCTGAAAGTAAAGGGGGCACTCTAGATATCGATAATCTTAGGCCTATTTGTGCTTCGTGTAATCGAAGTATGGGTGACAGGTACACGATTGACGAGTTTAGCGCACTGTCACAACCTCCTCGCGTTCGACGAACTTTTTGTTGTTTTGTGAACAGTGCTCAAGCGGTTGACCAGTGAAAACGAAAAAATGGACATTCTCTTCCTGGACATGCACCGCGAGGCGCTCACCAGTGCCGCCAAATACCAGCTCATGACCACGCCAGAGGATCAGGCACCCGATGGGTGGGCCGAGGCGTGGACAGATTTTTTGAGAGCATATGAGGAAAACTCGCAGATAAAGAGAGACAAGGCGAGTGCGATGCTGGATTGCATAGCATGGGATTACGCATACGACACTGATCTCATCTTGACACCGGACGAGGAGATTGAACTGTGGGACATGTTCTCGGAGGGGCGTGTGTTTAGCAACGAGGAGAAGCAGTACTTTTGGAGTTTAGTGGACGGCGTTTAGAATTGCTACAAAAAACAAACAAAATGAATCATCCTTACAGTCGCATCTTTACTTTTTCCACCTTTCTTCCGGTGAGTTCCAACGAAGTAATTTACAACAATTGTCAGCTTCTTGTCGAAGTGTACCCACTGAAAAAGGAAGACTATGTGAAGACCATCCGGGTTTGTGAAAGTCACGACAAGTCCCTTTTGACCCTCACATTGGAAGATGGGCAAGAGATCAACGTGTATGCGCGAAAAATGTTTGTTTTGTGAACAGGGTCCATGTTAAGTGCCAAGGAAAATCACAAAAAATGCCGAGTTTCTCCACCTTTTTCGTGTACGATGATGGGGTCCCGTGCAGTTCTTTTGTGCAGGAGTACTACAGATGCACACTGGATCAGGATATGGGGCCGTTCAAGGCGGGTGAGGTGTTTAGTACGGTGTGCTTTGACATGAAGAAGTTCGTGCTGGAGTTTTATAGGTATGCAGATGAAGATCTGGAGGCGGAGCAGATTTTGGTGGGGGTGGTGCAGCTAGGTGTGGTAGTTTAAGAAATAACACGCAACAAAACAAATGGCGACACTTACAGTTTATTTTGGAAACGCGGGAACAGCAATCAAGGGGCACATAGCAAAGGTTGAATTTTTCGGCTATGTTTTGGCAATTTATTTTACTAAAGCCAAGACGCTACTAAAGTGTAATGAAGCGGTATGTGAGTGCAAATCAGCTTAACAAGTGCCTTCAAAAAACAAAACTCTTGTGCGAGTTTTTTGGACCCACACACCCGAAATGTAAAAAAGCTATTGAACGCAGTGAACGTGTATACTATAAATTCCTTGAACAATTTAAAGTTTTGGATGATGATGAAACTGAAAAGAAAAATGTCGATTGACGAGTTGTACAACAAGATTGTTATAGGTGGCGAGACATCTCACTTTTTGTATGATTGTCTGTACGAGTATAAATATGATGAATACGTTCTTTTTCTTGTCCTTAAATCATTTGGATTTGAAGATATAAGCGAATATGAGAAAAGTGAAAAGGTTATTGATGAAGTGGAAACCGCAATTGATAATTTCCAAAAGAGCTCTGTGAACACGGAATTGATGATTCAATCTCAGGATCGGGAAAAAACAAGTTTTGTGGACAAACGTTGATGTAGCATAAAATGAAAATGACAAAAATGAAGTCGTTCGCTGAGCTCTACGAGGATGGGGTTGTGGCCGAGATGATGCTCAACCTGATCGGCCTAGGTGATGGCATGGAGAACGAGCCAGAGGAATTTGCGAGTCCTTTGTACGAGTATGAGTACGCGGAGGAGATGGTGAATACGTTATTGTCTTTTCATGGCATGGATTTGATAGAGTATATGCGACGGGACGAGAAAGTTTCTGATATTGAAAGTGCCATGGAAACACTCAAAACTGCCAGTGATGAACTGGCGAATGTAGTGCGCACGTACATTCGCCAGAATCATGTCAAGCTTTCACCCGATTCGGAATTGCTATTTTGGGATGTGTACATTGATTCACTGGATCACGAACTCACCATGGAGGAAAAACAAGTTTTGTGGTCAAGCGTTGATGCAGCCTAAAATGAAAATCACAAAAGATGTTCGCCGATCATTACGTCTCGGAGGTGGTGCGTGTTGTGTGGGGCGACTTCCTGAACGGGAAGATGGTCCATGCACCCGATGGGTGGGAGAAACTCGCGCAGGACCAGAAGAACTCACAAGATGTGCTCCAGGCGGTGTGCTCCTCAGCAGGGTATCGGAATTACCTTCGGTACCGTCACTGCAATGAGACTGTGAAGGACATTGACCGCGCGTTCGAGGAGTCGCGGCGGGTCCGTGATATGATCACCGATCTGGTTCGTGCATATGTTCTGGAGAACGGTATTCGCCTTTCTCCAGACCATGAGGCGTGGTTCCTCGATGCGTACCTGGAGTTTAAGGGGGAGGAGGGGGTGACGTACACGATGGAGGAGAAGCAGGTTCTTTGGGCTAGCGTTGATGCTTTGCTCGAGGCGTACCGGGAGTTCAAGGGGGGGGATGAATCGCCGCATAGGTTGGTTGTTTAGTCAATCTTGTGATGAAGACGAGAATTAAGATTTTAGTATCCGTGCTTTTTTAGGAATTGACGCATCGGTTTGTTGTCGCTTAGGTGGCACATGTCTGCTATTTTCTTCATGTATTCGGGTTTATAATGAACGTAAGCAAACATGTGCTCTATCAATTTTCTCTTATAACGCTGACTCAAATGAGGTGTGTTGTATATATGTATTGCACGGTTTAGATACATTACATTCCTGTTATTTTTAGGTTTTAGCTGTTTTAAAATATATTCACTTGCGATTCCCTGCAAGTTAGGATTTCCGCGGTACAAACGTTCTCTACGAATTTCACCTTCAAGTGTTCTATGATTTTCTGGTCGTGGTCTGAGATTATTTCTCCTTTTTCGCGCATCGTTGATATGCTTTCTTCGTTGCTCTTTGTTTCGCTTTATTTGATCCTGATAGTTTCTCAGTTTTCGTTCACTTATCACATTGAGAGGTGATTTCACATACGAATGGAAATCATGAGGTTTTGTACTTTTACTTCCCATTTATTAGTACAACTATTAAAAACGCGGCACGGTACCCCAAAACTCCTTTGGCTTTTCCATATAGAGTGTATAAACCTTTTCAGATTGTTCATCCTTGTTTTTGGATATTTCATTCTTCTTGAGTTCATATCTCAAATCTGAGATTGAAGGATCATTCAACTTAGCCACCTCGAATGAAATGTCATGAATTCTCTCTGAATCATCCTCGACCCAATAGTAATCAAACTTTTCATCATGTTCAGTGATGCATGTACCGCGTACAATCTTTCCCTTTTTCTTGAGTACCTCACGAAGGTACAATGCACAGTTTGTAACGGGATCTCCAAGTTTCTTGTGCATCTTAGCGCGAAGAACGAACCGTTCCATTTAATTATAAATGTTGCATATTCTTAAATGTTAAAACAAAAATCTGAGTCATGTTGGATGTTTTCAGTGCTAAATGCGTTACTTCTTGGTAAGTATTCGAGAAGAGTTATACTAAAACACATGAATACATTTTTAACAAAATTGTCAAAAGATAAAAAAGGTTTATTTTTAGGAGGTGAAAATAACATAAAAAGTAAGAAATGGTACTTTTTTAGGTATGCGCGTACATTTTGGAGAGAGCAAAGACAGTTGAACAATTCAAATCAGAATGTGTACAAGAGAATAACAAATAATCCTATTGGGTGTAAATTCGCACGCGGTGTATCAAGTCCTTCTTATGTAATACAAGAACAAAAAATAATACTTTCAAGTATAGGAATAACTGACCAAGAAGTTATGATAATACAAAAAAATCCACCCAGTACTAGCACAGGTACTCGCTCAGGTGCTCGTTCAGTTACTGGCACAGTAAATGCGTTTCTCCCTCATAACATTCCTTCAAATCATGAAGGTTTTAAATTAAATAGTGCAATACTTTACGTCTTTAATAATCAAACTAAAAATGGTCATGTAATTACTGGTATAATTGCACCAGATGGAAGTAAAAAGGTTATTGATTCCAATGGGCACATAATTGATGAAGATTGGACGACGAAAGAAGGTCTTCATAAAACAGAAAATTTTTACAAAAATAAATATGAAGAAATCTATATAAGTTCAATAATGTACATAAATGATAACAAATTACCACCATTTAAAAACGTATGAATAATCAAAGTATATGAAGAAAATTCCAAAGGCACTCAGAGAGCAAGTATGGAAATGTTATTACGCAGAAGCATTTAAAAAGAAGTGCTGGGTGAAATGGTGCGAAAATACAATAACGCCATTCTCTTTTGAGGTTGGTCACAATATTCCTAAGAGTAAAGGGGGTTCTGATTCACTCGACAACCTGAGGCCAATATGCTCCAATTGTAATAAAAGTATGGGAAACATGTATACAATAGATGAATTCTCTGAGCTAAGTGAAAGATGTTCAAATGCATGGGAAAAATTTAGGTTCGTGAACACGCGCACGTAATAAAAAAGAAAAATGAAAAAAGGGAAAAATGAGTGACCTACATTTCGCGTATCTCGCGTATGAAACAACGTTGGAGGCTCTTATTGAGGCTGAGAGGGCATGGGAGGATGTAAATGAGATTCATGCAGCCCGTGAAGCTCATGAACACGCTAAACGCGCATTAAAATCTGCCGAAAAAGTAAATGACGGCGACAGTGACAAATCAAAGAGTGTACAACATGGTTAAAGCAAGAGTGAAGGCGAGGGTTTCGAGATGGCCGAGTGCGTATGCGAGTGGTATGCTCGTGAGGGAGTACAAGGCTGAAATGAAAAGAAGAGGGTTAGTTGCGTACAAGAATGGGGACCGTCCTTTAAGAAGATGGTTCAGGGAAAAATGGGTAGATATTAAAACTGGGTTGCCATGTGGTGCGGTAAAAACCAAAGGATACTATCCCACATGTAGACCGAGTAAAAAAATTTCATCTAGGACTCCTAAAACAGTGTACGAGTTATCTGCATCTCAAAGAAAAAGGGCAATTAGAAGAAAACAAAAAGCTAGAAAAAATCTCATATATTTTTAAATGGAAATAAGTGTTCCAGCAAAAGTTGGACTTGTTTTACTTCTCGTGTGCCTACTTCTACGCCTTAAACCTATTCAGACCATTATAATAGTTGTGACGCATTTTCTTTCTCATAAATTCATCACGTAAATGCTGGTATTTTTTTACGCATTGTTAAAGGACGTGACCTATTTTCAGCCCCTGATGGGTATCTGTGTTCCAGATAAAAGTTTGCTTTATTTGCTAGTTTTGCACTTGGAGGGCGATTACCTGGCGCCATTTTGTTTACATTAGAAGCAACAAAAGTCACATGTTTAAATCCTAATAAAGACGCGCCTGCTGCGAGCTTTTTACCTAGTTCCGTGATGTATCCTTTTCGTCTAAATCTGGGATCGGTGTAACCGTATGCTAGATACAGAGTACGTCTATTTTTTGGAATAAAATCAATATACGCAACTTTAATTCCATTCTTTGTTAGACTCGCTCTGTAAAAAGGTTCACCGTCAACGGTAATACGTCTGATGTCCATCTTATTAAAGAATGGTTATATTTTCTCCAAGAGGGACTCGAACCCCCGACCACATGGTTAAAAGCCATGCGCTCTGACCAACTGAGCTATTGGAGAGGACTCCTCAAGGGGGGCTCGAACCCCCGACCACATGGTTAAAAGCCATGCGCTCTGACCAACTGAGCTATTGAGGACTACTTATTTAATGTATCTTTTCCTTAAACCACTTTTCGTAATCAAACGAGTCTTCATAATCGTCCCATAACTTCATAACCTGGTTTCGCTTAATCTTTTGTCGAATCTTTGCATTCCATGTATAGTGATACATATCATTTCCATTAAAATCCTGTACACTAGGAGATGCTCCTTTACGCAAGAGATATCGTATCGCGTAAATGTCCTTGTGAATGCATGCGTACATGAGCGGGGTCCTACCAAATTCATTTTGAAAATTGGCGTCACACAGAGTCACGTCGCGGTAAAACGAGTCAACGTAAGGATCTCCCTTGTGTTCCGTGGGGTCGTATACCTTGTGATTCTTTTCATGTTCCAATTTTCGTACAGTTTTCATTGGTTCTTGTTTTTAATAAGGTTCTTATTTTTAATAAATGATTTTATAGAAGGTGCATGTAATATATACTGAACGTTTCCAACAGTCACACGAGCATTTTCGGACAAGTGTTTATTTCTGTATAATTTTGATAAATATATTTTATTTTGGTTGGATAATTTTGTTCCTGTTCCTGGCAAGAAACGTATTCCAGTACCTTGTGTTCGCATTATAGCTCGAGTATTTCCGCGAGGCGTAATTGATTGTAAAAATTGTTGCATCTTTGCATTATTCTTTAATAAAGGACGTATATCATTTCTGTGCGATTTGATTATGGACAATATATACGGGTTTGTAAAAACTTCGTATGCAGGATCACGCGGTGACATTATACATCTTACTTATAAAAATTTTTTCATGCCTGGTGAGCGTAACGAGAATTTTAACGCACGTACACCACGCATATACGAATACAAGATACTTGTACATTTTTGTAATTTAATATATTTCGTCTTTATAAAATGAACTCGAATAATAAAATGCGCGCACAAACACGTGCGTTTATTAAAGCACTGAATAAACGCAAACTATTCAGACCATTTAATTTTATACAATTATCCCCTAAACCAGGTAGCAAACTTGTATCATACATTAGTATTAGACGTAAGAATGTACCACCCCTGTATCCTAAAAAAAATAAGTAATGTGAATTGGTACATCACATGTGAACAGGTGAATCCTCAAAAATGAAATACGAGTACGCAACTGATCCATACGTTCACGGTCTCGGGTGCTGGCTGATGCAGTGTGGAAAGTGCGCCAGGCCTCTGGAGAATGCGTACACGTGGGTCTGGGATGGCTTCAATGCGACTGTGTGTACGACAATCTGTGGTACGTGTTGCACTCGTCACGATGCGGAGGAGGAACTGAAGCAAGCTTGCAACCCGCACTATCTCACGTTGTACACTGACAAGATTAAGATCGAGGAACCAGTGTACAAGGTTAGACGCTCATCGGGTGCGGTCGAGGAGGGGTGGTTCGTGTCGTGCCAGTTCAGGGAGGCTTTTCCGCACATCAATGACGTTGTGGGTAAGCCAACCATGCTGCACGGAATGAATTCAGGTCGAATCGGGATTCTGATGAATGATGGCAAGGGGACGAGGAAGTATGTCGAGTGGAAGGAATTTCTCCGCCTAAACGAGATTGAGTATTTTGATCCGCCCATATATGATTCGAGGATTCCTGAGCACGTTACGAAGTTTTGGGAAAAGACCTTGTCTCCACCTTGATTCCGAGAACCTTGCACACCTTATTTGCTAAATTTGCATCATAAACACCCGTTTGATTTTCGATTCCAGCCATGACTGCAGGAACAACATTACACATCTTGGCCAACTGATCGCGAGTCAACTTTTTGGAAATTCTCGAAGTCATGACTGCGTTTGCCATTTCTTTCGAATAGACCTTTATCCGCTTCGTTTCAATATCAACCTCCTTTGGAAGTGATTGAAAGTGAACCTTCTTCTCAGGCTCTTTCTTTTTGTGAAACACGACTGGTTCCCAGTCTTGGTGACTCATTTATTTCTATGAGCTCGTCAACTTTAAAATTGAATACGAGGTGTACTGTTCCACATTCACGAAGTTCTGTTAATTTGGCATCTTTGTGCCATTTAAGGAACCAATCAGGCTTTCTATTGAGATTTAAGAATGTCCAATACACACCATCGATATAAAATTCGTAGCGAACAAAGTCGTATAGGTATACACCTCTTTTATAAATTTCGAGTAAACACATTATTTTCTTTATATACTATAAATGTTTTTAATTGCATCAGCAAATGTTCCGCCACGGACTACTCACCAGCAGAATAAGAGACGTGCAATGGAAAAGGCTCGCATTCAAAAGCTAAAGGTGTGGCATGAAAATGTCAAGAAGATTGCGAGATCCGAGATTGAATTTATTTCCGCTCTATTTAAAGAAGACGATGAAACTCATCACGAGTGGCTCATGGAAACCGAGATTGTTAAAGAGGACCCTTGAAAAGTCCGGACCCATTTATGTAAAAATAGGGCAATTTATGGCGAATAGACCGGATATATTCGGTGATGATATTTCATCAGAGTTGGCTTCGTTACAAACGAGGGCTGAATTTTTCGAAGCGACAAAACCAAAGGAGGTGTACAAGATGGATCCCAAGCCCATTGCGGCTGCTTCAATTGCACAGGTTCATATGGGTACTATGAAGGATGGGCGCCGAATTGCAATCAAGATAAAGAGGCCTATGATTGACGAACAGATGGAGAGGGAACTTTCTAGACTCGAGTCTGTTGCGCGGCTTGTGAGTCTCGGTGGATTTCCAAAGGCTCTTACATGGTTTCGTGAGTTTGAACAAGGTATGAAGGATGAACTTGATTTTTCAAAAGAGGTGAGGAACCTTCAAATGTTTCAGGAGATGTATTCGCATAGTAAAGAAATCAGGATACCGAGAGTACTACCAGAACTGTCAGGGAAAGATCATATAGTCATGGAATATCTTCCGAGTGTTTCGATTAAAACTGGTGATCGTGTCATATCGGAAAATCTCATGAATGCATTCATTGAACAGATACTCTACATGGGTGTTGTACACGGAGATCTTCACGCCGGAAATCTCGGTATACACGGAGAATATACCATTGTCATGTATGATTTAGGTAATGTCATTATGATTCCAAAGAGTTACATGAAAGCTCTTAAAGAGGTACTAGCCGCGTGTCAGGAAAAGGATCCTCATAAACTTCTTTCAGGTATGAAGAATATGGGTATGATTGTTCGAAATGAAGAGACTGCACATAAATTTGCCATGAGTTTTTTCGAGTACCTTGATACACTCGATCCTAAGAGTTTCAAGTATTCCAAATCTGATTCTATGATTCCTATTGAACTTGATGATATGACTCTAAAAATTCTACGAACATATTCACTCGTCGAAGGACTGTGTAAGACTATTTACCCGGAATTTACATATGAAAATGTGATTCAACAAAATATGGAACTTCTTTTTATTGCATCGATCATCTAAAAAAAATAGACGCATACAAAAGAAAGATGAAACGGTTCACGGTTTTTCCGATTCGGTACCCCGATCTATGGAATCTGTACAAGAAGGCTGTGGCGAGTTTTTGGACTGCAGAGGAGATTGATCTTTCAAAGGATGTGAATGATTGGGAGATTTTGAACAGTGATGAGAAGCATTTCATTTCAACGGTGCTTGCATTTTTTGCCGCTTCGGACGGTATAGTCTATGAAAACCTTGCCAAGCCCAACGGATTCATAGACTCTATAGACATACCAGAGGCTCGTGCATTTTATTCGTACCAGGGATTTAACGAAAATATACACGGTGAGACGTATTCTCTTATGATTGATAAGTTGATTCAGGACCCAGTAGAGAAGGACCGGTTGTTTGATGCGATTCATACAGTACCATGTGTTGCTCACAAAGCCGAATGGGCTATGAAGTGGTTCAGTATCGAGTCGCTTCCACATAGGATATTTGCATTCGCGTGTGTCGAGGGGATTTTCTTCTCAGGAAGTTTCTGTGCATTGTTCTGGCTAAAGAATCGTAAGATTCTCCCGGGTCTTTGTTTTTCAAATGAACTCATTTCGAGGGATGAGGGTCTTCATCAGGAGTTTGCGGTGGCTCTTTTGAAGTACTTTCCGATTCAAGAGAATATTGCACGTGAAATAATACAAGAGGCGGTTCATATTGAAAAGGAATTCATTACCGATGCGCTACCATCAAAGCTAATCGGGATTGATTCGGTAAAGATGAAGGAGTACATTGAATTTGTTGCGGACCGCCTGATGAAACAGTTGGGGTTTGCGCCTATTTGGGGGTCACAGTGTCCATTTGATTGGATGCAAAATATTTCGCTTGAAGGCAAGACGAACTTCTTTGAGAAGAGGGTTGGCGATTATTCGAGGCATGTTCCTGAGGCGGGTGATTCGGTTCGATTTGATGAGCCTTTTTAGGGGGCCATGCCCTGTACGCCATCAGAGACCTTGTAGCCCGCGCTCTTCTTGAAGATTGCCTTTGGCTTCATGAGGAGCCATAGAACCAGAGCTAATACCAGGGCGTGCACGATGAGACCAGTTGGGGTGGCTAGGCCGTCAGATGAGGCTATGGTGCGACCCAGTACGCTGCTCACAACCTTGAAGAAAGGTGGGCTCAGAACAATAACTGCAATTAAAGCAGTCTTTAGGCTGATCCACATCTTCTTCTTCTCGGAGAGGCAGTCGCAGGAAGACATTTAATATAGGCCAAGATTTAAAGATTTGAAGCTTGAATAGAGTAAGAAAAAATGGCTCCTGCTGTTGAGAACCTGATCTCTTTCAACCCGGCCAACCTGTGCTTCTCCGCCATGAAGAAGAATGCAAAGGGTGGAAAGGCTGTGTATATCAATGTGAATGGTACGAATGGTCGTGTGTTTTTCCGTGTTCCTGAGTGTCGCGCTCCGTTTGGTCTGAGTTCTTACACGGACAGTTCGTCAGGCAATACGTCCTATAGCCTTGACGTGTCTCTTGATGATTCTGCACTTGTTGATAAGATTCGTGCCATTGAGGAGTGTGTATTGAATCATGTCGTGAATCATTCAGAGGAGCTACTTGGTCGCAAGTACACTCCTGATGTGATTAGGCAGGCGTTGTTCAAGAGCTCCATCAAGGAGTCTAAGGATGGGAAGTATGCACCGACGCTCAAGTTTAAGGTTATGGCGAATTCGGGTGTGTTTGATGTGGGTGCATACAATCATGACAAGAGTGAGACGACGATCGATACTCTGCAAAAGGGTCAGCGCGTGAAGACGCTGATTGATATTGCACAGATTTGGATCATTGATAATAAGTTTGGTATGTCTATTCGTCTGAAGCAGGTGATGATGTCACCTACAACTGATCTAAATGAGTGTGCGCTGGGTGACGATGATGGCGTCGAGAATACTTCTTCTGTACTACTAGGAGATGAGTGACGCGATTCCGAAGTATGTGTTTAGAGGGGAGGGGGTTCAGATTGGAGAATGGTTGATGAAACATCCACAATTTAGAAAACAGATTATAGATAATATGCGGCGTATACTTGACAAAATTCATATACGGTATCCGTCATTTAGACACATGAACCTCAATTCGAGTACAGTATTTTATAAGGATGGTCGTCTTAAACTGAGTCACTTTGAACATGCTAGAATGGATTCAAGTATTCCTAAAAATCATGATCTTAAGACATTTATCAAGTCTCTTGGAGAACCGTCGGCTGCTGAAATTGCGCGAAGACTTACATCCTGAATAGGGAAAGACCGATTGCGAGTAGGAAAGTCTCTAGGAGGGTGTTTACTGGACGAAGGATGCTGATGTGCTTCACAAGTGCACCATTCCATAGATACCGAAGTAGGAATGTTAGGATGAGTACATAAAGAAGGAATGAAAGTATATTGCTGATAAGATCCTTTGAAGTGCGAGAGCCTAGGATACCTATCATTTTAATATTGACTAATAAAAAAATGTGCGAGATGAAATTAACAGGTTATGAACCAAAATTCGATTATCGTGGCTGGGGGGACAAGGGCCGCGCTCACGATAATTGTTACGATTACGCCTTTAACAGTTATAGCACGACGAGACCTGTGAAGAGCGTTCCTGGTGAAAACTACAATTTTCCTGAAGACAACTTTACAGACTGTAAAAATTTCGTAAAGAGGGTGGTGTCTGATAACAAAAAGACTGTGTACAACCTGAAGAATCCTTGTACGACATGCCAAAAAGGGTATTATAAAGTTATGGGGTTTGTAGCCCCCACGAATGAGTACAATGATCCAACTGGAGATTTTCACTGGTACCGCCAAAATCAGGCTGTGCGGTATAGAACGTGCCGCGGCGATACCGTGTACGGACTTGCGAAATTTTTCCGTGTGAAACCAGAAGTTATTCTGAATGCTCTGAAGAAACGGTCAAAGCCCACTTCACGAGATGATGGGTTCATAGCTGACAGAGGAATGACCGTTAATATACCAACCCCCCCGTATGCCCTGATAAAGAAGTATGGATCTCATCTTTATTTTAAAAAATTAACTTCCGGGTTTATACTTGTATTTAAAATTAATGCATGGTCACATAAACAGGGGTGGGCGACAGGGCCTCTTTTGGTTGATGCAAATGGGAATCTTATAACCGATCCTCGTAAAGCAAATAGGCATTATGGGTACAACTACTCAAAATTCTGTTCGGCTTTCTGTGTTAAACAACGAGGGGTAAAGACTGGAAAACCCTAAATCACCTAAAACGTCGCTTAGATCATTAATACCAAAAACTGAAAGGGATGCGAGTACATTATCAGAATCGATTTGTAACGTTTCAAGAATAGATTGAATGTTACTTGTCGTCTGCTCTGAGTAAAAGTGAAGAGGTTCTATTCTGATAGTGACTTTGTACATGTGTTTTTCAAATTCGGTTCTACACGTCGGGCATGTGTATTTACCTCTACTTTTCCATTTATTTATACACTCTGCGTGAAACTCGTGACCACATACCAGTGTTGTTTTTTCACCTGTCGTTTCGTCCAAACAAATCGGACACTCCGCCATTAGTATTAGATGGCATTTTGTCTTGTACGTCTTCTTCGCAGTCTTGCATTTTCATCCTCAACTGTTCGAATGGCATCAATGTATACTGCTGAAACGGCATCTCTGATACTCTTTTTAAAGACGATCAACGGATCTGATGTCTGATCTGTTCTGCACACCGGACAATCATCAGATGTAACGTACCATTCACGTATACATAAAGAATGATAGTGATGTTTACATGTCGTGATATGTATGTCTTTAAATGGAATATCTTCTAGGCATATGGCACATGTATCGGGTGTGTGCCATCTACATGCCGTTTTTCGTTTACATGGTGCACCGAGTCTAGTGACACCTATACACGGCGCTGACCCCCCCATTTCTTAATCACGGACAATATTTGTTCGTGAATTGTTTCAGCATCTTGGTTACCGTCGATTACATGTGTGTTTTCGGATGTAATATTTTCGTGATACGCATGAACCTTTGTGAGATACTCGAGAGTTAGGCACGAGTCTCCAGTTTGTTTACGCGAAGATATACGTTCATAACACTTTTCAGGATCGGTTCGAATGTAAATATGAACGTCGGGTTTCCAGCCATAAAGGGAATACATATTCGTACAAAGATAATCTTCGTGCGATTGAACAGTTCCTTCGTCTACGAGCATCTTCCAAAATACTGCATGCGATGAATATGGTGAGCGTTCATAAATTTCTCCCTGTGTGTATGCATTGAATGTTCCTAGAATACTCAGTTGAAGCAATAAACCCCACCTGCTCCTATCACTGTAAAAAAGTTCAAGAGGCCATTCCTTAATCGGTTCAGTGACTACTGAATATCCCTTTGCACGTAAAAGTTCAAGTTGTGTCGTTTTGCCAGATCCTATATTACCATCAATTGTTACCCTGCTGTGGCTGTGTGAGTACATTCGTACTATCTATAATGCTAAAATCTTTATTTGAAAATGGCTCAATGGTACAGGTAAAAGGCGGGTAAACAGTTTCCGGGGATTGCTTCTGAAGCCACTGGCGATACTGTAGATTATCTTCAGATGATATTCCTGCATTCTTGAGGATACGGTCATTAAATAACCGGTCAGAAGTCCAATCCATGCAACTACCATCAGCCATTCCAATGCGCGTAGACATTTACTTATCTCCAAGAAGTTTTCTCCACTCATTAACAAACGAATACCCCATAAAAATATCAAACGTCTTCTGAATCTTACTGGGACCCATTCGAACCCCCTCCATGATACCAAGTAAAAATTCATACGAGACTGTAATATCCCGAAGGCTTGTAGCTCCAGTGATGAGAATACACCCAGAACTGAAAATACTCGCCGTAACCTTTTTCGTCCCGCCACGAGGAATAAACTTCACCTTGACTGCTGAATAATTTTCGGGTTTGAAAGAAACCTCACACCCGTTCTTCTCGCATACATCCATGACTCGAGTCAAATTAAGATTCGAATTCATGGAAAAGTTTGTGTTGATCATATGAATCATAAATTCACTCGATGTGACAGTCCTATTAAAAAAACAACTCGCGATACATTCCACCTGTCTCCTGATACGCGCACAATCAAACAAATCCGAACATCCCGTGACGTGAACACGCCCATTCGGAAAAAACTTCACAGATTTGCGTGAATATGAATCTATAAAGACGGTTGTAATCTGGTTATAAAAACTATTTTCCTTTATGGTCCATTCAAACCCTTCGTGGGAAGAACCTTGCGGCTTTGTGATGACACCGTTCTTTAAAAACTCGCGCATGTCAGATATGTTGATGTCCGAATCAAGCTTAAATGTTGATGTGATTGTTGTCAGGCTTATATACGACGGCTTGGGCTCCATCGTACACGCGTCCCGCGCCGCGATCATGTGCCTCACATAGTCTTTGGTTTCCTTCTCCATCTCTTTGAATGCTCCGAAAGGATCGCCTGTATCAATTTTTGTTTTGTCATCTTGGCAAGCATACTACCCAGTAAACCAAACTTAGTTTTTTTCTTAGAGTTGCGTGAACGCGGCAAGTTGTTTGAACTCAGTGAGTTGTTTGAACGCGGCAAGTTTCCGTTGTTATTTGAACGCGGTGAGTTGATGTTGTTTGAACGAGTCAGATTGCCGTTGTTTGAACGCGGCAAGTTTCCGTTGTTATTTGAACGCGGTGAGTTGATGTTGTTTGAACGAGTCAGATTGCCGTTGTTTGAACGCGGTGAGTTGTTTGAACGGTTCTGGTTACGTGAACGATTCAGGTTTGTCTGGAAACTTGTGTTACGTGACCGTGTATTACGTGAACGATTTACACTAGTCTGGAAACTTGTGTTATGCTGAGGTCTCACCTTTTCATCATTCTCTATGGGTATGTTAAATGTGACATCGCTCATTTAAAATATCACAGGATAATAAATGGTGAAAGGAACTCGGAGACAGGTGATGGATGGTACTGCCGATGAGACAACCGGTGGACTTACCAAGAAGGATCTCAAGTATAATGACGCAGGCGAAATTGTATCCAGAAAACTTTCAAAGCTTGCAAAGCATAGCACATGGAATGATTGTACAGAACGGGCTCGAAAGGAACTGATAAAGGAAGGTGTCATTCCTAAGAATGAACTTGTTCTGATAAAAAAAGGGAGCGAGTGGTACAAGCGAGCAATGGAATATTTTTCAAAGTAAACAGTCGTGTGACACGAGACGCATCTGATACATTTTAATCGATACACCGTATTTTCCATTGAATGGTCCATATGGCGACACCTCAATAATGCAATCAAGATCTTTGTTTCTCAGGCTTGGAGGTGAATCACCGTAATCAAACATGAGATTGTAATTAGAATCATAATATTGTGTAAATCCAGGCTGACACTTTATATGGAGTGTATCACTTGAAGCAAATCTAGAGTCGTATGTTGGATAATGCGAACACAACGTCTTTTCTAGATTTTTAAACCACTCTATAAATTCTTGATCTTGAAACTGAACACTCACAGTTCCAAAATCACTTATATCATATTCAGAGTATACTTTAGGAATTTGAAATCTATATGGAGGAAGGGTGTCTGCTACAAAATCCTTCCAAAGAACCATTCTTTTTTTTTCTTGTTTCACATCTTTAGGCCCCGCATGATGTACAACCTGGTTGCCATGTGCACACGGGCCCCGTTGGGCCAGTTGGCCCAGTTGGTCCCGTGGGGTCCAATGTTACTTGAATCGGTGCCGCCTTTGGGCGCGTTCTAAGATAATACATACCCGTCTTGAGTCCCTGTTTCCACGCATACATGTGAATGCTGGACATTTTTGCAATAGTTGGAGACTCTACAAACAGATTCATACTCTGAGACTGACAAATGAAATACCCTCGATCACGTGCATGATTAATAATTACGCGAGGACTAATTTCCCATGCCGTCTTGAAGAGCTTTCTGATACTCTCCGGAATCTCTTGAATTTCCTGTATAGATCCATTGTGTCGAATGATGAGATCCTTCATGTCGGGCGTCCACAGGTCACCTAGACTCTTGACGAGGTGACGATTCACAACGACAAATTCACCTGCAAGAGTTCTCCTAAGGTACAGGTTTGTCGTATACGGTTCGAAGCATTCATTGTTTCCAAGAACTTGTGAGGTGGTTGCAGTTGGCATGGGTGCAATCAAGAGCGAATTCCTTAGGCCTATGGTCCTAACCATGTGACGCATTTCATCCCAGTCATAATTCCATTTAAACTTCGAAGCCCCGCCGGCAAGATCAAATTGCAAAAGACCTTCTGATGCTGGTGAGCCGATGAACGTTTCATATCGCCCATGAATCTTTGTGAGTTCAACTGATTGTTCTAGAGCCGCGTGATACATCGTCTCGAAGATTCGCGAATTAATTTCAGATGCTTCATCTGAATCAAAAGCAATTCCGAGGATACTAAACACGTCGGCAAGACCCTGTACGCCAATTCCGATTGGACGGTGTTTCATGTTTGAAACTCGAGCCTCTTGTACAGGATAATAATTTCGGTCAATCACATCGTTGAGATTACGAGTCACGAGCTTAGTAACGCTATGAAGTTCATCAAAATCAAATGAACCGTCATCATCTCGAATAAATGCAGGCAATGAAAGACTTGCGAGGTTACATACTGCAATTTCACGTGAATTAGTAAACTCGATAATTTCGGTGCAAAGATTAGATCCAGTGATTGTTCCTAGATGTCGCTGATTAGATCGAGAATTGCACGTATCCTTGTACAGCATATACGGTGTACCCGTCTCAACCTGTGACTTGATAATCGCATTCCAAATTGTAAGAGCTGGAAGTATCTTTTTTGCGCGGCCTTCTGCCAGATACCGTTCATAATGCATCTTGAAATAAGCCCCGTAAGAATCAGATAGGTCAGGGCACTCGCTAGGATCGAAAAGGGCCCAGTCGCCACCAGATTCAACCGCCTCCATGAACATATCAGGAATCCATAGAGCCGTAAATAAGTCACGGCACCTGGCATCCTCGTCGCCCTGATTCAGTCGAAGTTCCAGAAAATCGAGAATGTCTGGGTGCCACGGTTCAAGGTAGACTGCAAAAGAACCCTTGCGCTTTCCAGTCTGGTTTACATATCGTGCGGTTGCATTATACACCTTGAGCATGGGTATGATACCATCACTGTGTCCATTCGTGCTCTTAATATTTGCACCTTTGCTTCGGACACTTTGAATGTGAATACCTATACCTCCAGCATGCTTTGAAATCTGGGCACATTTTGAAAGGTTTCCGTAAATATCTGTAATCGAATCATCAACTTTCGTGAGAAAGCATGAAGACATCTGTGAACGAATCATACCGGCATTAATCATGGTTGGAGTTGCATGAATCATCTTCTTTGTTGAAAGAAGTTCGTACGTTTCGAGAATAGCCTTTGGTTTCATATGCCCATGAATACCAATTGCAACGCGCATAAACATATACTGTGGAGTTTCACCGGGACTCATGTATACCTTTTGCATCGTCTTGAGGCCGAAATACCCGAAATCATAATCCCTGTCATTGTTGATACGATCATCAAAAAATTCAGCAACTGCGCGGAGTTCATCAGATGCTGTTTGAAGTCCCTTGACAAATTCGGAAAAAACGGGAGGGCTCGTCTTGTGCATGTTACTTACAAGAATTCGGGCTGCAAGCACTTCATAATCAGGGTGAACAGTCATCATGTTCGCGGAAATATCAGCAGAAATGTCATCTATCTGTGATGTTGAAATTCCGTCATGCATTTCATAAAATGTCTTTTGGGCCACCTTATCAGGAATAACAGCGAGGCCGATGGACAATTTCTTGATTCGTCGTGTCACCTTATCGAAGAGCATATCCTGTTCATCTCCAGATCTCTTGACGACTTTCATTTAAATAATAAGGTTGGGTATTTTTTAAATGATGCCGATGAAAAGTGCACTAAGTGATACATATTATTCATTGTCGAACATGGAATATCTACAGGGGGCTATTCAGTCTTCTGTCTCACAAAAAACTGGATATACAATTGGACGCCAGAATGACGGTGACCTATACAATCTCATGAGAAAGGTATACACTGATTATATGCAGAGTGACTTTTCGGACATTTCGAATCAGGTGAGTACAATGAATGCAGCGGTTGTAGCATCAGCAACTAAAACAATATCAAACGGAATAATTCAGAACCTGATATATCTGAGGGATATTTCGACTACACCTGTTCCCCCTGATATTCCGCGCAGCACAAGCACACATGGTCTAAAGCTTTCACGGTATTAAAAATAAAAAATGAATAGGATCAAGGAGGAGAATATACGTATATGTAGACAAAAAGGGTGGGATCGTGCTCCTATTAATAAGGTATGGCTTTTGTTTACCGAAGAGATTGGTGAATTGGCTGCCGCTATACGCCAAAGTCAGGGGGTTTACAGAAAACCGGGGAGTACGATCAATGTAGAAACTGAACTCGGGGATGTATTTAGTTACTTGTTTCAGTTGGCTCATATGCTTAACGTGGATCTAGATAGGATGTGGGAGACACACAAGGAGAAAATGACGCTAAAGATATACGAAACATAAAATTTCAGACGGCCTTAATAAAATGTATGCATAATTACAAATGGAGCCAACTTCGTGCGACCCGATAAATCCGTATACTACAACGAACACATTCGGTGTTCCTTACAACGGTGGATACAAACCAGATCCATCACTTGATTGGATTCCACCAAATGATAATAAAGTTGATCTTGACAGAGCAGGTGATGATGAGTTTTCCGTACCATTCTTTGTTACACCTCCCGCCGTTCTCGTAAATACATGCGAAGGTCGTCGCGCAGATCCTCGCGAACCAATTAAAGGATACGAATTAGAGTATGACGATTTTACAGTTCAGGGGCCATCGGAGCCATCAGTGGCACCAGTTACCATGAAACGCTCAGTGCCATTAGGAGACGAAGAGAAGGAGATGGCGGTGAAGATCCTTCTCGTCGCCACGATTATAATAGCAGTCATGTGGGTTTCTAGAATTTGATAATCTTAGGAGCGACTACCTTCTCGAGAACAATCTTTTCAACCGGACAAGGACATGCGTGTTTCTCCAACTGAATATGCCTGGAACAAAACCACATGACACACTTTGAACACTTCATTGTGATGACTGAACACTTTGTACCTGCACAACACTTTTCCATTTATCAACTACGCTTTCCAATTGTTTAACAGCGTCCAATTTTCATAAATATTGGGAACGACACACTTGTACACTCGAGATACTTCGCGACATGCTTCATTTGTGAGAATGCGTATAGTTTCAAGTTTCGTATGAATGTCAGAGTAGTCAGTGTCACCGAAAATGTCAGTGCAAACAGTGACAAGTGTGACAAGAATACCCTGAATTTCCCTCTTCTTTTCGCGAGCCTTCTCGCGCTTGTATATTTCCCTCTTGAAATCTTCAAGCGTGATATCATTCGTGAGATAATCAGTGCGCAAATCTAGATTGTCAGTTGCATCATGTGTACGAAATCGAGGAATCTCTACATGTTCAACATGTTGAATCATTCTGTGCGCCTCCATGATAGTGCCAACCGCAAAAGGAGGGTTGGGCACACGACTCAATCGATTGACAACTTCGCGATAATGAGGTATACCCCCACACGGAATATCCTCAATTTCGCGAGCCACTCCACCCGTTCGCCGAAGGTATTCATAATAGTGAGGGTTGTGAAGAACCCCGCCGCGAACAACCTCACCTGTCCTCCACGAAAATGGTGTTTGACACAGTGTACAGAACATCTGGTCACACCCGTTAATCTTATGGATGAGTGACTTGCATTTTGGACAATTCTTTGTATCATTCATGATGAGTTTGACACTCTCTATAGTTTCATTGTTACATTGGTGATCATCCGTCAGGATCTCATGACAATTCCTGCAGATGTGTGTATTGCACAGTTCGCATTTAGCCTTTTTGCAATCAATAAATCCTCGACATTCCGCACCTACACATTTAATCACGAGAGAAGAAGGCCCTGTAGAACTCTTCATTCTACGATGGTGGATCAAGCCTGCCAATTGAGCAATGTTATGTTGCAAAACCATGATATCAAACTCCTTCGAACACGACCGTAGATGTTTCGCTTTACGTGCAACCCAATACTCCTCAGAGTATGTCGTAAACAATCCATCAATTTCGGATTTAATCTGAACATTTTCTTCCACAAGATTCGCAAGTTGATTTTTCAAAACACGAATTTGCAGAACTTGTGAGGCCCTTTCTTGTGTAGCTGGCAATAGAGATGTTTCGAGATCAAACAAAACATTTTCTCGCCTCTTCTTGAGGCGATTTGTAACAAAGTAATTTCCAAATGTATCCACGAGATCCTTTCTCGAAAAAACCTTATTGCAATTCATACATTTAGTTTGAATTGATGTTTCAAGGAGATATTTTGTGGCGCATGAATAACATGTTGTATACTGACAATATTTACACGAAACTTTCTTCTGACCAAGTGTATTGCAACATACGGAGCAATCGCCCATTCTTATCCTAAAAGATACTTAATGTTTTAATTCGCTAGAATAGAAAAATGCAAGTTATTTCATGGGACGGAAGGGATTCCGACGATGGGAAGTATATGGTACACATATTTGGAAGAACTGAAGATGGTAGGTCTGCTCACATCAAAACACATTTCAAGCCGTATTATTTCATAAAATGCCGCACTCCTCCTCGGCCCGGTGAACCTGTTGTAAAAGCAAAAGATTTATGGGGATTTCAAGATCAGAAGGAACACTTTTTTATGAAAAAGGAGTTTGATTCATTTGCTGATTGGAAAACGTCACAGAGAGGAGGTGGGAACATGTACGAAGCGAACATAGACCCGGTTCTTCGATTTATGCACAGAACCGGTATCAAATCAACTGGTTGGCTTGAGATTCCTGAAGGAACGGTTCAGATTCAAGAATCGTCGTGCGATATTGATATTTTCGTAAAGGATTGGAAAAATCTTAAACCAATTCAGAGGGATGACACGGGGCCTTTCAAGATTGCATCCCTTGATATTGAATGCTACTCTTCAACTGGTAATTTTCCGGATTCGCTGACAACTGGTGATGTGTGTTTTCAAATTGCGGTGACTACCAAACAGAATGGCGAATACATAGACAAGCGTGTGTTCGGAGTCAAGACTGAATTTGAGACTGAGAAGGGAATGCTCGAAGCATTTGCAGACTATTTCAAGAAACTTGATCCCGATATAGTCACCGGGTGGAACATTTACGGGTTTGATCTCGAGTACATTTACAATCGAATGGTTATGTGTGGGTGTAGTGATCTCGTTTTAGGCCGACTGAATGAAGAGGACATAGAACTCACGGTGAAGAACCTTTCTTCAAATGCGCTGGGTAATAATGTACTCAAGATGGTCAAGATGACTGGGCGGTATGTATTCGATATGTATCAGGAAATCAAAAGGGAACACAAGTTTGAAAGTTATTCACTGAATAATGTATCCAAGACGCTACTTGGAGATCAGAAGATTGACATGCCAGTTCATGAAATATTTTCACGTTTTGCAACTGGAGAAGGACTCGAGGAGGTTGCAGAGTACTGTATCAAGGATACTGAGTTGCCTCATGCAATTTCAGAAAAGCTTTCACTGCTTCAAAATCTCATGGAGATGGCAAAGGCGTGTTGGGTCCCTTTGAGTTTTTTGAGTGAGCGCGGGCAGCAAATCAAGGTGTTTTCTCAGATGGCATACACGGCTCGCGAACTCGGATTTATGATTCCGACCCTGAGACGCCAAGAACCTGAAGCCGCTTCATACCAAGGGGCGACTGTACTAGAGGCTCAGACTGGAGCGTACTACGACCCTATCACGGCTCTTGATTTTGCATCCCTGTATCCATCAATCATGTGTGCTCACAACTTGTGTTACTCAACATATGTCATGGAAGAAAAGTATCTAGGAATTCCTGGCGTCACATACGAAAAGTTCGGAGCACATATCTTTGCAACTGAAAAGGACGGTAAACGAATTCCAAGTCTTTTGCCTGTCATTCTCGAGAGACTCAAAGTGCACAGGAAGGAAGCCAAGAAGATGATGGAGACATCGGGGCCAGATATGTACTCGGTGTACAATGGCAAGCAGTTGGCGTATAAGATTTCAATGAATTCAGTGTACGGGTTTACAGGTGCGGTCCAGAAAGGAATTCTTCCGCTCATGGCTATTGCGGAGACTGTGACTATGCGCGGACGCCAAATGATTGAGCAGAGTAAGAATTATGTCGAGGAACATTTTCCGGGTGCTAAGGTTCGGTATGGGGATACTGATTCGATCATGGTTCAATTTGATACGGGTGGACTCGCGGGTCAAGATGCAATTGAAAAGAGTTGGGAACTTGGCGAAAGGGCGTCACGGGAAATTTCTGCTCTGTTTAAATCACCGAATAAGCTGGAACTCGAAAAGGTGTATTGCCCTTATTTTTTGTATTCAAAAAAGAGGTATGCTGCAAAAATGTGGGTCTCGAAGAATGGAAAGGTTGTATTTGATAAGGTTGATGTCAAGGGACTGCAAGTTGTTCGACGCGATTCATGTAAGTTTGTGAGAGACACATGCTCATTACTTTTGAACACTATTCTGGAAACACCTGATCCAAGTAGCGCGTTCAAGCTCGCACAATCTGCAAAGGAGCGTTTGGTAACAGGTCAGGTTCCAATAGAAGAACTCATCCTTACGAAGAGTCTTGCGGGTTCGTACAAGGTTCCTATGCCCCATGTCGAAGTTGTCAAGAAGATGAGAGAGCGAAATCCCGGCTCTGAACCTCAATCAGGAAGTCGGGTTGAATTTGTCATTGTGAAAGCAAAGGGTGATCGATTATTTGAAAAGGCGGAGGATCCAGAATTTGTTCGCCAAAACCCAAAAGTTAAATTGGATTATCAATACTATTTTGAACATCAGCTCCAAAAGCCGGCAGAGGATCTTCTTGCACCTCTTATCGGTGATACGACTGGCGACCTTTTCAAAAAGACAAAGACTCGTAAGATTACAGACTTTTTCGTAAAGGGTTAAGGGTATGGAACTCAGAAACAGAAAAAATGCGCGCTCTCTTCACTGACCAGGAGTCAATCGAGATTGAGACGGGAGTTTTTATCCCGTATATCTTTGCACACATGTGGAAGGATAAGATGATTGTCATAGGTATCCGTGATGTTCTTGAGGATACATCTGTAGAATGGTTCAATCCGCGTCAAAAGGAACTTTTGGGTACGTGTGATGTAATCATGACTTCACGCGAGTATCTTGAGTATACGTGCAAGGTGTGTAGGAACAAGGGTGGAAGTAAGAAGTTGACTTTTCTTCCGTGGGTATCTCACTGTCGCGAAAGTGATATTAATGGTTTGTATAAATTGGATCAACGGTATAATTCCACCTCACCATTTTTTAAGAGGCATCCGATAATTGATCCATGTGGATGTAATCCTCTGTGGAATGGTATTCCGCAGGTTTGTTCCATGAAGGTGATTCAAAATCTCGCACCAAACTTTTTCAATCTTCCGTACAAGGATGATTCACAGTCGAATGTTGTATTTACACCTCTCCCAAGTTCTATTGGAAATCAGGGACCTATAACAAATAAGCAGTACCGTTATATTGTGGACTTGGAAAAGGCGAAGAAGGTTCGGCCAACTATGAACAATCTTCTTCTGCACAGGTTCACGACTGCACAAGCTTCGCAGTATATCCGATACCTTACGAATCTACATGGAGGCCCGAGCACTCTCCAATCTCTTATGAGGCGAATTGATCCAATGCATATTCAGACTCATGATCCTCTTGATGACACGGAGGATCTCATTACTGTACTCGAAGAGGCGATGACCATGGACGATTTCGAAATTCCAACAACAAACTACATCTAAAAACAAGTTTTGTGACCTGGTACAATGTTCACAACTTTATTAAAATATAAAAATGAAGTCTTACGATTTGCTCGTAATCAAAGGATGCGATGATCGGGCGGTTGACATCGTGCGTGAGTTCTTAAAGAGAGAGAATCCTCACCGGAAAGAGAAACAATGTGAGGCAAGGACGATAAAGGGCATGCAGTGCCTGAAGTGTGCGAAAGATGGTGAGGTGTTATGTGCCGTTCATCTCGGTCTTTCTGTTTATAACGAGATGCCAAAGACCCAGCGCCCGATTGAGAAGAAACGCGAAGAAGCGTCTGCTAGATGCTCTTTGTGTGGGGAGTGTTGTGACAATCTTTGTGGGATTGTAAAGATTGTCCAAGACGTATTTCATTTCAAGGGTCAAGGCGAAGGTTCGGTCAAGTGCCCGATTGAGAAGAAACCCGAAGAACTGTCAAAGGCCCAGCGCCCGATTGAGAAGAAACCTGAAGAACTGTCAAAGGCCCAGCGCCCGAGTGAGAAGAAACCCGAAGAACTGCCAAAGGCCCAGCGCCCGAGTGAGAAGAAACCAAAGGCCCAGTGCCCGATTGAGAAGAAACCTGAAGAATCGTCTGCTAGATGCTCTGTGTGTGGCAAGTATTGTGCCAATCTTTGTGGGCTTGTAAATCTTGTCCTTCGAAAAAAATATGGGGCGAACGTAATTTAAAAAAATGAAACCCTGTAGAAGAAAAGATGGAGTACGCAATCATTGGAACTCTACTTGGTGTGATGAACCCATTTCTCATTGTCCCTCCTAATTATGAGGGTATGGTGACTCGTTTTGGAACGATTCACCACAAGGAGGCTGGTCTCCGTGTGGTGATTCCGCTTATCGATTCTGTAACAGCCGTTTACAGTGGTTTTGATACTGATTTTGTTTCTGGTGCAACGTGTGTTTGTCAAGACAATGTTGTCGTTAAGTTTCCAAAGGTGTATGTTGATAATCAAATGAATTGCGGAAACTCGTCTCAGTGTTATATTGATTTGTACAAGACGTATTTTATTTCGGATTCAAAGGTCAAGGCGAAGAATCCTGACGACAAGACTGTTCCAGAGGATGGAACCATTTTCAAGCACCTTCCAGAGGCGCTATCACTTGCGTGTTCAAAGGTTAGGGCTGGAAAGTTGTACAAGAATTGGCATATTTTGTATCCTGATATTCTAGATATCCTCAAGAAGAAGGTTCCAAATGGAATTAGTGTACTTGCAGTTCGAACGGATCGTCCAATTATTCCCAGTGTTGAATGGCGAACGAGTATTGCTGGGACTATTTCTAGTTGGATGTACACTCAAATAATATCTTCGTGAAGAACAGAATGAGTTTAATCGATCTCACAGCTCTGTCACTCACTGAGATTATAGGTGATTTTGGATTCAAGGCGTTTGCACAGACTGGTGGTGCCATGAATTTTGGACAGGGTATGATTGGATATGTTGGTGTAATTTATTTTTTGATCAAGAGTTTCAAGGTGGGAAATGTCATTTATGTTAATGGCATGTGGGATGGTATATCAACGGTGCTAGAAACTATAGCTGCGTTTGTATTACTTGGAGATAGACTTAATACAAAAACGCAATGGATAGGATTGGTTGTATTGATTATAGGAATATTTATGGTGAGGATGGGAGGAATAGCTAAGTAGACGCATACTTTATAAACTTTCTTAGTGCTTTATTTGTGAATTTTGGAATTACGTGCCTCTTCATAAACTCAAAATCATTTTTGGTTCCGTAATTTAAAGGAACGCTGTATGGACTGTTTTCATTAATTTGTTTACGAGACATTACATTATTTCTAATATGAGTCATGAAATGTTGTCTAACAATACCCTTGTTATATCTTGCATTTGAAGGTGGATTAAGTTTTCTTTTTTGATTAGGGTGTCCTTTAATAGCAAGTTCAGCAAGACGTTTACCACCTGATGTAATAGGTGGCATTTAATATATTTCAATAAAATAAATATGGATCAGGCAGGAGGAAACAAAGGAGGAGGTAATGGAATGATGATGGCAATAATTGTACTAGTCCTATTACTATGTGGAGGTGCATCATTTTATTTCTTTTATTATCGGTACACGAATGCATGGACCGTTGTTAACAATGTGACGGTTGATTCTTCATTGACAACACCTGGATCAACCGCTGTATCATTGTACACGGCCCAGAAGACTGCATACAGTAATAACAACCCCGGGTTTTTTGTAACGGCTAACGGGACAAATACGTACGATGTATACTATTATCCATCTGGTAGTTCTCCAACAACTCCAGTATCATCAACTTCATCAAAATCATCATTTTATTTAAGGAAAGGAAGTTCGGCTTTACCCAGTACGGGAGGGGGTGGAGTGTCACCGGTCAGTACGGGAGGGGGTGGGGTGTCACCGGTCAGTACGGTCGGTTCAACTTCTTCAATGGGTGGGTCATCAGCGACGACGTCAAATCCATATGCTCAATTTGTGAATGTAAATATAACACCGACTTTAAATGATATTGCTGGCGGAGGTGGTAATATGACGACTAGGCAGTGTCAGGCAGCATGTGATGGAAACCCTTCATGTAATGCGTTTGTTATGGGTGGAACAGATGGTAAAACGTGTTATTTAAAAAGTGTTTCGGGGCCAACTGTTATTACAGGTGATATCAATACAGCCTATATCAGACCTCTTGCAGGAATGAAGTACGCATATATAAATCAACATGATATGAATGCAGGAAGCCATAATACTTCAGGGGGTCCAGCAACAACGGATCCTATAGCCGGTGCTTCTGCATGTGATGCTAATAGTGCGTGTCAGGGATTTGTTATAAACAATATGACAGCAGGTGGGGGTGATACATATCTTAAAACTGATACTGGATCATATTCATCAGGTACAAATCCACCAGATCCGAGATGGCCTTGGGTGTCAAATGCATTTGTAAAAGCGACAAACAATTTATTAAATCTTAACGCGCCATTTTATCTTCAACATGTACAATCTGGCAAATATGTTGCATATGATTCTGCGAATAAGTTGAGTGGGTGTGCAGATGCTGGTATGGCGGGATCATTTAATCTTGTTGCTTCTATGTCTAGTGCTACACCTATAACAGCTTCTTTAAATACTGGATTATATCACTGGGATTCTTCCGGTGTAGTTGCACTAAAAATAGGTACAAATCAATTTATAAGACACTGTGGTCAGTGGTTATTAACTACTACATCTTCTCCACAAAATGGAGATTATACATATGGGTGGAAATTTATACCAGTTCCGAATACAACTGATACATATATTACATATAGTTACTACAATAGTTGTGGAATAGAACTAGGAACAGATGCAGGGCAGCATTTACTTCTTGGTGGCCCATATACTCCGAATAATCAAGCAACTGGGGAAATACCTCTATCAACTACACAATGGAAAATAGTGTATCAATAAAACCGGAGACATGTGATCTAGGGCAAAACACCAAGACAGTATGGTGAAGATGGTGAATACATTTGTGCCGTGTGATGACGTGGAAAAATGTGCGAGAGAGTTGGATTGGAGGAGGTTGGGCAAACAGCGGGTGGAGGCATATCAGATATGGAGGGCGTTAAAGGGGTATACAAGGGGGTGGAGGAACCACCCGGCTGCGAGGGCGTGGGAGGGGCACGAGTGTGCGCTTGCGGTGTACTGCAACGCGATGATACGTGAATGGATCAATAGGGGCTACAGGAACAGGATGGAGTTTCTTCCGCATGGGGAGAGTCCGGAGTTTCCGTGGTGGTGGGGGTGGATGCCGGTACACATGTCTCATCGCGCTGCACTGAATAGAAAGTTGAGTTCGTATTACAAGTATGAGGTGGGGGAGTACGCAGATTGGGGCTATGTGTGGCCTTCTGAGGTGTCACCGGAATTAAGGTGCATACCGGATCCGTCTCCAGAGTCTTTAAAAATAAAGTTGTGTGAACGGGGGTTTGAAAAAAAACCGAAGGAGGGCATCAGTTTAAAAGCGAGCGGCACTACCAAGAGAGAGATGGCTTCGTACGGGCGCCAGTTCGAGC